CAACCACACGGTGTGCCCGACTACTGATCGTTGGTTACGTATGCTAAGAATAGTCTCAATTTGAGTAGACACTGATAATCTCGCAACCGGTAATCTATTATATGTAAATTTGGCGGAGCGAATATATAATTAATAAGTTAATATTGTACAAGTTAGCCAATATGGATAGAAGCTTTATGCAGCGTCCAATGTTTAATGTCTGCGAACCGTTTTTGGACGTTTACGTCGTACAGTTGAACGTAGAAATGAAGGATATGCTACTAGACGTATTAGACCAATGTGGTGTATTAGAGAAAGAACTATATGCTTTTAAAAGGTCGTTGCAAAACCCAACTGCCAGTCGTGAACTCCGCACTCAAAAAAAACGCAGAGAATCTAACGAAGAACGTAACGACGATTGGTCTACGTGAGCACTTCGAAAGAATAAGCTTGATCCGTGGCGTCCTACGTATGGATTTGAACTTCTACACCAATCAGTCTCCGATCTCGGACGAAACACTCCTTAATCATCGGTTTTGTGATACTGACTTTAAAATAGACAGAAACGCTACAGAGCATGCTATATTCACAGCGCAAGGCGAAAAGATCGCCTTCCTGAAATATAACATCTACCGAAAGCAATTGAGAGAAGCATTATTTAGGGAGGACATAGATTTCGTAGAATTATCCACGCTCAAGCACACCTACGACGATCTTAGGCATATGATAGCTTCCTGCTATGCGAGTCTTGCACATTTCGCCACTACCAAATACGAAAGCCAACGTACCAGGAACGCCACATATGAAGATGAATACGAGATGTGCTGCTTAACATTGATGCGGTCGATCGATCTTTATAACCCCGCCCTCGGATTTAGATTTTCCACCTACGTAATGAAAGGGATGTTGACGAACCTTTATAGCAAAGTCCATAGCAATAGATCTAACATCATGAAAGTCTGGAATAAGACCTCTTCCTGGGATTGCGAATATGGTCAAGAGACTAACATTTCAGATTATGACTGGCGCAAAATAGATCTCAAAGCAGATTGCAAAGACCTCGTAAATTATGGATTCAAGAATCTAACGCCAAATCAGCAGCATGTTGTAATATACCGCTTCGGCTTAGGGGTGACGCCTAGGACGTTGGAAGAGATCTCACAGCAATTAGGCGTTACTAGGGAACGAGTTAGGCAAATCGAAAGCAAGGCAATCAGAACGTTGCAATTGACATGTGAAAAATTCAGGGAGGCGATCCATGATTGATGAACTGCAGGCGCTACGCCAATCCATACATCACAATTTAGTCACATTGGACGAATTAATTCGACGGTTAGAAGCACCCATCAAGCCGACCATTATTGCGCCGGAATCAGCATGGCCTGATCTTCTAGATCCCGAGTGGCCAGCTGCTTGGCCCCAACATCTTATTTCTGATTGTCATACTCTACAAGAGAAGACTTATCGAGCCATACAGATTGCGTCTAGCTACGATATAGCTCTGCTAAAAGATTGTAGGATCTTAGACTTTGGCTGCGGAGATGGTCTAGTAGCAAATGAATTAGTTAAGCGCGGAGCGTCTGCCGTATGTGCCTATGACATTGCACCTGATAAAGCTTGGGACGGCATCGATAATTCCAAGATCACATTTATCACCGATCTAGAATCAGTGCTAGTTAACGCTCCGTATAACACGATTATCTTGCACGACGTTATCGATCATGTGCCGTCAAGCACTTTGGAGCCAGCATTAAAACAAATTTTGGACGTATGCGCTAACGACGTTCGATTAATAATCACAGCTCATCCATTTACTAGTCGCCATGGTGGCCATGTATACGATGCCAAAAATTTGGCTTACCTACAACTGTTGTATAGTGAAGACGAGCTTGCATCTAAACAAATCAGGTGCCCATACAACAACCGCTGGTCTAGGCCGCAAGCAGCTTACGAGAACGTGTTTAAGCGCCTAGGCTTAAACATCATGCGCAAAGAGGTAGATGTAGACCAGTTAGAGCCTTGGATTGTGAATAGGTTACTACCAATTATTGTTAAGCGAATCTATGATAACCAGATCTCTATGGATCAAGCAGAGAAAATCTTATCAGTATCATGGGTCCAATATCTATTGGGCGCTGGAGCTAAAAATGAATAATTCTTTCAACGTGCTAATCTTAAAATTATTCGAAGCAAGGCAAATAGCGCACCTTGCACACTTTGCTACCAAGTCATTTTCTAAACACGAGGCTCTAGATGTCTTTTACACACAATTGCTACCGCTGATTGATGAATTAGTAGAAGTGTACCAAGGCGAATTTGGCTTGATCGAACTTGCTAGCATCTCACCAGCGCAATTGTCGCAAGAGATGACTCCGTACTTGCGACAATTGGCTAAGCAATTGAAATCAGCCAATCAGAACTTATCTGGCTCTTATTCTTACTACGCTAATATTATCGATGAAATAACGGCTTTAGTCTACCGGACGGTTTATAAATTAGAAAACCTTGGCTAATGTTACAGCTAACCAACTCGATTTACAGCTTAGCGATAAAGAAGCGCCTAGACGCATTGTATACCAGTGATGTTACCACTCAGGCCGCATTTGACTTTATTAAAAGACATATTCCAGATGGCTTTGCAATATTTCCACTATCTTGCGAGGACTTTGTAATATACGATAGTGGAAATGGCAAGGCGTCAAGCGTATTAATCACGGCATCTGATCTTGATAGGCCAGATTTCGATAGTTGGATAATAGCTTATATGCTTGATGCTGCCTCCTCGTCATCATCTAGATAGTCAAAATACTCGTTCTCATCATCTTCGTCGTCGTCATCATCATCTTCGTCATCATCTTCGTCGTCATCATCTTCGTCGTCATCATCATCTTCGTCATCATCTTCGTCGTCATCGTCATAATCTTCGTCATCGTCCTCATCTTCATCTTCATCATCTTCTTCTTCATCGTCGTAGTCGTCCTCATCATCAAGATCGTCGCTGTCACCGAATCCATCTAGATCGTCGTCATCGATGTCAATATTACAAACAGCGATGTCTGACCATTTGGTGCAGCACGGGTCAATTATAGAGTAGCTAATTTGGAACGCATCATAAACCATATTAGTCTCCACTTAGGGGTCACTATGTTATCTTTACTGCTAGTCGAAGATACTGGAGAGAAGCTAGGTAAAATTAATCTCTATAAAACAGAGCCTTTCGATTTTACCTCTACGCAAATCCAAAATATTAGAGCCGCATCCGCAAGGCTTTTTGCGCAATCAAATGGCGTGTACGAATGGATTTTAACTGACCAGCCCGGTACGGTAAATCCAAGTGTAACCACTACCACCACGACAGTTAAGCCTAAGCTTTAGACTTTGCGGTATTGAGTGAGGACTTCGAATTTTCCAATCTCGTATTCGACCAGCTCGTAGTCGCCGAAAATATTCGGAGCCTCTTCCTTCATTACTAATAAGATAGCAATAGCTAAAGTCCGTATCTCATCATCAGCATGACGAGTTCCACGTAGCTCTATGAAATGCCTTAAAGCTCGCGCATTAGCAGTAACAAAAATCTTCGTCTCAGTAGCATTTGGCAATACACTGCGTGCAGCCTGCCTTGCTTGCTTCCTCCTTGATGTCCTATCGGTTACGTGCGCAAGTTTAGCATTTAACTTTTCAGCTAATTCGCAATAACCATCATGAGCAGCTTGCACAGTTTTTAACCAAATCTCGTGTAGCTCTGGGTCCGCTGCTATAATCTCCGGCTCCACGTATTCAGCTACCGATTCGTCAACGTACCTCTGGCTTAATTGGCTGTATCCGAATCCAGCTCGGTGACGTACCAGTTCATGGGTAAGGCTTCTGCTTATGTCTGTGATTACAAGATTCCACATGCCGTGCTCAAGCACGCTACCGTGGCCCACCTCTAATATGTGACTAAGATATGCTTTGTTGCCACCTGGCCTAGGTTTTGCGAAGCTCATATAGCAGATGCGTCCGGCCATCTCGGTTAGCAATTCTGCGGGCTCATTGGTATCAGACTCCCACTGTACTTCATGATCGTCTAGGAATTGCTTGATCTCATCCTGGTCGCACATTTGTCGACCAACCACATACACAGAAGGTTGGCTAGCCACCTTAATCATCGTATCCCCCCAATTCTGTAGATAACTGAACCATTTAAATTAAATACAGTCAGAAACAAATGTCAGATAAGCAGTTATTTTTCACAGCTTCAACTGGCACGAAATTAAGATTTCCAAATTATTGGCGAATGTTTCTAAAGAGCCTCAAAGTAGCCCTTGATAACACGTCCTTCAAAGTACATCTTGTATTCGATGGAAACACGCTGCTAGACGATATCCCGAAAGATGTGAACGTCATCCGATACCAACACAGGATGCTACATCGATTCGAACGCAGTCCGAGAAATAACCATTTAAAATGGCTCGACACCTGTCGTAGCACCTACCTTAAAACTGAAATTCCGTTTATAGCTCATAACCTTGGGTTTAGCAATAATGTGCTGTACGCCGACATCGATTGCTTTTTGTTACAAGACTTTGTTATAGGATATACAGGAAAACCGTTTTGGGCTGGGTCGGCCAAAAACACCGACAAGACACATTTCTGTCCAGGGTTAATGATATATCATGTGGGCAAGATGCTAGAGTTTGACATTGAAATCTTAGACCATATAGACAAGCACCTTGAAGGCAATAATTCGTTTGACTTCGATGATCTGAATGCGATATTTCCGTTAGGATCGTACGGATTGTTGCCGCTAGAATATAACTGGAAGCCCGTGTGGGGAATCGATGCTAATATTAAAGTGTTGCATTTCGCAGGCGCTAAGCCTAATTCGATCGAAGATAAGACAAGATTGCCGTTTGTTAGGCACTTGATAGACCCTAACCCAACCGCATTCAATTACTATAGCGATTGGTTCGAAACACTTTAAAACTGCGACGTTATACTGGCAGTGCGCTTACTGGTCCTGTGGGTGCTGACCGTGCTTCTGGTGGTGCTTGTTCTGCTGGTGGTAATGGCACTGGTTTTGAGTAGAATTGTGATAATATCTCATACTTGAAGTCGTCAGCTACTTTGCTCAATAATACAGAGCAATCGAATGCCTGGCCTCGGAAAAAGATATTAGGTCTTGGGCTAGCGAAGTTTTTAGAAATTAGGACGGTTAGATCGAAACCGTATTTTTCTAGAAGCGGACCTGCTTCTTTGAGGAATTCCTGGAATTTCTCATTCTGTTTTTGGATTTCAATTTCGGGGCTTTCTGCCATGAGAACTTCTCCGTTATCTGAAAGTCAAGAGATCCACGAATTATTTACATTGATGCAGGCTGTTTATGCATCTGAAAGAATAATCATCAGACAGCAACCTGACACACCTTTCGAAAAATCATATGCATATCGGTACGTTAAGTCTCTTAATGATAGACTTAAATCTTGGGAATTTAATAAAGCGCAAACCGAATACTTCATTAAATTCGTAATAAGGTATGTGAAAAACAAAAAAATCGGCATTAAGGGTTTCAGTGTGTTCCATCAGAAGAATCTCCTAGAATCATGTCTTAAACAAGTGTTGACTGATTTAGAATCATTTAAGCGGTTTAGGAAGAATTATGCTTTACTGATGAAATGGCTTCGGGAGCAAGCTAGAGATACTGACTTAAAAACTATATTACTTAAGCGCGTTAATGGTCTTTCAAATCTGCTCTTGTGGTACAAATCGAGTAGAATAACTGACGATATGCTAGCCGTATCGAAAGAGTTAATGGAATCACTTGATGGTTTGCCGCCAGCTGAACGTCAGTTACTGCCAAGCAATGTTCAGTTATTTCTTCTTCGTGGTAGATTAAAAGAACTCTCAAACGTATAGGAGTGGCTATGTTAGGTGTGTCAAAAGCGATCAACCCACGCGATTATTTTAGCCTTGATGTAAAATTCCTTAAGCAATACGAGGCTAAAAAGCCTAACTTCGGATTCAATGGATTGGGTGAACTTGTATTTTTCAGGACTTATTCTCGCCTTAAACCAGATGGGTCGAAAGAATCATTCTTTGATTGCATCAAGCGTGTTGTAGAAGGATGCTACGAAATACAACGGCGCCATTGCGTTTCTTTGCACATCCCATGGAACTTTAAAAAAGCGCAAGAAAGCGCCCAAGAGATGTTTCAGAGGATGTGGGACTTCAAATTCTTACCTCCTGGCCGCGGACTTTGGATGATGGGCACGGACTTCATGTGGTCTAGACTTGGCGCCGCATTGAATAATTGCTTCGATGGCAAGACAGAGATCATTACTAGAGATGGTGTTAAACAAATCGGATTGCTGGTAGGCACCGAACAGGAGTTGTTGACTACTGGTGGTAAATGGGTGAAAGCACCAATTAAATCATTTGGTGTACAGGAATTATATAAACTGACGCTAGAGCGGGCTGGCGTCCAGAAGATTATCTATACTACTGCGGGCCATCGTTGGTTCGCTAAAGATTTACGTAAAACGCAAACTGTCGCTATTGAAGATACGTCTGGTGTAATTGTTAAAAAGCGACAGCATATTGGCTATAAAGAAGTAACAACAGTCAACCTGACTGAGCATCATATGATGCAATCTGTGTATGGCAGTGGTGTCAATGGCAACGTCAGACCTAGTGCTTTTGGTGTTGCGCATGGCATTGCCTATGGTGATGGCACAACTGGTCAAGATTCTGAATCGTGTGGCACTTATCTCTATCTGTGTGAGCATAAAAATGAGGAATTATTAGAATATTTCCCCAATTGCCCTACTTCGTTCGATAAGGAAAAGGGCGTTGAAGGGGCAGTTAGAGTAGCTGACTTGCCTAGATTTTTCAGGCGGAAACCGTCTCTACGTGAATCTAAGAGCTATTTATATGGATGGTTGGCTGGATATTTTGCAGCTGACGGCACCATCAACACTAAGGGCAATCAGATATACATAGCTAGTAGCGAATACGATAACATGTTATTAGTGCGTGATGTTTGTGCTGTTCTTGGCATAGGCACAAATTCAATAGTCCAGACTACGCAAACAGTTACCCATGATGGCATCAAGAAAAAATTCATAGGATATAAAATTGGTATTATGCCGATCCATCTTAATGAAGACTTCTTTTTGCTTTCTGAGCATAAGAAGCGGTTTTTAGATCATCGTAGCCATCGCGATAGGCCATTATACAAGTGGCATGTTAAGTCTGTTGAACAGACTGGTGAATTTGCCGAAGTTTATTGTCCGCAAGTCCCAGATACACAGGCTTTTGCACTTGCAGATAACATATTAACTGGCAATTGTGCATTTATCAGCACTGATGATACCATAGAAGCCGATCCAGCAGAGCCATTCTGTTTTTTGATGGATATGGCGATGCTAGGTGTTGGAGTGGGTTTCGATACTAAAGGTAAAGACAGGATCGCTATAAAGAATCCATCTGCTAAAACCGTGGGATATCAAATAGAAGACTCACGTGAAGGTTGGGTAGAGTCATTAAGGATGCTATTGCATTCTTACACGCTTAAGTATAAAGATGGTAAAGTAAAATTCGATTATTCGCTGATTAGACCAAAAGGTAGCCCAATCAATGGATTCGGTGGCACTGCAGCTGGTTCTGGGATCTTGGTGGAGCTGCACAACGCAGTTATCGCATTATTAGATAGCCGAGTCGGTAAAAAACTATCTAGCGTCGATATTACCGACATCATGAACATCATTGGTAAATGTGTTGTTGCTGGCAATGTTAGGCGTTGTTTGCCTAAAGGCACATTGGTCCACTTAAAAAGAGGTTTAACACCAATCGAACAGGTGAGGGTTGGCGATTTAGTGTTAACAGCTGATGGATATTATCCAGTCATTGAGAATGTTAAACAGGGCGTTCAGCGGGTTGTTACTATTAAAAATCAGATGGGTAAGTTCAGATGTACTGATCGACACCGCATTGCTATTATGTCTGGTGTTGGAAAATATGAGTGGAAGCGCGCCAAAGAACTAGTTAAAGATGATAGGATGGTGTTTGTAGATGCGATAATTCCAGGCGTCACAACTGCACTGCCTAGCGACACCGATGCGTCAACACGCGGTAACCAAATGATCGTGCCTAATCTAACAACCGATGTGGCGTGGTTTATTGGCGCTATCCATGGTGATGGTTATGTGTATGATGGACGAGCATACAAAGGTCGTAAACACCACGGTTCGTCTGTCTCCATCTCTGTGAATAGAGATGAATACCATGATGGGATGATCGAAAAAATAAGTACTGGCTTCGCAATGTTTGGATTTACTGCTAGAGAGCAGTCAAGCCATGATAATAGCCACAAATTACGAGTGACGTCACGAAAATTAGCGTCGTATTTTCACAAAAATTTAAAGACTGCTAAGACACCTCTAGACGTGCCAGAATTCATTTTGTGTGGTATGCCAGAGATCAGAGCTGCATATTTGGCTGGACTGCTAGATACGGATGGATCTACCAAAAATAGACCTACTGTATTACTGGCCAGCGTTTATGCCAAATTCATTAAGCAAGTGCAAGCGGTGTATTCAAGCCTTGGAATACCTACAAAGTGTGTGCTTAGAGCTGAAGAAGATGGCACTAACCAAGCTAAATGGGAATTACATTTGGTTGGTGAAATGGCGATTTCAAAGTTCAATGAACTTGTTCAACAATATGCTGTTAAGCAATTGCGTGTAATGACTGGATATAGTGGCCATGACTATGGATTTCCTTCAGCATGGGTTGACAAGAGCACCATCGATTATGGTCGTTCATGGAGTCCGCAGCAAGCACAAATGTCATATAACAGAGCATGTCTATGTGATGCAGAGACAAATGATTTAGTGCCTATAGCTGTAGAAGCTGTAATTGATGAAAGCATCGAAGTCGAGACTTATGATCTATCGGTCCCAGGCAGGAATGAATTCGTTGCTGAGGGCATGCTTGTGCATAACACAGCGGAAATCGCCTTTGGTAGCCCAGATGACACCGAATATAGCAACATGAAGAATGTCACCGCTGGCTTAACTGAAACTGAACGAAATGAATTCTTCAATGTCACAAATGGTCTGTATAGCAAATCTCGTAGCCATGCTACTATCGATGATTTCACGGGAACTACTATCTCAGCCGATAAATTAAACAGAGCTATAGAGACCTGGAACGCGCTTAACAGCTACAGATGGGCATCCAACAATAGCGTGTCCGCTGAAGTTGGTATGGATTATTCGAAATTCGGTGAGCAGATTGCTGCCAATGGCGAACCAGGGTTTATCTGGCTCCAAAATATGCGAGATTATGGCCGCATGAAAGATGGGCATACTCCTGGTATTGATGGGCGAGTTGCCGGAAGCAACCCTTGCGTCGAGCAATCGCTAGAATCTTCTGAGTTATGTTGCTTGGTTGAGACATTCCCAGCCAGACATGATGATGCAGCGGATTTCATGCGCACATTGAAATTCGCATACCTGTATGCTAAAACCGTTACCTTGCTGCCTACCCATAATGTCCGCACCAATCAAGTGATGTTACGTAATCGTCGCATAGGCCTATCACAATCAGGTATAGTGCAAGCTTTTGCTAAATTCGGTAGACGTGCTGTTTTGAGGGATTTTTGTGACGCAGGTTATAGTGAGATCGATAGTTGGGACATGATCTATTCAGAATGGTTATGTGTGCCTAAGAGCATCAAGAAGACCAGCATCAAGCCTAGTGGTTCGGTGTCGCTCTTAGCTGGAGCCACACCTGGCATCCACTACCCAGAAGCTACAACTTATTGGAGAACTGTACGTGTAGCCAAGGATAACATACTTGTTAAGATCCTCCAAAAGGCAGGATATAGGGTAGAACCTAGTGTGACTGATAGTCGTACTATGGTAGTATATTTCGCTATCAGCGATAGATCTGTTAAAGCGGTAAATGAGGTGAGTATGCTGGAGCAACTGGAAAATTGTGCTGCTTACCAACATTATTGGGCAGATAATCAAGTTAGTTGCACAGTTAAGTTTAAGAAGCATGAAGCTAAAGACATCGCTTCAGCTCTAGAATTATATGAAGACCAACTGAAGGGCATTAGCTTCTTGCCTTATTTCGAACACAACTATCCACAAGCACCATATATCCCTTGTGCGCCACAGGAGGTCGATGAATATAATAGTAGCATTAAAGAAGTGGACTATACTGATTACATAATGGAAGCTGCTGGTAGCAACTATTGCGAAAATGACACGTGTGAATTGAAGACTGAAACAGCGGCCCAATAATGAAGGTATGGCCCCCCTGCTGCTCTGCAGGGGGGCCATTGTATTGATGTAATATGAGATTTACGGAAGCTGAAACATACGACTTATATGTAGCATATCTAGAACCTATGTTACGTGAACAATACGGCCATCAATGCTTTAGTTACCAATACGACTTCAGTGGCGCCTATGTTTTGTTTCCGTATTTCGACATATCATTCGACGCAATCGACTTCGCAAGCCCGGAGGCAAGCTTAGCTTCCATCAGGTATAAAGAAGAAATAGCGTCAATCCTCTACATCTAAACATTAAGCGAAAGAACAATGGAAACAATCCAGTCTAAACTCGACATCCAATCTATCTTGCAAAAGTTAGATGAAAAACAGAATGAACCAGTGGACATGGTGATTACTACAAATGAAGGGGAGTCATTTTACTTTTCAGCCAAGCTTGATATAATGTTCGGCAGAAAGGCCACAGAGGAGCTTGAGTCTAGGTATTTAATAGTGGAGATCATAGGCGACGGAACATATACTCAAAACGTGGAATAGAGTCAAATGCGGGCTATCATCGTCGATAACAAATGGGTTTATTTCGACAACGTAACCGTGTCAGAAGAAGAGATCTTGTGGAATGAGTTCAGCGTCTCCAGACCGAATGCTTACATTGATCCTAACCAGATGTCTCAATGGGATGGGGTATTTCGTAAGTATAATAGGGCTAAGAAAAGGGTCGCATTTCCGTTTCTGGGTAAAGTGAAAAAGCTTGCGGCGAAGCATGGCTTTCCGTTAGACATTGACGACCAGAGGAATTTAGAACGCAAGCTGTTCAAGATCGGTCATGACCATTTACCTGGGATTAAGCTAGAGCAGTACCAAATCGAAGCGACGGAAGCCGCGCTGAATGCAGAATGTGGCGTAATCAACGTACCAACCGGTGGTGGCAAAGGTGAATTGGTTTGCGCTATCGTCAAAGCGCTAGATTGTGCTACTGTCATTTTGGCCGACCAAACGATCGTAGTTGATCAATTGAAAGCACGGCTAGAACTACGTGAGGTATCGGACACCGTTGGTATGTTCTATGCAGGTAAGAGGCCAAACGGAGAGACAGTAGTCGTTGGATCTATCCAATCTCTAACAAAGGTAAGCAAACCTCCTCAGCCGCCGTCAAAAGCTCATTGCGAGGATGAAGATGAATATAATCGCAAGGTTAAGCAATGGGAAAGATCTTATAAAGGATTTAAGACTCGGCAAAAAACCGCTAAATCGTTGCTTCAATATGTTGAAAATGCAGACTGCCTAATAGTAGATGAGGCAGATAGAGCAGTTAGTGACCCATGGAAAGTTTTATTCAGGTCGCACTTCAAGGGGAGCAGACGCTATGGGTTTAGCGGAACTCCGACCGATCCGGCTAAGCCCGTAGAAGCTATGGTTCTTGAAGAACATCTAGGCCCTATAATCTATACAGCGGAACGCAAGAAGTTGACTGAATTGGGACGAATTATACCATGCAAATACTATAGCATGTGTTTTGGCTTAGATGGAAGCATTAAGAACAGTACCACTTACGATCAAGCTTATAATGAATTCATGGTGGAAAATAACGCTTTTCATAATGACATCTTGAAGTTAACGACAGCGATCCTAAAACGTAACAGCACAGATGGAGTGTTAATTTTAGTGGAGCGCGAGGCTTTAGGCAACAACTTATTAGCATTGTTTAAAGCCAATGAAATTGACACAGAGTTTATCTTCGGTAAAACTAACCACAAGCAACGGAAGATAGCGCTCAGCAGATTTGAGCAACGTGAGATCAGGGTTATTATAGGCGGTAAAATACTGAATCGTGGCCTAGACTTAAAAGGCGGTACTGAACACTTGATATTAGCTACTGGAGGTAAGCTAGCCACGGATTTCATTCAAAAGGTCGGCCGTGCGGTTCGACTTAATTCGGTAGGCAGCAGCAAAATCTACGATTTTTATTTCCGGTGTAATAAATACCTATATCAACATTCAAAAGCTCGATTAAAAGCTATTGTTGACATGGGTTACGAATCAATAGTTGCATTTCCTGGTGGTACGATCGATGGAAGCGAACTCATCAGAAGAAGATTCAGTTTTAAATTTAAGTCCAAGTCCAAGTGAAGTACCGATGCGACGTCACTATTTCAAAAACGAAATAGTGGAGTGGGAGCTAACTCAATACTTGTGGACAGGTTGTACTAGCGTAGTTCTCAGAGATAGAATCATGGCTAATGCGTCTGAATTGATCAGACAGGTCATTAGGAAGCAAGGACTACATCAGATATATCCTGGTCAAGACGATAGCAGCTTCGGTGATCTGTTAACCACTGGCTGGATGCAGATAGAAAAAACACTGTATAAATACAGAGCTAGGCCTCACTGTCGTAAGTGTTTCCATCTTGACCGGCCAAATGATAGTATAATCTATGATCCGGGCACTAAAGAGTATGGTATAAAGACGCTCTATCAGGTCTTCAAGGAATTCAAGCGTTGTAAGAAGTGTAGCACCAGGCTACATTACGAACCTATTATTGAACCAGTGCAAGGCTTATTCGGCGGGTCTGACACAATACTATTTCGCGGGATGAGCAAAGTCTTTAATATGTGGAGTCAGATATCAAGGACGGTGATCTTAGCTTACATTAAGAAAGAAGGGCGTGATCGTAAAAACTCTCACTCTTATATCAATCACCTTAATAATAAATCCAAGCCATTAAATGATGTGTTGTTTCGGTTCGTGCAGGAAGCCCGTCAGGTTTGCATGTATAACAAGGAATATCTTGCTATTATCGATGCGCTTGAATATCTGGTCTTACATGATTTTAAACCATATGATGGTTTAATTGGTAAGTTGATGGAGCGTTCTAAATTAAACCGAGCAACCGTCGCTGGTTTTCTAAGATTTGTGAAGTTAAACAGCTTCGATTTTACTGATTCGCCAATCAATAGGACTATTAAAGACTTTAAGCTGGATCGGCGTGGGGATGCTAAAGACGCTGAAGATGAATCATAGAAAATATACAGTGGTAAGGAGTGCTCCCATGTCAGATCACTGGATTGAGTCGAAAATAGACACTGGCAAGTGTACAACTAGCGACATTGACGCTTTAATCTCTGAATCTTTAGAGAAAGCGATCAAGGACCGCATTAATAGCAGAACGGTTGTTTCAGCGCCAGAGACCAACCATAAAGATAATGCTACTGGCCACAATGCTTTAAGCACTGGCGGAATTGCCGTTGGTCGACGGATTTTGCCGTCTCGTAAGCCGATCCACAAAATGTCGCATGGCAGATCGAAGCATGCACACGATAAGAGCACCAAGACTCAACGTGAGAATGCAGCGAAAGCACGTGGAGAGAGCATGGGTTCTAGGCGTATCAAAATACCTCTTATGTGCGCTATAGAATCGATTAAAGCGATTCGTAAAACTGGTAACATGCGCCTATTGCACGAAATGGCGCAGGAAGAGCCGATAGCCCAGATATTAAGAGAGCTAGCAGTAAGTGAAAACGATAATTATTATTTGAAGGCCGTTTTTGGCAACGAACATTTCGGTGACTGATGTCTGACCCAGAAAATTTAGATGATCTAATTAATGAGTTAAAATCGCCCGGTTTGGTTAGCAAACCAATCGAAGAACCGCTTCGTCAGTTGGATAACAGACCTACTGTCGAAATAATGGGTTCAGCTCAAGCTGCACAAGCTCCTGTCGATGTTAAGAAATATTTAGATCAATTAGATCTCGTAACAGATGAAGTGCTTCAATCATGTAGATCTGACCGACAGGAAGCACAAGATACCATTAACTTGATTCGCGAAGAGATCGCAAAAGACATTGCACGTGGCCAATCACCCGGCAGATTGCTAGAATCATTGGTCACTGCTGTGGAAGTGAAGTCGGGCATTAATGGTACCGCCGTGAAAATGTTAGAGACTGCTGCTAAGACGCTAGCTGCCACCAAGGCTACATTAAATGTCAATAATATAAGTGTCAGTGGTAATAACGCAGCCAACATGGTCGATGCAGATCTGACCAAGCTTCTAGCTGACACGCAGGAGTTTCAGTATTAAGACTTCATCGACGCAGCGTGAAGTGATCAAACGATGTCGAGATTCATGCTTATGGTTTCTGAATGCATTTGGTAAGATAAAGCATCCTTCAGCTGGCATGTTACCTTTTACTCCATTTAAATATCAGCAGAGAGCTATACAGTCATTCCGAGAGAAAAAATTAAATATCTTTAGAAAATGTCGTCAGGCTGGAATCAGTAAGATAAGCGGAGCATTTGCGCTCTGGTTTGCAATGTTTAATAATTATAAAACCATATTGATTGTCTCAAGGAAAAACGACGATGCTATGAGCTTCCTGAGGGAGCATGTAGTCTTTCTGTATGAAAACTTACCAGAGTGGATGCAAGAGCTTTGGAAGCCTATAAAATTAAATGAACACGAAATCATATTCCCTAATAATAGCAAGATAACGAGCTTAACCAGCCATCCGGAAGTATTGAGATCACACGCATCATCGTTAAACATCATTGACGAAGCGGCGTTTATTCAAGGCATGGATGTAATGTGGGCTGCAGGCTGGCCTACGTTGCAACATGGTGGCCGTGTCATATGCATTAGCACCACCGCTGGTGTAGGCGGGTGGTACTGGTCCACATGGACGGACGCAGAACAACGCATAAATGGATGGAACCCCATTAATATTAATTGGTGGGATATGGACTGGGCTATAGAATATAAAGACCAATTGTCAAACGATTTTAAGAGGATAGCGCCAACCGATAATCTTGTCAACTGCGATAACCAATTAATCGACGTTTCACAGTTTGGCAGGTTAAAGTTAGACCCCATGAAATATGGCCCCAAGTGGAGCCCCTGGCTAGAAGACCAATATAGAGCGCTACAAGAGCAAGGTGAGGGGTGGAAGTTCGAGCAGGAAATATTAGCTCATTTTGTAGGCAGTGGCGGTACCGTCTTGGACAAAAGCGTGCTATCTTATATGGGTGACTGCGTCCAGAAGCCAGATGAGAAGGTCAAGGGGATACAGGTTTATGTAAATCCAGCGAGTAATGAAGAAGAAGATATGGATTTCGAATTTGACTCAGAAGATGAAGGATTTTGGATTTGGAAAAAGCCGGTCCTTACTATACCGGAGCGTAGACGCAGTGGGATATTGTTAAATCCGACTATCCCAGCTCACAGTTACGTTATGGGCGTGGATATGGCGACGGGTAAGGGCCGTGACTACAGTGCGATAGAAATCTTCGATGTCGATACTAGGGAGCAAGTGGCAGAGTTCATGGCTAGAGTGCTGCCCAGAGAATTCGTAAAATATATCGATCGTATAGGCAGATACTTCAATTGCGCGTTAGCTGTGGTGGAACGGAATAACGGGGGCGATATAATCATCGATCAGCTCAGATATGACATACAATATCCGCGGTTGTGGCGGCGTAAGGATCTAAATGATAAGCCTACACCTGGTGGAGCTAGTCGTAAGCGCCAAAAAGCAATGAAGGTAGCCGCTTACGGTTTTGCTACTACAGGGAGCAGCAAAGCGTCACTCAATAAATTATTGATGGATCACTTCCGCACCAATGGTGAGGAGGGATATACGATTTATTCCGAGCGATTATATAAACAATTTCAAACGTATGTTCGTAAACGTGATAGAATGGGCAGAGATACTATGAGAACAGAGGCTGAAGAAGGTTCAGGTAATCACGACGACTTGGTTATTGCGACCGCTTTGGCTATGGTAGGTCTTGCTGATGCTGGTTTCTCAGATAGCTCAGGCTTGATGCCTGTGAATGGCGGTTTGGATTTTAAGAGCCCACTAGGGTCTATTATACAAAAAGATGTGTCTAAGGCGGCTTTGCAGAAAAGCATCCTCGAATCCGGAATGGGTGTAATGATGCCGATGGCTTTGGCTCCCACTGATTTCCCTGATATAGCAGCGTCTCGCGCTATTGATGCCTTCACGCTGCAGCTAGGTGCTATTCCGATCTCACAAGGTCGACCAGTAATTACTCCACCCAAATATTTTAAAAGAGATGAATAAATGTTGATTCAGCTAATGCAGCATTAAACTATCATAGATATTTGAAGCTAAATTGAATCGAGTTAGATCAGAATGCCACTATAGCCCATGATGTTAAGCAATTGCCATCATGGATATTAAACCATTTCTTATTAAATTTCACGAGCGATTCTTTTAATTCTCCTAAAACAGGGCAGTTATAGATGATTTTTCGAGGTTCAAAGCCTTTAACTAGAACGTAATGACCATCTATTAAGCATATAATTGGTAATTTTCGAGCTACGAAATATTTTAATAGATGTATAGTCATGTTGCCTGCTACGACTTGTAAACCTTTTTCTCTTAAGAAGCTTTCGATGGTTCGAATTTGGACTCCATCAACGGCATTGGCGAGAGAGCCGTGCCTACGGACTTTGTGGTAATTAAGTAGCATTTGCAAGCATGCTACGCCACAATCAGAATCGCCATTTTGGTATATCGGTGATATGTCCATGAGGGGCTCCTGTTACAGTATTTTCCCTCGGTGGCGAGTATCTGTAGATAAGTTGCTGGGCCAGATGCGCATTTAATAAATGTTAGCCCAATCTATGTGTTACATTTTATTAAAGATAAAATTATAGGAGTTAATCGATGCCTAGCAATTGGTTGGTATTTGACCGCATCAGGGCTTTAACTAAAAATTTCAACATCTATCCTGTAGAACGGATTTTTAGTAATCAAAGCAATCTTGATAAATTGACAGCTGGCGGAGAATTCTTAGACTTTAACCAGTCTGCTGCTATTCTCGATCAGACTAACCTGCAAATTAATCGGCTGGAGAGATATAAAGACTACGAACAGATGGATCAGACTGGCGAGATCAGCCTGGCGCTGGACTTATATGCGGACGAAGCAAGTTTGGTAGACCCAGAAGTCAAGCATACTTTGGTCATCAAGGCTAAAACACGACGAATAAAGAAGGAATTAGAAGAGCTATTTTACAATGTACTTCATTGGGACAACCAACTTCGGCCCACTGTAAGATATCTCTGTAAGTATGGCGATTTGCCATTCGAAGTGATTCTAGATGCGAATCGCACTGGTGTAACTGCATTAAAATACATGTCAGTTTATAATTTTACGAGAATAGAGACCAGGTATGGTGACTTAGTAGGCTTCTTTTATAGCGATCCTTTGTGGAGCAAGCCGATGTTCCTGCATCCTTGGCAAGTGATGCACCTCAGGCTATCTAGCTTCGAAAACATTTTTGCACCCTATGGCCGATCAATTTTAGATGGCGGTCGTAAAGCATTTAAACAATTGCGCTTGATGGAAGACGCAGCGTTGATTTATAGAATCACTCGTGCTCCTGAAAAACGTAAATTCACCATTCCTGTTGGCAATATACCCCCCAAAGAGGTGCCTGAATATTTGCAGATGATAGCTCGTAATTTCAAACGTCAGAGGTTCTATAATCCAACTACTGGTTCGTTCGATGAACGATATAGCCCATTGATTCAAGAAGACGATTTTTTCTTACCTAGGCGAGCCGATGGATCCGGTCCTGATGTGGAGACCTTGCCTGGTGGCGAGAATATGGACAAGATCCAGGATATCGAGTACTTTAAGAAGAAGATGATTGCGCCGATGAAGATCCCATTTGCAAGGGTTGGTATCGGTGAGGGTGCTGGTGAAGCTAACGAGAAAAGCCTGTCACAAAGTAGCAGTGAATTCGCTAAGTCGGTACAGTGGATTCAGCGAGAAGTGTCCGCCGGATTAACGAAGGTGGCCATTGTACATTTAGCGTTAAGAGGTTTCGGAGCTGACGATTTAAAAGGCTTTACTATAAATTGTACCGCTAATAGTGCGATGGAAGAACTTTATCGCATAGAGACGTGGGCAACTCGCGTTAACGTTATGAGCGACATCAAGGGGCTCGGCTGGTTTCCTAAAGACTGGATCGTCACGCATTTTACTGATCTGTCTCCCGATGAGATCCAAGAGATAGATGAATATGCTGCCAATGAGGAAGAAGGTGGTGGTGGAGGTGGCGGCGGCGGTAGCGGCGGTGGTAGCAGTATACTAGGAGACATGGGTGCTGGACTTGACATTGGTGGTGGAGATGAAGGTGGAGGAGATGGCGGTTTAGGTGATTTGGATCTTGGCGGTGCACCTGGGGCTGGCCCGGAAGACGCAGGAGCTGAGGCTGCTGGCGGTGAAACGCCGGATGTCGGCGGTGATGCTGCTGCTGCGGCGGCGCCACCTGAGCCAATGGAAGGTCGGATCAGGGGTTACGATTACGAAGCTGAAGATCGAGTCATTAATGAAATGCGCAGTAATAAAAAGAAAGAGCGACGCCGTGAAATCCTTGAATCATGGCGGAAAAAACGTGGAGATTTCGTCGGAGACGAAGCGATTGTAAACGGTTTCCAAGCTTTAATGGAGTCAAAGGAGCTGGATGGTCTCACTAAAGGCGGCTACAGTGCCGCTGATGAATTCGGCTACACTAGGCCGTTGGGTAGTAGCATCTTCAAGGTGACTATTAGTGAGGATGTCATTCGAGAAGTGATTAAAGAGAATTACGAAGTAATAGTGAATAAAGATGACGTTACAGCTACGATTGGCGATTCGGTGATTTCTGAAGCGGATCTGCCTAAGATATGATTTTTCTCGCAAACCTATTTATAAGTAGTGGTATTGAGGGATTTAAAATGAGCGTCAAGAAGTCTGAGCCTGTGAAAATTGATAGTCGTAAATTTTTAAGCATTATAAATGACAGCGCTCAATCGAAGATAGCGTTCTTCGAAGATCGTGTAAAAGAAATCGGCAAAAGCCTCAGCAAAGACTACCGGCTTGCGGCGCTCCAACCTAGTGATTTGGTGTTTGAGGACGTGAATAGCAATGAGTACTTCATCGCTAATCATAGTAAAAACAATGGTCGCATTGAGATTTCGAACATACGCCCTGTCGAAATCTATGATAACGAGAAGAAGCAGCTGTACTTTGAAAGCTGCTTAAAGCTCGTCAATGCGATAGAGGAAAACGACCAGAAAGAAATGGGCAATGCTTTCAGCCGTATGAAAGCACAGCGGTTCAGCTCCCGCATCATCCCGGAACACGGTTACGTGGTTGGCCGTGATGGAATTAGCCGTAAGGTTAATGTTGTAGAAGGCGCTACGATTGCAGCTAAGGTCAAGCGGCAAATCGTCGAAGCGGTGGTTGATTCATTACGTGACAAAGTCGTAGTTGAAAACAATACTGTGGTAAGTGCATACTTCAATGACGGTGAGCCCGTCAACTTACCTGTCACCAAATGGGCAGGCAGGAAGCTGATAGCCAAGAACATGCGTGAGACCGCCAAAGACGCATATCTTTCACCTGGTTTCCAAAATCGAATCGCTAAGATAGCGAAGCAAATCACCGAAGGTAAAGTGGCCGGAGCTGTTAGCTTTATCAAGCCATTCTTGTTAGAAAATGAAGAATTCACACTACTGACCAAGAAAGAACTGCACAAGCTAGTTGAGAGCACTCTAGCGACAAAGGCAGTATTTAATCAACAGCTGTGTGAAGATGTTGCGACCTTGGTATATCGCACTAACCTCAAGGTAAATCGTGATACCATCTTGAATGAATGGATGCGAATTGGTAAATTCTGCGAGCATCCAACTTTAATTGAGAACGTCCATAAGCTCGAAGAGAGCCGCAAGTTCGAAGCGTCTTATGACTGCTTCTTGCAGATGCTGTTCGAAGCTATCTCTAATCGTGAAGTCGCTGCGGAAGCTTTGGCGACGACGCTTGACAGCCTTAAGACTCGGACTCCGCGGATTTCTGAGAGCAATGACTTAAGTTCAAAGTTAGCTAGCCTCGTTTCACGCCTTCGCTCGAAGAACGTTGACGATAACGCTATAAATGAAGCTGAAGATCTAATCGCCACTATTCAGGAAGAGCTGTCAGCTCAAGATACTCTGCAAGATTACGATTCAATGCCTGGCGCTCAAGAGGCCCAAGGTGCGCAAGAGCCAGCCGCACCACCTGCCCCCCAAGCCCCTGTGATAACCATCAATAGCCCTTTAATCAGCATCGGCGGTCAGCCAGTTGGACAAGCCGGTGGCGATCAGGACTTGGCTGGTCTAGGGTTAGATGATATGGGCGCTGAGGCTGCAATTCCAGACCTGGGCGCTGCGCCAGCTGCCGGTGCGCCTCCTGCGACCGATGATTTTGAAATGCCGCCTGCCTCGCCGCAAGCTGCACCAGCAGCGCAACCAGCTCAAGCTCCTGCGCAAGCTGGTCAAGCGCCAGCACGACCCGGCATGCCACGAAGCCAACCACGTCAGCCTGGTTTACCTGAATCTCGTAACAGATTTGGCTCAGCCTTAAATGAAAGCCGCCCAGTGCACCCAGAGATGCAAGCCACTGGCAAACGCAAGCCAAAACGTGGTGGCGATCATCCAGAACAATTAGCTGAGGACCGTTACTTCTATGCTGATGATGTAAGCATTGAAGGCCTTAACGCCTACGGTAATCAAACTATTCCAGAAGACCGTGTAGCACTGGTCTCGAATTACATGAAGGGCATCAAAGAGGGATCTGAAGCACATCGACTCGTCAAAGCCTGCCGCAAAGCAGGTGTGATGGTGAGCGAAAGCGACATTGGCTCAGCCATTGAGCAGGTCCACGACTATGACCATTCTACGGAATCAGACTCTAAAAACGCTGATCATGACGTGATGGCAGAAATCGATGCTATTCATCATGAGATCGATAGCATGCACGACCGCATTGACAGCATCGAGGACGACTCGGATGAGGTTGATTCTGAAGTCGGGGGATTAGAAGATGATGAATCCATGATGGATTCTGAAGTCGGCGGATTTGAAGACGAAGAATCCATGATAGATTCTGAAGAATCAGAAGACGAAGAATCGACGATTGATTCTGAAATCGAGGAATTGGAAGACGAGGAATCGACGATTGACTCTGAAATCGAGGAACTGGAAGACGACAATGATGATGAATTGCCAGAGCCAGAAGAAGGCATGGCTGAATCTCAATTCAAGTTTCCTACTGCGAAAAAGAAGCGCGGTATGAAAAGCTACGCTCCACGGGATAACAAGCGTGGACCGGTAGCCGAAGGCGCCATAAAATGGTTAAGAAAGCAAAGTGATGCTGTCCTTGGTGAAGCACGCGGTGTTAAATTCATCTTGGACCATGGTAATCACGACCCTGATTTCTTGCCAGCTTTACTAAGTGAGGATGGTGAGATTCAAATTCCGATGCCAAAACAGCTGCATGAAGATGCATACGCTTTGGCTGATCGGAATCAGGTGAGCCATAGGCTTCACCAATACATCTTGCGCAATGTGACCGTTCTGCGACCCATCAGTGAATCCGAAGACACAGAAATTAATCAGACGGTCGCTGAGATCCAACGCAACGCCGATGGTGGCTTAAGTATCAACGTCACTGACCCATCCATCACTGTTCATAATTCTGGCTCTGAAATGGCTCCAGTCGATGGAGTTGCAGCCGAATTACCAGCGCCAGATGAAGCAACGGACGATTCGATGCCTGATTTTGGTGGCAATGAATTAGATGAGTTGGAAGAAGAAGGCGAAGACGAGGAGATGGAAGAAGACGAAGAAGAAGGCGAAGATGAGGACGAGGAGATGGAAGAGGACGAAGAAGAAGGCGAAGACGAGGAGATGGAAGAAGACGAAGATGAAGAAGAAGATGAGGGCGTAGCTGAAGACAACGACATCACCAGTCCCGCTCATAACAGCTACAAGGGTCTACTGAATCAAGATCCTCGACAAGACGTTGAAGTGAAAATGCCACATAAAAACAAGGGCGATCAAGAAGAAGGATTTGGTGGCACCAGGTCCTTGAAGAAGATCGACAAAAAGGGTAACACTCCTAATGTCAAATTCGAGGAATAATCCAATGCAGAGTAGAACGACGGTGAGAAGCGTGGCTTTGAACCGCCGACTAATCGCTGAGACCGGCGCTATCCCTGCCGGTCTTCGGTTAATCCGCGATACAATGCCATTTGAACCACTCGATACAAAAATGACCGTGAACGAAGACGCTCATGGTCGAGAAGTCCATGTGATGCGAGTCAAGGGCCTCTTTCAAATGGGCGATCTTAGCAATGCTAACGGTCGTTATTACTCCACTAGAGAAGTGCTAGTACCAGCGGTACAGAGCATCCAAGAAGATGTCTCCGGCCGAGCGGTGATGGGAGAATTTGATCACCCAGCTGACGCAAAAATCCATCTAAATAATGTTAGCCATCTCATCACTAACATTTGGATGGAAGGCCAAAAAGTTTACGGTGAAGCTGAAATTCTACACCGTTTACCAATGGGCGCCTGCTTACGTGGTCTATTCGAGCACAAAGTACGTGTCGGCATCAGCAGCCGCGGCGTCGGCGATATGGAGATGATCGAATCGGGTGGACAGCAACTCTATCGAGTTATGCCTGGATACACCTTCGTAACTTGGGATGCCGTCGCTGAGCCTTCTGTCTCTGGAGCCATTCTACATAACATACAGGAAGGCCTTTATAAAAAGGTCAACGCTGTCAAAAAGATGAAACCGCAATTGCGACCAGAGACTTACCAAAAGACCTTGGTTGAAGAAATAAACAAGTATTTTGGCATTAAGTAATATAGTGTATTGACCTCCAGGAGAAATGCTTTTGGAGGTCACAGTATTTTCACCGATAAATATCACATAAACATGCCAACTTTATAAGCTGGGGAAACCACATGCTCAAAGCTGAAATCGTTCGTCTCAATAATAGCGTGATTAATAGCGTCGATTTGACGCAGCACTTATCTAGTGTGGATAAGGACTTTGTCAAGGTTTTCACTGCAGATTCTGGACAAGAACATTATAAGTTACTTGCGCATTTATCGAATATTTGGTCTCCTATTACTATATTGGACGTTGGCACTTATAAAGGTTATTCAGCTTTAGCGCTTGCTAGCAATAGGTTAAATAAGGTCGTTTCTTACGACGTTAATAAACAACACCAACAAGTAAATCGTGAGAATTTAGAATACAGGATCGGCGATGCTAGGGATTTCGAAAATTTCGCTGATGTCAAATTAATACTTTTGGATACGGCGCATGATGGTGTTTTTGAACGGCTTTTCATCGACCATTTGATTAAGATTAAATGGTCAGGGCTAATGCTAATGGATGATATCCATCACTTCGATGATCTGAAGCTTTTATGGGGTGAATTAAGACTCGAAAAGCATGATTTAACACATGTTGGCCATTGGTCAGGTACTGGTCTGCTTTGCTTCGATTAGTGCAAATATTTGATTATATTCGGCGACAAGGCCAAGTTCCTCTACCACTGAATAGAGCAGGCCATTCCGTGGTAGTATAGTGTTATTGCCTATCATTATAGCATCTTTTCTGAGGACGAATTCTAGGTATTCTTTATCTGATAGGTGGTTGACATATTCATTTTCACGCCATGTCTTAGCGTTTTGCGTTCGGTGCCGTTTGTATTGGTCCACACTAAAGTAACCTATATCAATCACTGGCAATACATTTAATTCGGTCGGATCAAATGCGCCGAGATGTGACCAACCATCACAGTAAGCACCGTCGAAAGTAAAACGTTTAGTCGAGTCTTTGCCTAGGATCGTGACGCCGAAGTAACTGCTACGCAACCATGAATAATCTAATATGTCTAACAGCAACGGCTGTGACCTGTGTGCTGCTAGCGGTTAAGCAATAATCTAGGATAAGTTTTCTACCATACTCTGTAATATGCATATCTGCTTGTTGCCACACTACGAAATCTGCATGGTGTTCAGCGTATAGCTTTTCCAGACAGATATTCTGAGCTGTAGCGATATCGGATGGCTCATTGATGTGATAGTTTATGATCTCTGCTTCGATGTTCGATTTAGCTAGGTGCTGTTTATTGTAATCATCCGAACAGTAAATGATGAGGTTAGGGTCTTTCTTTTTAAGGTACCACAATGGATATTCTATAAGGTCTTGCTTATCGACATAAGTCGCAAATACTACTTTCATCTTAACCTCAATTATAAGTTATTGAGCAAACGGCAACAGTGATTTAACCATGCAACGCTGTCGTATGTACATACTATTTACGGTAAAATATAATTTAAACGTGAGCTGCAAATGAAAATCACTGTTGGAATACCTGTTATATATTGTGCAAGCTGCGTCAGCCATTGTATCGGTAATATCAAAAATCAGGACGTGGAACTCTTATTTGTAGACAATAATTCCGACATGGCCATCAAGCAACTTATAAGGCCATATAGAACGATTGTAAATCCTAAAAACGTTTATGTAAACCCAGCGTGGAATCAATTGATGGCTGCGTTCCTAGAGTCTGATCGTGATTTATTGATTATTATGAACAGTGACTTGTACGTGAAGCATGACTTGATTTCTAAATTAAAGCTGCTGCCGTTAGATGAGGAGAAAATCATCGTATGCCTTAACCTCGCTTCAGAATTTGTGGAAGCTCCAAGGACGGTGACCAAGATAAATGGTGGCGCAGCTGGCGTGTTCTTGGCACTCACCAAGGCCATGGTGAAATTGGTCTATCCTATACCCGATTCGATTAAACTATGGTTTGGGGACAATTGGATTTATCAAAGGCTGCAAAAGCACGGGTATCAATTAACAATATATAGCGATCTCCAAGCTAAACACGGATCGAGCGCTAGTGTTAGTGTTCTACCGGAAGCTTGTGAAGTCATAGAAAGGGATAAAGTAGCATGGGAAGCCCTACAACAAATGATTTAAAGCATAATTTGATATTAAATCGTTTAATAAAGAATAAGTCTTATCGGACGTATGTGGAGATAGGCGTCCAATATAAGGCAAATTGGGACACTATTGAATGTGCGCATATGGTCGGTGTTGAGCCAGTCGGTGATTTAAGCGACGATCGCATCATCAAGGTCAGCAGCGATGAGTTTTTCAGGACGAACGATAAGTTTTTCGATTTGATCTTTATTGATGGCGATCATACAGCAGCAGCTGTGTCTCGTGATCTGACCAACGCAGCGAAATGGTTAGCTGAAGGCGGGACCATCGTATTACATGACGCCTATCCGCCAGACGAAAGGCACACAACGCCTTATCTTTGTGGCACAGTATACGAGGCTGTATGGCACTTCAGAAGGCACGGTGGCTTTAAGGTCTTAACGTACGCAGGTGATTTCGGTGTCTGCCTTCTAAAGCGTGATCATGCGATACTACCCACGGTTCACGCCGTTAGTGATTATCTTACATATGTGACGCATGCCGATGAGATAATCAATCTTAAACGGATTGATGAAGAATTCTTAGCTGCATTAGATGCGTTCTAAATTGTAATACGGATGCTGATGCATGTAATGCGGTAGTGTCGATTTATCGAAATCATTTAAGTCCCACACTCCATGACATGTAGGATGTAAATCTGTGTTACGTGTATTTGGCCATTCTTTAAAAGTATGAAGCCAATCTGGACGCCATTCGCTTCTATGGCCATGAATGGACAGCTTATATTCGATATTATCGATTGTTCTTGCGTAACCAAAATGGTAGACTCTGCCTTCAAGATAATTATGACCAACAGGTGCGTTTGGCATTATGATGCGTACTGGCATCATCTCGTCTGTAGCGACTTTATTGAAGGAGCGCCAAAATGTCAGCATCCGTATTAAATTATATCTGCAATTACCGCCGTATGCTTTTTTGATCGCATTTTCTAAGACATTTTGGTCCCATACTTCATCGGTGTCCACTGCTAAGATCATATCAGCTTTTGCAGCACTGGCAATGGTATAGATGGTGTCACGATGTTGACCTTCAGTACCCCAATGCCCTTGATGCCAGTGCAATTTTCCTTTGGGATCACCAAATTGACTGCATGCTTCTTTTATTTTTATTAAAGAGTCAGGGTTAACTAGGCGGCTTGCATGCCCATGTGACGGCTTGTCTGTATATAGTATATGTATTTGGTCAACGTGATCATATATGCTCTTCAAAGAGTATGCTAGGTAATCTGAGCCATAATGGATTGGATAATATGCTATGATCATCGTAGATGCTCCATGAACCTTATCTATCTATGAATTTATTTAAAGCCTATGTTGACTATTATGGAAATGACAATAAAGAAGCTTTGTTAGAAGCTATCAAAAATTACGACTGGGTCAATTATGAATTTGAATTGAAAGCCGTGTTTGATGCAAAGCCATCGCCGCGTGGGCAAAGTCACAAGCTTGATACTAGTGGTTCGACAGGCTTCCGTAGATCTTATGAATTTGGGCCGCATTGGGAATTTTGGTTATTGGGTCTGGAAACGGAGGTCAAAAATCAGTGCAATCACCCAGTGTTAATAGTAACGGAGGATTATGATTACTTGTACAATAGGCCACAGTTAGCTGGGCGTATGCATATTAACTGGCATCCGATGGAACCTTACGGTGTGACATGCTACCGCATCAATTACACAGATCCATCTGAGGAATTCTTTAGATTTGTAGAGTCTTATGGCCCTTTTTCGGTTCAAACTACCCCAAAATGTGTTCTGAGCCTCGGCAAAAATGCGTCGTTCGTCAGAGCGATGCTACGCAGCGGTTCTACGCTTAGCACCACGAATTATGAGCCATTCTACAGCACTAGTTTATTTGTTAATGATAATAATATAACTTGGGATAGTGGATTTGCTTTTTATACGTGCTCTTACGGGCATAAGCATTTGTTGCCCACGTTCTATGTAGCTGGAGGTTTATGTTATAGCCTAGTTAACGTGAACCATCAAATCGGCAGCGCTGCGGACCTGATCAGATTGAATGATTGCGTGATGTGCGAGTGTGGGAAGAAACGTGTTGAATTTGATTTTATTCCGCACATTAAAACCCAGCCTATGATCGGTAATCGTCTTTTATATAATCCAAGATTGGCTGACAGGTTAGTGGGGAGGTATACCAACATGCAATTCATTAAAGTGGTTGATAAGCTGGTGTGTGTCTATGAAGGTGAGATGGTTGACGATGATCTTTTAAGGGCTTTTGGTGTTGACGAATTTTTGCCTGATTCTTTCTGTTGCACTGCTAGATCTCATGACAAGATGGCCGCTTTTTGTGACATTACATTTCAATCGGACAAGTGCGTTAAGCAGAGAAAAAATAAGTAAGAATCAATGTGGTGCTCTTGTGTGGTTTCACAATGGGACCCAGGTGTAGATTAATTGTTTTATTATAAATAATTAATTCTACTATTTTCATCAAAATTACACTTAGATAGGCATTGGAGAGTGTCATGGATAAGATCAAGGTTCTGTTGGAGAAGTCGGGTTGCAAGCCCGAATTAGTGGCTGGCATTTGCAATGCCTTAGACAAATACAAAACCTCTATCACCGAGCAATTCAGTAAGGAATTAGCTAATCGCGTTGATCGTGCGAAAAAGGTGTGCGTAGAGGAAACCGAATCTCACAAGCGAGAGCTTGCGAGACGCTTGCAGATTTTCTGCGAAGCGAAGAGTGCTGCGATTGAGTCGTCGCTGTCCCGCCAACAAGGTGCAGTTGAGACCAGGGCTATGGCCAAGTTGCGTCAAGTACAGACAGTACTAGAAGGCGTTCAACCTGAAGCCAAGCTTAATGGTCAAGCTAAAGCCACCATTCAAAAGGCGCAAAAGCAGATTCAGCAGCTCAACGAAGAGCGGAGCCAAGCTGTTGCTAAGGCTAATAGGCAAACTCAAATTGCCGAAAAGATCCTTAAGCAAAACAAGGCTTTGACATCACAAATTGAGAGGCTTAACCGAGTCGTAGCAGAATCAGCTCCGGCGAAACGAGCTGCAGCTCCAATTGCAACTCGCCCTACGCCAAAGCCGGTGACTACTCGACCAACGCTTTTGGAAAACCAAAATAGGACGACTGCTATTCGGCAGGCTCCTATTACCCGTACTGGTGGTTTTGATGTCTTAGACATCGCCGGTACTATGGACAGTGACTTAATTTAACCATTCGCAGGAGATTCAAATGTTAGCACGTGGTAAGCATATCATCAGCGGTAATAACTCCATCTCGGAGGCCGTTGACGTTCATAAGGCCGCAATCATTCATGAGTCAAAGAAGAATGAATGCGTAAAGAAATGGGCACCTGTTCTCGGCAAATGCCGTGAAGTGCCTAAGCAAAAATTCGCCCTCATGGCATCGATCTTAGAAAACCAGTTCAACGCCTGGAATCCTAAGAATCGCAGCGTGATCCTCGAAAACCAGACCACTACCGCTGATATCGCGGATTTCACCCGTTTCGCTCTCCCACTCATCCGCAAGAGCTACCCAAAGCTTATCGCTGATAACCTCGTTGGCGTTCAGCCAATGAGCCAACCAGCAAGCTTGATTTTCTACATCCGCTATCGTTACGCAATGACCAAGGGTCAAACCGTTGCCGGTACGCAGATCATGCGTCAAAACACCGCTCAAGCTTACAGCCGCCAAAACGGCTGGGCGCTTGACCCCTACTACTCTTCGCAAGAAGTGCGTCACGAGTCCCTCACCATCAGTGGCAGTCACACCGTAGTGAGCGGCACCCTTGCCCAACGTCCCGTGCTCTCCGGCACCGTAGTGGTAGAGGTGTTCCCCAACGAAGCAGACGCTGCTCCCGATTGCAACGACGCAACTCCCTGCCTCAGGGTTTCTTTCGATAGCACAGGCTCACCTGACGTCATCCTGATCGGCGACTGCACGGGCTTCACCAGCACTATCGCCGTAAACACCGCTACCCCAGGCGCCACGGCTTTCAACAGCACCACCGGTGCAGTTACCGTGACCTTGCGCGCAGGCTCGTTCCCAGTTGGCGCCGTAGCGTACGTTAACTACGAGTATGATCTCGAAGCTAACCCTTTCCAACCAGAAGTGACCTTAAGCATCGACAGTGACAGCGTTGCAGCTATCACCCGTAAGCTTAAAACCTCTTGGTCTTTGGAAGCCGCTCAGGATCTTAAGGCAGTTCACAACATCGATGCCGAATCGACCCTCACCGACCTCATGGCCGATGAAATGGTCGCCGAAATCGACCGTGAAATCATCAACGACCTCATCGTTGCCGCTTCCATCCGTGCGACACACAACTTTGCGACCGCTGCTGGTGCTAGCGTTAACTACACCGACCGCAACATCGCTTTGATGTACAAGACGCTCGAAGTGGCTAACATCATCCACCGGACCACCCTCCGTGGCCCTGCCAACTGGTTGGTGATGTCTTCTGACATCGCTTCCAAGTTCGAGCAGCTTAACGACTTCCGTGCGAGCGATGCGCTCACCACCGAAGGTGTTGACATCGGCATCATGAACATTGGTACCATCCAAGGCAAGATGCGCCTCTACAAGGACCCCCTCTTCCCCAACTGTAAGATCCTCCTCGGGTTCAAGGGATCGAGCGTTCTCGATGCGGGCTATTTCTACGCGCCTTACATTCCGCTTCTCTCCACCCCAACCGTTCTCGACCCCAACAGCTTCACACCTAACAAGGGCATCATGACCCGTTACGGTAAGAAGCTGATCGAAGACGGCGGCCTCTACTACGGTACCATCAACGTCACCAATCTCTAATCAGATGGTTACATAATACGGAATCTCAATGCCCTGGAGCAATCCGGGGCATTGCTGTTTAAGCCTATGCGAATTGGTGTGATTATCTATTTAATGCGCAAATGAAAGTACTTTAGCATTTTAGATGATATTTAATGAAACTGTCTATTATTTTAGAGGCCAGACTTAATAAATTATGGCTAGACAAGCAATCGGGTAAAGGCAATCCGATAATCGACAGAATCATAGCGGTTGATCCTACTGGGGGTGAATATTATTTGTGGTGATGCGCTATAGCTAAAGATAGATTAGCACAAAAGCCACATGTTGCTGAAGCTATAGCGAGTTACGTAGCAGAGTACCCACAAATACCATGGACATTCTTAGATGAAGAAGGCGAAACAAGAACTCGATGAATATCTGACCAGTACGGCAAGAAGTTAATCCGGCAGAGCAATCATACGGCTATTGCTATGTATTAATGGTTTATTGATAAGCAAGGAAATGACGATTTACTTAAAGCCATGAATGAAACAGAATTTTATATCGCAAAGAGATTAATTAAGCCAATTATCAAGTCTTTATTGCCTACGGGATGGAAACACCGCTTTAGTAAGAGATATCTAACGTTGATTTTATATCCTAATCCAGAAGCTTGGAATATTATCATTGAACTTGCATACTTAGACTATTCAACTACTGATAGTGTTATTAATCATCTAAAAGGTACGATAGACTATGAGGTAGCTTATCTTGCTAGGCGACTTGCGGACGACAGCGAGTGAATATACAGTATGACCTTTCCGCTAACATTTAATGGTGCCACATAGGTGTATCATGAGACTTAAAGACATTTGTGAAAGTGGTTTATCGAGGACACACAGCGGCATGACACAGCATGATTGCGCAATAATAACAGCACACAGACAAAACCCGTGCGATTTAACTGCTTGCGCAGCTGACGTTACAGCTGTTGAGAAACTTAAGCAGCGCAATATCGATACGATTATGCATAATAAAAGCGGAGAAATAGCTATAAACGATAGGTATGAATTTATCAAAAATTATGGCGGACTTTATAGCGAAATCAATAAAGTCAATAATAGAGATCTTAAGGCAGTTTTGCGGCAACACGGATGTGGCGTCACTGAGGTTGATGGATCATTTACCGAAAACTTCGGTACATCCAAAGCAGTCGATGTTAGAGAAGATAGCATGTTCGTGGTAAATCTTAAAGATGACCCAGATTTCAAAAATCTGATTATACAGTTAGGCAAAGAATATTGTCAAGATTCTGTGTTGTTAATTGATAAAGGCACAGATAAAGCATATTTGTACGGCACTAATAAAAGCGGTGAATTTCCTAAGCTTGACCAAGAGATGTACGTTGGCTCATGGCTTGGCGGTCATGGTGGGCAGTTCCACACTAGAGTGGATGGGCGACCCTTTGTTTTCCGAGAAGAGAATTTATCGCGCAATGCTGCATGGTGTGTCTCTCTTATTATTGATTACAGGAAGAAAAATAATCTAGCATATTGATTGGTTATCGCACATTTAATTTAGCTGCTAGTCTTAGTGAACGGCTGACCATTATAAACGTAGTCTAATGGTTGTGTCACAGCGCCTAAAACTGCAAACGGACTGCCATTGTACACGTTGCTTAGATCCACATTACTCATCTGCTACGATGGGCCCCACACATCTACCCAGAACAAATCGCCTGAACCAACATCGTTCCATATTACACTGTTGGGGTCATTTGGGTCACTCCAGCAACCGGGGCCATCTACGCCTATTGCGTCATTGTCTATTATAGCATTATTTAATCCGTATTTAAATGGGTTCTTGATATTTGCTACACAATTAACACCGAGATACTTGTACACGATTTCTGTCACAGCGGACACTGTAGTCAGGCTGTAATCACTCGGCAATGACTCTCCATAGACTTGTATCGTTTGTTCTATGGTAGTTTGTTCGCACTCGATTAATTGCGTGCGATTAGCGGCGATTTTTATTTGCGGAGTCTGACCCCAGATTGGGCCAAGTATTTTGGTGGTGAAGTCGAATATCATTTGCCCTTGGTTAGTGGCGGATTTTTTGATCCAGCTAACGGTATAAATATTATCATAGCCGTCCTTGTAAGATAGATTCCCGGAATTTTGCCACCAAGCCATGTGTCACCTTAAATCTATTTTAGGTATCTTTGGAGAAGCAGATGGTTCAGTCCGCATGTAGTATAGATCTTAGGGCTACCATCATTAAAATTGATCGTAACCAGCCGCAACTGCATTTATTGCCTACTAACAATGATCGCACATGCTATCAGCCTTTCTCTTATCCGGTTGTGATAAGTTGTCCGAGGGCGATCTCAGATGGCTATATAACGAACCGTGGTCCGATAGATTCATTCAAGATATCCCTATATGGTGATGATGCAGCTCTGTTAAGGTCTGAGAACGCTTACATACCTTCATATCCGTTAGTAGAATTTGAGATTGGTGGCGTTGAGCTCTTAGCCGATTACGCAATTAATTTAGCGAATGGCTCTTTTTGTTCCATCGAAGGCTTAACATTTTTTCAGTTTACCGCTAGATCTGGTCATCTCGTAAGGATGGAATACTATCAGGATATGATTGTCTATGATATCTCTAATCACTTTATTGACACGAGATCACTACCGAACGGCCACTATAGGGCGGCTTACACTGCGACTTTTAATCTTAGGCTTTTGACTGAGGGGCTTCTCAATGAGTTTTATTGCATCAGCGATGTCGCTTCAGGCAAGAGCGAATTACAGCTCAATTTAAACCACCCTGGTGATCTGCTCAGTTTCTTCCAACGAGGCACTCCGGCGTTCATTTTCACTGGCGCTCATCCAGCAGATGAACCTACATTACAGTTTTACAGGCCATTCACTGACATATTTCAGGATATTTATGACGAACAGAGATTGATACCACAAATAAATTACGTTTACAATAGCACTAACGAGACATTCCCTTATCTAAGTTATATCTTGGGCTGGGCAGCCCCATATTTTCCAGCTAACGATACTGCGGGGATTCGTAAGGCTCTGCTGCGTAGAACCGTAGAATTGCAAGGAATCCGCGGTAGTCTTAATTCGATAACTTATCTTTTCGAGATATTGGGATATGATATTAAATTAGAGAAACTATGGGCGACACCAGATGGTAAACAGTTCATAGCTCCAAATGATTATTATAACGGAGTGCAATATTTAACATCTTCATATGTCGGGTATACAGACATTTTGATAAATGACTGGACTCCTGAGAATAGTCTACTAAATGATTCGATAAAAGCAATAGGCCAACAAGGCTTCTATTCTTTCACTGCACCTCTTCGCAAAAACCTCAGCAATGGCCCATCGGCCTTAAGAAACGATTTACCGTCTTCGTACAGAGGTGCAACGGTACAGGTCATTGGAGTAATAGAAGGATCAGCGGCGCAAGAATATCTCAAAGCTTTAGCTTTAGACGTAATACATGAGGTACCACCTGCTTACTACGAAACTGCATATATTATCGACGAAAATGGAAATCTTATCACTGAGCCAGGTATTATTGATCCGAGAGTTGATTGCCTGGCGGCTACACCTTGGTTCACTGGCAAAGCAGGATTCGTCGCTCAGACGTACGCTAACGTGATAGATTCGCCGATTCCGGTTCTAATTACGAATGGCGTCGAATCTCAACATTTCGTATCGGGCGACCAAAATCAAGTGATTTTATGTCAACCATACCAATTTAAGCGGGGAGATGAATTTGGCCAATCTAATGGCCTAACGCTTGATCTTACCAATAACCGAATCAAGATAAACATTAATATCCCTCTATACAACAACACAAACGCTGATTATACGATAAAAAATCTGCGGCTTTACGTGTTTGCAACCTACTGGACTCAGGACCTGGTAGTCAAAGACTCATTAGTTAAAAACCTGTTCAGCAACAGGGCCACTATCGAAATTATTGACAAGGTCAGTGGTGATCCCATCAACCCAAAAACGATCTTGTTTGCCTTGGAGTACCTGCAGAACGTCCAATCAGCCCACAGCATCATTAACCTGGTCAGATACAGGCTCGATATCTCCGAGAGCTACCTCGTAGCAGATATGAGCATTGGTGGGGACTTCCCTCAGAAACACACGGTCGACTTTGGTAAATGGCAGGTGCCAGAAGGGCGACAGAGAATCCTTACTCCACAAACTGGTAAATGTGCTTACGACGACCCCGTCAATTACGGTTACACTGAAGCAGATATCAGGTACCGCAAACGCTTAATCGATAATTTATTAAATGAATTAAACGCGTATCGGAGTTATAACTCTACCACTGGTAGTGGCATTTATGTGGTATATGGTGATGCTAATGATGGATCTTATAGACCGGCTTATTTTACAGCTTTGTTAGGAGACTGCCCATATAACGAGAGAGGTCAGACTATAGCACTAAATGGGCGGGCTGATGAAACCGACTACAACGACAGCTTCATAGCACGATCTCCATGTGGCGGGTACTGGGAACGCCCAGACTTAGTGTATTACAGTCCGACTAAAGCAGCTGGTAATTGGGACTATAATCAGATTATCTCTCCAGAGCCTGCTATAATCACGACCTACGGTGGCGATAATAGTATGTTTGGTGCCTTCAGTCTTCAGGCTACCACGTCGCCAGCGACATTATGTGAAATTCCTACTACTGGAGATTATTTTTATCTTGGTAGGTCTACCGACCATATGCTACTTCAGCCAACGTGTTTATCAGACGAGCTGATCACTTTAAACTTTGGCGCAGTGTTTGGGACTGGCTGTTACGCTACCTATCCTCTTGGAATCAGGACCATTCGGCCTGGAGTTTTGGATCCTTGCTACGGTAGTCAGAGCGATCGTCAGGTGAACACGACTCCGTTAAAAGTGCAAGAACCAGGTCAGTCTTTTTTAGGTAACCTTGCTAGGAGTTATGCAGTCCAGATCAGGGAGTTCGACCCGCAGACAAGAAAGACTACTGAAAGGGCATTGCGTCCACAAGAATTACTGTTCACTGATGATTTCGATCCGAATAAGCCACTAGAATCTTTCATAGCTTATCGGAAGCCCAGTTTAAATATCGTAAATCCCATTTTCCATCTGCCGGGATGCAGATTTCCAAATATGCGTAATCTAAAGTCCACCTTCACTAGTCCGACATATAGATTTAGGCCTTGGGACGGTTCATTGTGTAGTGCAGCAAGTTACAATACTCCTTATACAATCATCGGCAACGGAATTCCGGCGGACATTGACACGCTGGAAAATTTACCAGGGGAAGATATAGAATTATCTGGCATTGTACATACAATTTTTGACCAAGCACCAAGCCGTTCCTATGTTTCTTTCGATTGCCTAAGTGAACTTGGTACAGATAATGTCATTAATGTAAGTCCGGCGCTATTCACTTCTGCTGAGTTTTTGAATACCGAAATATTAGATGTCGCGGCCGGTAATCCAAGCGAGCGAGGTTATTTCACTTACAGTTACTTTGAAGATCCAGCGAGAGTAGAAGCGTTTGAACTTCTTGGTGTCCCGTCTGGTAGTACGGGACCATTTACCATGGCGTTTAGACTCAGTAGCGGCATTTTAAGTGGCATGGGTTACAGGCTTGATCTAAATGGGGTTAAGGTAGTTGACGGTCAAGTCACCTTCACGGTACCTGATGGCATTTATAAAAATGGTATTATAGATCCAAGCTATGATAGTTGTTTGATATCTAGCGTCTTAAAATCAGATGAGGATTTTGGAGCCGGTGGAATTAAATTAGACGGTTACATTACTACGTTGATGGAAGTTGCTTAACTTGATCGCTGATCGGTAAATGGTACAGTGCTGACAGCTTATATGCATTAGCCTTGTTCTGTCTTACGAATTCCGTATGTGGCATGTCATAATCATGGTGCAGATGTAACACTGGAGCATTAGACGGTAAGAATCTAATGCCGTTACGTTGCATATCTAGGAATGTAGCTACGTCTCCATAACCATATCCTTGAAAATAATTCGCTGATTTACTCTTGGCCCAGTCTTCGACGTACATTAAAGTTGTGCCGCTTGTAGGCACTTTGGAGCTGTTCACTTCTTTGTATACATTTATTAATTTTTCGTGCTTGGCGGTCGAGAGGTCAGTTTGAAAATCAACATGTGGCCGCCCGGTGTAGTACAGATATCGTGGATATAGTGCAGTGCCAGGTGGTATGATTGTTATAAATTTTTCGTGGATTAATCGGTCACAATCTAACATGCAAACAAGGCCTGAATGGTTAATGAGAGTGTCTAATAGCAGCTGGCGGCTGTATTTTTCTATATTGACTCTGGTAAATGGTTCGTCAACTGGTGCTGGGCAATTGTGGCAGATATAGTGTATATCTCCTTTATAGAACGATCTGAGATGGTTGTATTGGATTTGTGCTAACGTTTTTCTGCTTTGATGAAAAATGATTATGATTTTCACGTGCGCTTCCGCATTATGATGAAGTCGTGGCCGGTGACAGCTGACGGTCCGTTGACCCACTGGCCATATTTGATGGGTTCGATTATTCTTAGGTTTTGCTGTGTGATAGCTGCACGGATGTCACTTTCGGCGTAGGCTAGATTTTTATAACTACACGCAGCATCGATGTGATATTCAAGATTTTTAACGTGATTAAACTGGTAAGCGTGCTGCAGATTTGGCTTTTCTTTTGCGTAATAGCGGCTTAGTAAAAACCATGTCGATAGCACAATGCCGTCGTTTGCAAGAAGACGATCCATTTCCTTGAGGTACACGTTGATCCAGTCGAAAGGCTGATGATTAAATAATGCGAAGCATAAAATTAACGTCTGTGAACCATCTGGCAGGGGTATGCTAAATTCGTTAGATTTTATGCCCCCAGTGGGGTTAAATGCCGGATTCTCGGCATCGATATGGATGGTTCTGAATTGCTCGCCGTGGGTCTTTTTCAGTATATCCAAGTATGCATCGTTACAATCAATGCCCACATATTGTGAAGGGACGATGTGGTTTTTTAGCTCAAAGAGGATCCTGCCAGTTCCACAACCAAGATCTAGTATCTGCTTACCAGGTCGAAGGTTTCCAAATTGCTTGATCAGGCCTGTCAATGCTTTAGATACTTCGATGTTAGTGATGGAATGCGGATTGAGCCCTCCATAAGGATGTTTGTCGTTCTCGTGGAACAAGGTAGGAAACATTTGTGATCACTCCTTTAGATATATATCTGAAAGGAGACTGATATGAACAAGGATCAGAATGCGGCGGCTAACATTTGGTTAAATCTCAATAATAAGCTACATGCGCTTCTTGCGATGGACAAAGTCCGAACTCGTGAACAGAATTTAGTGTTAAGCAAGCAACTGGAGCAGATGCCTTATCAGGCTCGTATTGAATTCATTGAACAGCATTATGGTAAAAATTACTTAAATAAAGCTGTGCCAATTCTAGCGCAAATGAATTCAATAGAGCAGGCGTTACATGAAAAAACGGATTGACACACACCGTCATCTAGGCGGTAGCGTCCCGGAATCGTTTTTTGATGCTATCGATCTCAAGCGGCTGTTCCACGATGAGTACCGGTACGGCGTTGATGCTAAATGCACATTTGATTATTTCTTTAGTCGATTTAACTGCTTAGACCTGATTAATTGGACTGAGGAAAAGGTCGAACTGCTCTTGGATCACGTGACTGAGCGAATTAATGCCGAAGGCTACAGGACCATTTTAAGTTTCAGCGTCGATAAGTATTTGGCGGTTTACCATAATTATACAGACGCTGTTTTTCATATTGCAGATTCTATACTAGATAAATCACAGAATATTAAACTGCTCCTTGGTGTTAAGTATGAGTCTGTGGAGAGAGATTATACCAAGCTAATACGGGCTTTAAGTTCATCGAGAGTCACCGATGTCATCAGTGGAATCGATTTCATCAGCGACGAACGAAGACTTCAAAAGCCTTTAGTCGTTGACTTGCTCAAAGCCATGAAAGGGAAGTATCGTAGAGCTCATGTGGCAGAAAGGCAGCCAAATATAGTCGGCATTCAATTACTAAAAGATGGCTTGATTGACGGATTGGCGCACGGTATTTATTTAAATCAATTTAAAGAATTCTATCAACTGGTTGAGGATAATGGTATTTTCATCGATATGGCCATTACTAGTAACCTAGCTACCGGCACCATCTCCGATGTCTCACAACATCCTGTCCACGACTTTATGAAACACAAGTGCCGACTTACCTTAGGCACAGATGACCCTGAGATCTTTGGGACTAACTTGGATACAGAGTATGGTTACATCGAATGTTATGACTGGCATGATAGGATTATAACGAATAGTGCTACTTTATGGAGCCAGTACAGTTAAATATACAGTAATAGGAGATAGTAATGGCTACATTTCGTAAAAAGCTGGACCGCGTTGTTTCATCTCAGGCTAGGATTTTGTCTGAGAGCTACGAATTCACGCTGCCTGTTATCAACCATGCGGCTAGCTTCGCTTCAGCCATTGAGCTACAATCTACGCTGGTCGAAGGGGCCTTGCTCAATATTACCAGATTCGGCAGCCAAGCATTATCTGTGCCTTCTGGTCAGTATTTGATTTGGACCAGCGATAAGGATAACACACAATTGATTAGGTCGGAGGATATCAGTAGGTATCCTGAGGCTTTCGATCGGCCTGCCGACACGTTCGAGATCCGGACCAAGGACCTCATTAATAATTATCATAGCGTAGAAAAAGTGTTGGCTGAAGGCGACGATTCAGGTGAGGATTATACTAGCAAGACTAGGAAAGCCGATCGCACAGCGCTGCATGCTGCTAAACAGAACAGTGGCATGTCAGAGGAAGAACTAGGCGATGCTTGCGGGGTCCATCGATCTACCATAAGCCGACTGATGCGCAGACCACGCGAGACTAAGGGATCTGCAGATCCGGGTGGTCGTAATCCTAGCATCCAGGTAGCAGCTAAGCTCGCAAGCGTACTTCAGACAGGAGTGGAAAGCTTGTTTCCTGATCTGCTAACCCGCAAGCCCAAGACCAGAGGAGCTAACCGAAAAAGCGGCAAGACCAAGGGTCTAGGTAAAAAGAAGCGTAATAGCAAATAATGGCCGCATTAGAATACCCAAGATGGAAATTCAGGTACGCTAGGTATAAGACAGATCCTAGGCCAGATATTCTATTGCTTGGTAGTTATAAGAATCCTGGGACTGGTAACACTTTAGTCGGCGGCGTTAATCTTAATTATTGCACAGATAAAGAGATAAATCAAATTCGATCCGCCTTAGATAAATTCGCAGCCGGTAAGTCGCTCTATCAGCGATATCACATCGGTAGGCAATTGTTCCCTAGCGTTTTCACTAACAAATACAGAACATATAAAGCTAGCGAGATTAAGGGGTTAGAGAAAGATGTAATTTATCCCACGATGGGTGTTTTGCAACGTATTGGGCAATTCGCAAAATCACTGTTTAACAAGGCACTCGGTCGCACGCCTAGAAAACAAGAGATAGAAGATTTAGATAACATCGATCCTGAATCATATCAGGAGATGAAGAAAACAGTGCAGACACCGCAAGAATTCGATGATAAATTAGACGTAGCGATCAAAGATATCGACTCCGATTCTCAGGTACCGGTCCCTGAAGTAGAAAAGGCTCAAGAAGAGCAGCAAGCTGCTACTGACGCACGCTTAACCAGCCAAATGTCGATGCAGCAAGAGACACCACCTGAAGCAGATGAACTGTCGAAGCCGGACACCGAACTGGACGTGATGCAAGCGCCCGAGACAGTAGAATTGGCGGAACCGACACCAGAATTACAGGATCCTGTGCCATTTGAAGAACCCGAAGAAATTGAAGCAACAGATACGCCTGAGCAAGATCTTGATGAAGTTAGCGAGGAGAAACCGGTACAGCCGGTAATAAATCAAAAGATCGATCAAGCATTGGCGCGTACCGGCAATAAGCCAGGCGAAAAGGATCTTGGCATGCCTGGTGCCTGAACCTGTTGAGCCTCCGCAAGCAACTCGGCCATTTTCTCTTGCGTGATTTTCGTCTTGAAATGATCTAACACATCATCGTAAGGTAGCCCCAATTCGATACGGCCGACGATATAATTAAATATTCTGTCTTCTAGTACTAAGCGAAATGGAATGCCTTTTGGTCTGTTAAAGCGATGTAGCCATTTCAGAAATGGTAAACAGATGTTTTTACCGCCTTTCTGTCTCGTTTTCTCTTGGATATAACCCTCTTCACCGCCAAATCCTCGAAAATTGTAGTTAAAGCCGGGCCAAGATTTAGTTCGCATCAGGAGCAAACCACAACCTTGCATAGGTATTTCGAATGGATCGCCGCTAGCGTGCTGCGGGTTTGTGCCCCAAGTACCGAACATATCACCTGACCAAACGGGATCGAAATGGGTACTTACGTTGATCATATCATCGTAGACGAGAGGACCTTGGTACAGATCATTCGAATTCCAATTATCAAGCAGGAACTTGGATAGTTTCTTTATAGAATCTGAAGGGAGAAGCACATGACAATCGATGCACATGGTAAATGGCGTGGTACTATGCTCGAAGACCTTCTGCTTTCCATATGCTGGCCCGATCCCATGTGGCTCGTGGTAATAGGCGGCTTGAGCTGATGTACACAGGTCTCGTAAGGCATGCTGTCCGCTAGGTTGGGTGTCGATCACGATGATTTTGAAGGCATTGCCGTGATACATCCTAAGCGCTTGTACAGTGAAATAAGCGCCATCGTAATCATCATAAACTGGCAAGCCTATTGTTAGCACGTCCATATTTTATCGTACGTTCGCTAGGCTCGATGGTTACAATACACCTTGCCTTTTAGCTATCTTCGCTAAAACCGTCAGAAACTGTGGCATTATTTCTATAACATCTGGGTTTGCATCAAGCCATTCTTGCCCCAACTGAGTAGCTAAGGCTTCAACAGATGTGATATTGCGCAGAATGTTATTGGTCTTTATCGTAGATAATTCAGTAGCGTTGCCTTTTATCCAGAAGCTTTCTGAGCTGAAATTCGATCCATCATCAGATAGGATGTTGCACCCGAGTAGGAACCATTGGTCGTAGGTTGCACCAGGCACAGGTGGGACCACCGTAGGGTCGGTCGCTGGAACTTCTGGAAATACTGGCTCAGGGATGCTTGGAGCAATCGTGGTGGTGGTGACATCAGGTGTTACAGGCGCTTCCGTGGTAGTCGTTGTGATATCTGGATCAGGCATCGCATCTCTCCTTAAGTGTTAAGGTATCTTCACTAGGCATCAATCAATTATCTATCTTTTAATTAAAAGATACTTTTATTGAACGTCTGATTAAGATGGAGCCGACCATGTCTACACCAATGCAAGCATTGCAGACTATCTTGGAAGAACTAGACACGCAAGAATTGTTTCTATCTGATTTCGAAGATACATTGGGCGAGGTAGTAGATAATCTTATAAAGTCTGCAGCAGCTGCTACACCGGAAGTCAAGTCTACTATAGAAGCCGTGATTAACTCACTTGAACAAATGGCAAGTCCGGAACATGATGTGAAAGACACGCTGTTACAGCTAAGTGACATTTTTAGGAAATGTGCAATCGATGCGTCCGCCAGTTAACAAATTCGGTAAAGATCTCTTGCAATGGGCCCTAAAAAATAAGCATATATCGCAATCAGAACAAGCTTATATTCTAGGGATTTCTCTAGAAGCCTATAGACGTAGGATTAGGACAGCAGGCAAGCCGAAAGGGGTATCGAATTTTAAACCAACGGGTAACCCGCTACCATGTATCCCACCAGATGGCCATTACAGTGACCCTGTCTGGTTACGTGACGCCTACGCCAAGCACTCCGTGCGAGATCTTGCCAGGCACTTCGGCATATCAAGTAAGAGGATAACAGATTACTTAACAAAATTCCGAATATCGAAACCAGTTGTACCGGTTAGCCCCTATAATAACAGACAATGGTTATTTTTTTATTATTGGGTAAAGAGATTAAACGTAGCTCGCTTAGCCAAGAGAGCTGGAGTAGCATATGGTACCATTATGAATTGGCTAACGAAGCATAGAGTGCCTATCCGACACATAGGGATCAGCAAACACCAGAGATTTCACGAGCATTATGTCTCGACCTTCAGGCAAATCCGCAACTGTCAGTGGCTGTCGGTAATTTGGCATGACCAAAAGTTCATCATGCTTTACGCTAATTTGAGGAAACGGTATTTTATAACATTGCATTTCGTAAACAAGGTCACAGATGGTCTGCAGATCACGCTATGGCAAAAACCAGCTATAACCGACTGGGATCGAATCTTTGTCTCGTGCAAAGAAGGCGATCTAACGCAAGAGCAGGCTAATCCCGCATATCTTAAAGCCACGATGGATTTCTCAGCCCATCCCTTGCATAGGATAGCGGTCCGAATGCAATTCTTTGACATGTTCAAAGCACAAAACGGAAGATTCGATTTCGATAAATCTGATCTACTAGCCGATTTACAACAATGCTATGATACTAAACGCTCATTGATCACCAGAAATGGGAAATGGTTTTTCCATAGCATGCAGGGTAACAAGAAACAGAAGGGTAGACGCATTGCTTTCCATTGTTGGGGTTTATCTGAATATGTTAATAAATGGTATAGCATGCCGAAGTTTTTGCGCTGGGCTCCGCATCGTTATTTCGATAAAATTCAAAATCCCACCACTTTCGATATGCTAAATCAGGTATGTCAACACCGACGAAATAGCAGACACCCGGATCTACTTCCAGAGCCGTCCCTTTTAAGATTCATTTTAGAAGAGATAAAACCGGAGACCATGGTAGATCTTTGGCCTAATAAAGGCTTAAATGCTATCTCAGCACATATGGCTAATGTGCACTATCATAGCAGAGTGATAAGCGATGACAATATAAAACGTTTAAAATCCATCGGTATCTACGCCTACAGAGAGGATCCGTATCGCAAGTATGACCTTCTGGTTTGCCTGTCTAAGACATATAAAGTGAAGCCTTGGATGTTAGAGGGATTCTTCAGTAAGGCAGATAGGATTTTAATATATGCTAGTGCTTGGCATATTGGTGACACTATTAATTTGTACAAGCCTGAGCGTGTCTTCTCGTTAATCAATAGGTTCAAATCTAGAAAACCTCCGTATTATTTGCTATTGTTGAAAAAGGATGAGACGATGGCCTCGATTAGAGGCGCATCAGAGACATGGCCCAGTGAATTCCCACCCCGGCAAAGCTAAAGAGAAGGAGATTATAATGGCCACAGCTTATACTCGGATTCCTCCCTACACACAACTTACGGATGCGTCGACTGTAGCAATATCAGGCCCAGATGGTCTGGCTACTGATTACCTATTCGACGCTCAAAGCCGAGCGCTGTGGTTCAAGGATGCGCAAGCGGCTACGTTTCTACACGGCACGACGCACATCAGCGAAGACCCGATCCCTGGAGCAACGTGCGACACGCCAGGGTTACTGTCAGCTAACGACAAATGTAAGCTCGATGCGTTGTTGCAGACCAGAATCGGCGTACTAGGTTTTCAAGGTGCCGGATTCCCAGACGATGGCGGTTGGCTCCAAGGCGATATCATTTTGGCTGCAGGCACGGAATTTATCAGCCTCGAACGTATCGGCAACGTTGTCCGCTTTACTGTCGATAGCCCAGTCCCGCTTACATGCTCATGCGAATCATGTAACCAGATTTTCTGGGTGCAAGATGATACAGACACCGCAAGTGTCCGCCCTCCCGTTTGCTCAGGCAAATTGCCTGGTGTTAACTCCTATGGCGAGTTAAAGGTCTACGTCTTTCCGCAGAGCACGATAGTTGATCCAAATAACCCGTCGGCCAAGTTAAATCTAAAAGGCAATTATCCATCATTGATCTTTAAACGCTATGATGATACATTATCACCTGGGTCGGCTGAATTCGAATTGACCCTTAAGCGCAGCTCATTAAATAAGCTCGTAATGGAGACTGGGTGGGCTTTCACCCCCGGAGCGGTAGGTGGAGTAGCCGAATGCATCTGGTTTACTGGCTTGGATGCCGACGGCAAGCAAACCAGCTTCCAATTTAAACCAGATTCTGACTCTAATGCCCTCGGCATGCTGTTGTACAAAGGCAATCTAATTACAAAGAAGATGGGAGTGGTTACAGGATATGATTCATCAATCCTGACCAGTAACATCTATCAATGGCGCCAATGGGATATCCTAAATCAAAAACCCATTGGCGATTCTTATACAGCCACTAACGTTTGGATGTACAAAAATCCCGGCAGCGTCAGCACTGGTACCAGCGCTCAGGCGTTGATGCTTGACTATACAATCGATATCTTGCCAATTGGAACGTTAACCGATATCTGGGCATTTCAAGTCGGTGAAGTGAACGGCGTGGTTAACTACCGATATTTCTTTAATCAACGGCCAAGTATTAACCCGAATCAAATCTGGTCCACGATCGACCACGTAAGCTTCGGCGACACCGTCGTAGCACGTGACATCCAAAATGAAATAGCACACAGTGTCGATGGCTTTCCGATGACGACTGACGTTCAGCCTGCTACCATTTACGATGACGGTCGTAACATAGAATTGAGCCGCTGGGGTATAACCAATTACGACGTACCAATCATCCCAATCACCGCAAATGGAGTAACTGGAACCGGACCTGTGCAGGCTAGCGACCTCAACGGCGCTTACATCGACACGACAAGACCAGCATTATTGGTTTATCCAAACGCGCACACGTCAGCTGGCACAGCGCCTTTCGGAAACTACCAGCAGCCCACTATGATTTGGAGTCGGTCAAGCCTTAAAGATGGTTTGATACGTATCAGAATGGGGCGGCCAGGGTCTCCTGGGACCATTGGTGGTTTGAGTTCATACTTTGGCCCGGTCATAGGCAGAAACTACTTCGACGTGCTATTGAAGGCTAAGATTGATGAAGAGATGGAAGCTTATGGCCAGGTCGAAGCCATTGGTACTTTCGATGGATATCCGTTCATCCAAATATCTGGTGTTGCGTTCCACGATATTCCCAAGTTCGGAACTATAGAAATAATCAGCACCAGCTCTGCGACGGCTGGTAAGACTTTCCAATTTAACCGCAAGACGATCTTTGCAGGTGGGACTGGAACTGGCACCGTCAAGGATCTGGTCATGGGTACCGTACTGCTGAACACGTACACCGGCGCTGAACCATACGTTGGTCAAGCGGGTGACATCGTCAGATTCATCCAACAGGATTACTCAAATCCAGTCGCAAGGACCATCTGGAATTATCAAGTCGTCGATGGGCAACCGATCACCACTTTGCAATTTACAGTCGGTATGCTTGATATGACCAAACCTTACAATTATAACACTTACCCTGTAGAGGCAACGGAACCCCAAGCTAGTGACATTATCAGGGGCCTGAATGATACAGGCACTTACGGTGGTCCGATCAGTAGTGCGATCTACCAGCAGAATGGCTTGTACTTTGGTACTGGCACCAAACCACCAAGCAGCGTAAGCTCATTCTTCATCGTTGAAGGCGGTAGTTTTGGAAGTAGCGATGGTAAAGAGTATTGGAACGAACTGACGATTATGGTTAAAAGTGAGCAAGTCTGGATTTGGTGGAACGACCTCTTAATCCCACCAAATGCTAATGAGACTAACGCTCAACAAAATCCACCTACGTTCCAAATCACTCAGCCATACTATCTGATGAAAGACTTCAGTGCTCTCACGAGTGCAAGCCCTGCTTATTATCAAAAGGAAATGGAAGGTAAATACGGTATTCGATGCTTCCCCGGAGCCGTGATTAGGGATATCGATATCAAGGGACAAGTGCAATTGTTCAACGAATACATCTACGGAAATCTAAATCTTGGCTAAGTTTACTCGGAGATTGGCGGTTAGCAGAGGCACGCACAAGGTCTCTGCTACCGAAGAAAACATCAAGGTCAAAATAAGACGAGCACTACTAACTGACCCTTTAGAACATGAACCCGTAAGTCCCTTCTCGAAAGGCCTGAAAGGCCATCAATTCATCGGTGAATTTAGTTTCAATGGAGTGCCCGCTCACGGGTTCGTGTTAAGGATATACGAACAGGGCCGGATGATCTTTAAGAGGGTCGTGCCACCTTCAGGCATTATTGGCGCTTTACCGTTAAAATCTAACCATTCCTATGTCATTACCCTCTAATGAAATTACGCAGCAGCTTACTTTCAGCGAGGACACTCATTGTAATGCGGGTGTCGATTGAACGCAAGAGCTTATCTAATGATTCTACAATGATCGCACGGTCGATCGCATCCCATTCGTTAAAGAAATTGTAAGCGCTCTGCTGCTGTTGCAATGCCTTTTCTTGCTCTGTTTTGGCCTTGCGTTTCGTGCCGCCTTCGGACGCTTCGTTACGCAAGATCAAAGCGACGGCTTTTAATTTTCCAAGTACCTCGTTGTATCTGTCTCGGCTCAGTTTATTGCTGTAAGTTAGCTTGCCTGGTGGTGCTACTTTTCCTTCTTTAGCCAGTTCTGTTAATTCTTCCTCTTCCGTCTCGAAACTGCGACGGATGCCATCAAGTGATAAGACTGGCATTCCGCTACGCAGCCAAGGCGATTTGTATGGTGGGCCTTCTTTGCTTGGTTCTAACTCAGGGTCTTCCGTCCCAGCGACGTACCAGCCCGGATTACCACGTGGTATTTGGATATTAGATCTTTCTGTGCCTTTGCCAGGGTAACTAGCAGCGGCTTCACCTAAGATCCGGAGGAGCATCCGGTATTCGGTCTCCTTCACCTTGGTGGTGTCGTAGGTCGATTGACCGCCAGTCGGTAGGCCAAGCTCAGTAAGTTTAGCTAGATATGGCGTGTCTTTTATCATGTCTGCGTAGCCGTACAGCATTAACTCTATCATGTCGCTGATCATACCAGGATCTAAGCGATCAGCTTCTTGAGTCATACGGTCTGGAACCGACCCTGCGGCTGAGGTGACACCACCTTCGGGGCCTTCCTTGGGCTTATCGAGGCTGGTCGTTTTAATCTGGGTTACGCGGTCCGGCGTGTCGATTGTACTAAGCATACCGGTGGAAGCACCCTTAGATGACGCCTGATTAAAGAAGTCAATGCGTTCTTGTAGTGCTATTATCCCCTGCAGTGCCTTTTTGGTAGCTTCCTCGTCTCCTGAGGATGCTATAGCGGCAAACTCTTTACAGGCTTTGACGATGTCGGTGCTGTACCAGCCAAATGGGTTATCTATGTTTTTGTCACTGCGCGATTCAACGTCGAATGGGGGCTTGACTTGTGCTGCTACCTTTAGCGCTTGCTCTGCGGTAGGATTGTCAATGATCGATTGCAGGCCCTTTATTCCATATAAAGGGTGGTTTTTGTGTAGTTGCGATGACTTTCCTGATGCAGCCATAGTCTCGGCTGTGCCGCCTAAGCCGTTAAGCATTGCGTGCTTTACGTCTACCATGAGCCGTTTGATGAATGGTGGTTCGCCTCTGTCTACACCTGGCCGAATCATTTGACTTAGAGCTGTTAGGCCAAGCGAATAATAGTCTTCCCAAGACCCAGAACGGCTTCCTTTGCCAGCTAGCTTTTTCGCTATGCGATAAACTGGCGCCGATCCGTATGAGCCAGGATTGCGTGGTGATCGTCCCTTTTCGGTATCACTACGTGTCTGCCCAGTGATAGCTACGGTGGGGTCTCCCGCTACCGCGATGATGAATTGCTCAGGCGTGAATTGCGGCGCTGGCCCGCCGGGAGCAAAGTCCGGCGGTGGGGTAAAATTCTTGCTGCGCCATTCTTTTGTATAATGCGCCTTGCTATCGAGCGGATTGATCGTATTATGCAATATGTCTTCTGCATAGCCACGATTATAACCAGCTGCGTAGGGATCTATCCAAGGCGCAGTCTTACTGTCTGCTTCAGAAAGGATCAGCTTAAATGCTGCAGCGCTTTCAGCTATCAGCCGAGCCAAAGATGCCGATAAAGAAGATTTAAAATCCATCGAAGTAACCTCATAGCGTTTTATTATTTTTCATGGGAAGGTATAACAGATTGTGGTTGACTTTTGCTCGGTCTAGAAACTCACGAAAAGGAAATTCAGTAGGTTGGTAATATAATTCCCGATGCTTCCGTATAAGACAGCTGCGAAGATCAACAGCTCCAAATTGATCCGTTGCAAATACAACGTCAGCCTTGTAATCGTCCAACGCTTGTTTCATTTTCGATAGTAGATCTTTTGGCTTGACACTATTCCAATATATGAAGCAAGGACCTAAGCTGTTATGGCTTGCGAGGTTTAGACACGTGCCGACAGTTAAGTCTTCCTCGGTATCATAAATCGACACCATACGCGCCGCTTCAATATCTAGATCAGCGGCTTTGGTTAAATTACTGGTATTATTAAGCAAGATGATTTCTTTATATGGATAATCTTGCTCTTGAACATTAGAAAGCAACTCCATGGCGTTATCATGTGCGTCAGGATATACGATTAGGGCCACACTGATTAGTTCAATGTGGCCCGTATGATTAGATTTTTGGAGTGACATTAGTGAGAATGTACTCGATGATCTTTTTAAGCAGGAAGCTAGCGATCAGTTCCCAAGGGAATAGCAAATGCGGTTGAGGCTCGCCGTTAGCGACGATCTCTATTAGTGTTAAAGGGTCTTGCTCGGCTGCTTGCGAGACGAATTGTGTGCCCTCTGGAGCACCAAGGATTTGCTTTTGGCAGTAACCTTGTACCACCCAAGCATCTAGGGCGAATTGAGCCCGATTCTCTACGACTGTGCCAGCCCTCAACAGCTTTACTACGTTGAGCATTTCTTGAACTGGGACATCTGCCGGATAATTCATAAGCCACCTCCTTTTCTAAATGTATGTACTAACGAAATATAAATTATGAAACTAAATCGGATAATAGAAGACAGTAACTTCAATTCAGTCCAACCGGCTGGAGTAAATTCATGGGCTGGGGCCAAGATGGCACAAGATATCATGGATCCAGAATTACACACGCCCGATAACGAACCCACAGACGTTAACCTATCATCACCGGGTGCAGAAGAGACTGATCTACTCACTACCAGCATTGATGATACAGAAAAAGCGATGGATACCTTCTCATGGATGATCCCAACCTTCAAGGATCCAACGGTAAAATGACATTCTCAGACACACTTGACCTCCTGATGGTCGACCCGAAGCAAGTTGAACGCAATAGCGTCCTGCAAGACTGCATCCACACTTCGAAAGAATTAGAAAAAACGCGCTACAAATTGATGAATCTAGAACATAAGCTCAAGACACTGCACCATAAACTAAATTGCGAGTTAGCTATGCAATTTAGGAAGGAATACCCTAATTTAAATATTAATATTCATAGAAACAATTGCAAAGTAGGCTATAAAAGCAAGCATCTTCTACTAAAACCAGACTTCAAGAAGCAATTTTGGAGCGTCGACAGTGCCGATTCAGCGTTCGCTAACAGATTCAAGCGAGACGCAAGGGCTGTCTTACTGCTGAGTACACCATTGACCGAATTAATAGCCAAAATAGCTGAATTTTTCCGTCTAGCCTATAAAAGCTTAGGCGAAGACATAACTGATCATGACGGAGTGTTGATTATCGAAGGTAAATCAGCCAATTTGATGCAACTTGTCCAATTTTCGAGGAGCGCCGATGTTATCTCTTAAGAGCATAGTCTCAGTTATTAAGGCAGCGATTGGAAACCAGGCCTCCTACATGCCAGTTTATGAAGATACTAACATGTTAAGCTTCGTCGTAGCTGGTAACCAGAAAGACCTGCTACCTGCGATATCAACCGTAAGAGCCAAATGCGAGGCATGGGGCTTGCATTGTGAGGACGCCAGAGTCAGAGGTGGGCGAGTTTGCATGATTAGTCACCGAGCCCTTTCCGAGCACGAAACCGCCATCATCGGTTCCTTGCTTGGTGAGCAGATAAACTTAGGCACCTTTGAAAACAGACTCGACAGGGCGCTCCAAGAAGATCAATTCAAATCAGCGACGTCTGGTATTACCAGAGCGAACCAGTCAAGTCGTCAGCGGCAGTACTACGACCCGAAAAGGGCAACGTACGCCGGTAAAAGAACACTACCTACAAGAAGAACTGCCGTATCAGAGAGTATACATGGCATAGCGACAGCTACCGGCGAACAGCCTAAAGCTCTATTCCAGAAATTCGGAGTCGCATTGAGAAGCCTTGGTAACAATTTAGGGATAGGTGCAATACAAGACATCCTAAAATCCAAAGGTATCCAATATAAAAAATCTAATGACGGATTAAGTCTAATATTCACAGTAAAGAACGCACAGACTGGAACTGATATACCAATCCACCGCATCACATGTGAGACGCTCGAAAGTCCGAACGACTTCCAAGAATCGTTATTGGCTCTTCTAGATATAGCAAGAGGTGATGCACCAGGGTCATTTCAGGCTAAGCAAGCACAAATGCAAGATATTCAGAAATCAGCCAGAGAGATCTCTACGGCGGTGGCTAGTCCTAACCCTCTGCAACAGTAGACTCACATGAAACTTGCACTTATTCTAGAGGCGAAGCTTAACCGCCCTTGGCTCGAAAAACAGCTCGGTAAAGATAATCCAGCTGTTCAAAAAATCGTGAACACTGATCCAACCGAAGGTTCATATTACCAATGGTTGGCATCTTTGTACAAGAAGCGCGGATCAGATGACTTCTTAACTCGGGAATTACGCGCAGACATCGACGAATGGGATCGCAATAAACAAGCATTGAAAAATCTTGAAATCAGCAGTGACTTAAACGGCAAGGACTTGACGTACTTGGCGGACAATCTAGAATCATTAAGGTACGATAGGGCTTTGAGAGCGTCTACAGGCTTAGGCAGCGGTGTCTATCACCTCAGTAAAGATTATCCAGGCGCTAAAATATTACTGAATGACGGACAGTATATTCTGTTCGAGATAGCGGGCAAAGACGCAGCTTCGATTGATAGTCTTGAGCGACTTGGGATGGGCACGTCTTGGTGTACTAGAAAAGGCAGTAATATCAGTGGGGCTGCGCAGCGATATCTAAAATCACGCACGCAGTATGTTCTATATAGGGATAAAAAACCTCTATATCAATTCGATGATAAAGACTTCATGAATGCTAGAAATGAAAATGTTATCCCTGAGCGTGATGCCGCTTCGAAGATCCTTGATGCCATGGGATATGCGTGTAATGAAGCATTGATGGTGGCTCAGATAGCCTATGGCGATCCGAAATCTGTCAATATGACGCAAGACATGGTCAATAAGTACAAGCAAGGTGTATACCGTTTCGATGGAGTTACCGGTTTTCAACGCATTCCAGCGTTGGAAGCGTTTATCAAGTCAGACATGCACGAATACATCTTGTACGCCACCCAAATTCTAAAAAGGCGCGTGCCGGAAATCGAGGAATGGTTCATTAATAATAACAATAAGTTTAGATCCCATACACAGCGCTACTTTACTGACCACTTGACTAACTACCTGTTATCATGCTGCAAATTTGAGGAATGGCCGGAGGGTGAAGAACTGCTGAAGGAGAATTTGGCTGCATATACACGTTATTTTGTGCAACGCCGCACTCAACCCAACGTGTTAATAGAACGTTCGCCTGAATTGGAAAAATGGCTGTTAGCCGCCGTTAATTTGGTACCCGTGGATTTTGTAGAAGATGGCAATCTAAATCTGATATTAAATTACCTATGGGACCTCAAAGTTGGAGAATGGCCGGAAGGTGAGAAAAGACTCCTTAACAGTGCTAGCTTAGAGGGTTTACGGTATGCTATACACGTACACAAACGTTCCATAGCCGTAGAGAATTGGCTGGCGGCAGAGTGCTCAATCTTCCATGTCAAGGATTACGTAGCCCATGTGACGGATGGTAAACCGATTCCAGATTTCGAAGATAAAGCCATAGCGGCTATGAAGTCCTCTTTAGCAACTAAGCCGCGTGATGGACAGTATCCGTATCCGGAACCTGTTTTCGCAGCGAGGTACGCACTTGAGGTATTAAAGCGACGGTGGCCTGCTGCTGAAAATATAATCTCGCTTGGTCGGCCTAACCATCCAGACATTGAAGCGTATTTTAAAGAATTCAATTATGCCATGGGTCATCAAGGCTTAACTAACCAACCGTCAGGACGTACAGGAATGCCCGGCCAAAAGCCATGGGCTCTGTACAGCGAATCAAAGTAGGCACGGAGATCACATGAAACTATCACTCATACTAGAGGCTAAACTTAATCGCCCCTGGCTCGAAAAACAGCTCGGTATAGATAATCCAGCTGTTCAAAAAATCGTAGACACCGACCCAACTGGCGGATCTTATTACAAATGGTTAACTGCGCTTTATCAAAAGTCGCAATCCGATGATTTTCTCACGCCCGAATTAAAAGCCGACATCGGAGAATGGGCCAATAACGCAAGAGCTATCAAAAGTGCAGGATTAAGCTCAGACTTGAACGGTAAAGATCTCGCATACTTCTATGACGTGCTAGCAAAAATGCGGCAGTATAAAGCCATTAAAGCCTCACACACTAAAAATAGTGGGGCCTATTATTTATTCAATAATTATCCAGGGGCCGAAGCTATTTATAATGACGGCAATTATATCATGTTTAAAGTCGAAGGCAAGAACGAAGAATCGATAGACAGCTTGCAGAAACTCGGAATCGGAACCGGATGGTGCACCAGGCTAGGCGGCGATGTGGAGGGTGCCGCTGAAGAATACTTATCTGATACGCAATATGTGTTGTATAAAAATGGTGAGCCTATCTGTCAATTCAGTAGACAAGACTTTAAAGATGTGCGTGATGAAGAATACAAGCCACCTGCTGATGTGTTACGATTAATACTTAAAGTGGTCGGCCCAATTAATGATCAATTAAAGACGCTAGAGATAGGACAAAGGATAGCTGAATCAAACAACTTCGCCGATGCATCACCCGAAGACCTGTGTCGCTATGCTGTGGCCATGAAACAGCGGTGGCCAGAAGCTGAGCCAATCATTAAAACATCACCAAAGTGGGCCCGAGAATACGCATTAAACGTCTTAGGGGAAACGTGGCCTGACGCCGAACCGTATATCATGACAGACCCTCAGTCTGCCGTGGTTTATGCTATACATCTAAAGGGTCGATGGCCGGAAGCTGAAAAATATATCAAGCAAGATCCCGGATATGCTATACTATACGCTAGAAAATTATTTAATAAAGGCGAACGATTTCTTGAAGCCGAGCCGTATATCGAAAAGGACGCTCGCATGGCGTTCGAATACGCCCAAAGAATCATAAAAGGTGAATGGCCAGACGCAGAAAAGTATATCATGCAGGATCCTCAGGTGGCCTACAATTATGCTGCTTACGTGAGGGAAGACCGCTGGCCAGCAGCTGAACCCATCATAATGCGAGATCCTCAGGTAGCATACAAGTATGCTTATGCTTTCATAAATGGTGAATGGCCAGAGGCGGAACCATACATAATGACTGAACCATATACAGCATATGCTTACGCTAGGTTTCTAAAAAGGGAGCGATGGCCAGAGGCCGAACCGTACATCAAGAAGAATCCCGAGGCCGCTAAACTTTATTTTGATTGGGTTAATAAGGATATCAGCAGAGGTGCGGACGCCTATGATGACTCGTCGAGTTGGGTTGATGCACGAAATATATAAGCGCTAGAGAAAGCCAAACAATATAGAGCCATCAAAGCCTAAACCACCACGGCCACTAGCCGCTTCCTGCGCTCATATCATAGCAAATTTAACATGTACCCAATTTACAGGTATTCATAAAATGAAGTTATCACTTATCCTAGAGGCGAAGCTTAATCATACTTGGCTCGAAAAACAGCTCGGTAAAGATCACCCAGCAGTGCAAAAAATCGTAGACACGGATCCGACCGGTGGCTTTTATTATGAATGGTTGGTGCAAAGATTTAAACAAGCGAACACAGACCAATTTCTAACACCGCAATTGCGAGATTCAATCGTCGAATGGGATAGAAACAAGCAAGTGCTGCGTAATCTAAATATCGATGCTGACTTAAATGGTAAAAATTTAGCTTATTTTAATGATGCTTTAGAAAAGATCCGAGAACATAAGGCCATTAAAGCATCATCAGTGCGCGGTTCAGGCGTGACGCACATGGGCACGGAGTACCCAGGCGCAAAGGTCATATATGATGATGGTCAGTATGTTCTCTTTAAAATCGAAGGTACGAGCCCAGAGGCAATCGACAGCTTAGAGCGATTGGGAGTGGGTACTCGTTGGTGCACGAGAAGAGGCGGTAGAGTTAATAAGGCAGCTGAACATTTAAGCACAGACACACAGTATGTGCTTTACAAAGATAAAAAGCCATTATATCAATTCGACTCTAGTGAATTTAAGGACACTCACAATCTTCCCGAATATAGCATACCAGACAAAGCGTCAGCGCTCATAATGTTAGACTATGTGGGACCTATCAACGATACTCTAAAATTCGCCGCTGCAGTTTACGAATACGATACCTCAATGCTGTCTGAAGTGCCTGAAATTCTTGCTCGTTACCTGAGTGGAAACTTACCGACTTTCATTCAACCATCTGAAGTGATTGAGCAGTATCTATTACAACAATGCGAAAATGGCGAGGACGAAGAGGCAGCTTACCATCTCATCGATTATGCAAAACACTACAGAGTAGGCCGTTGGCCAGCGGCAGAGCCGTATTTGATACATGATCCTAAAACGGCATATGCTTACGCTGATAGAGTCATCGGTGGTCGATGGCTCGAAGCTGAATCTATCATTGCCAAAAGCGCTACTGCCGTTAGCTACGCCATTGCCTTCTTCGGGGGTGACAGATGGCTTGAAGCCGAACCATATCTGCTTAACGAAGGTGAGGTAATACATGCCATACTCTATGCTGGTAAAGTATTAGAAGGGCGCTGGCCAGCTCTAGAGCATCGTATCGCAAAAATGGATCAGCCGCTGTTTGCCATGATGGAATACACAAGGTTGGTACTCAATCGCCTTCCAAATGGCCCAAAGTCGCTGCCTGAATTTGAGCAAGCTGTGATCAACGATCCTTACAAAGCATATAATTATGCTAGGCGTGTTATTAACGCAAGGTGGCCAGAAGCAGAACCTATAATTATGGCGTCGAAATATGCAAATGATTACCAACACTGGCTAACAGCCAAAGAGGCGCTACCGTTTTAATAGTCGATCAATAAATAAAGCACACGCTACTGCAGGATTTGATTATGACTGATGCCGCAATTACCGTTATCCTTAACGGCTATAAACGACCACACGTGTTAGCCGAGCAGTTGCAAGCTATCGAAAGTCAGACAATCAAGCCCGTTCAAATTATGTTTTGGAAAAATGCCAGCGACGCCACCTTTGACCAAGACCTAATTGCCAGATGTCAATCATTTACCAGTAGCGTAAATGTGGGTGTATGGGGACGATTTGCGTTAGCCCTGCTAGCGGAAGGCGAATACGTTTGCGTCTTCGATGACGACACAGTTCCGGCCCCAAGATGGCTCGAAAACTGCGTGACCTCGATGAAAAAACGAAGGGGGCTCTTCGGTACCATCGGTGTCGTTTTCGACACAGACCAAGGCTACGATGGACAAATCAGGCGCTTCGGCTGGGATACTCCCATTGACGATATTAAACAAGTAGACATAGTCGGTCACAGTTGGTTCTTTGAAAAGAAAATGCTAGAATATTTCTGGCGAGAAATCCCAGACCGTAAATTTTACCTATGCGGCGAAGACATGCACTTCTCATACATGCTGCAAAAATATGCGAACTTGCCTACTTTAGTCCCACCGCATCCAGCTCAAGATCAATCACTCTACGGTTCAATTCCGGAAAAAGCGATGAAATATGGGATGGAGCCGGTCGCAATTTCACATGGCACCAATTGCAACGTTAAATTCAACGATTACCTGTTCAAGATACGAAGTGGAGGTTTCAAGCTGCTAAAAGATAATTACCAAAGACCATACTTAATAACACAATTTAAATTTATAGATGTTTACGATGCTACGGTCTCAGATGGAGCGCCAGACTGGCGTACCCCATATGAATTGGGCCTTGCTTATAAATTCCTTGCTACGCTAGCACGCCTTAATACTACCATGTCAGTAAAGTATAATAGTGAGTCGATGTCGCTGGTAAACAAGCATCCGTTCCCACTGGATACTGAAAAACCAACCATTTACGTTGACGTGAAGGGAATAGATCTAAGCCAAGCGGACTGCATTGAGCGCTTGCGCAGTAAGATCGACCTGATTAATCACGGTGGTTACTATATTGGTTCAAGCCTTTTTAACGGAGCTACGGAACATCCCGAAAATGGCCAGCACATCGATATGCTTAAACAGTTAGAAGCTATGGTTGGGGCACCGGTTGAAGGCAAGAATTCTATCATCAAGCTAAATGGGTCAAATAGCACAAATCCAGACACAAATCATATGTTAGATTCGATCTTGTTCCTCATTATAAAGAAGATCTAACAGTTTACCGGCTGCGAAACCATCACCGTAAGGTGACGGTAACACAACGCGATACTGTAATTTAGCTGAAAATAATTCATGTAATTGGCGTGGACTAGGACACAAGAATGCATGAGTATCGATACCCTCTACGCGTTCCGTACTCGCACGACATACAATCGCTGTCTTCTTGAGAAATGAAGCCTCCTCCTGTATCCCACCAGAGTCGGTAATCACCAGCTTGCATCTCGCCAGCAAAGCAAGGCAGTCGTCATGAGGCAAAGGGTCCACAGCGTGCACTTTTCTTAAGATGCTCACGTGCTTGGTTACACTAGGGTTATGATGCGCTGGTAATATGAATTTAAGCTCCGGGTAAGCTAAGGCTAGATTTTCGAAAGCCTTAAACCATGCTTCTATATGCTGCAAGTTCTCACGACGATGCATGGTAATTAGCACTTCATCACCATAAGTGACGCTAAGATCCCTAAGATTATCGAGTGCCGTATTACCGATCACTGGTGCTAGAGCGTAAATCTTCTCATTACGTAGGTTGGTGGCAGCCCGTTGCGTAGGACAAAGATTGATCGTAGCTATTCGACTGATCATCTGCCTATATGCTTCTTCCGGATATGGACGCTTCAGATCGTACGTTCTAAGCCCAGCTTCTAGATGCAAAAGGATCTTGTTGCGATGAAACGCAGCCAGAGCGCAAGTTAATGCAGTAGCCGTATCGCCCTGCACAATCACATGGCTAATACCGTTGAAGATCTGGTCAGTCATAGCTCCAATTGAGCTAACTATTGCATCAAGTCTGTTATCAGCATACGATACTGAAAGCACGTGGTCAGCTGGTTCGGTCACCTCTAGATTATAGTGTTGGCCAATATATAATGTCCTGTAGGAAATGCTACGGGCTTTGCATTCCTTGATGATCGGTTTAAGCTTAATATATTCAGGTCTGGTGCCGTAGCATAGTAAAATCGGCATGTTATTCCTCTAAAGCGTATTCAAACTTCCAGCCATACATCTTTCTCAATTGATCTATGACCTGCTGACGTTCTACTATAGTGACCTTCGTGCCCTTAGCGGCGATTGCGTTAGCAAAAGCGAGACGCTGCGAATTATCTAATATAGTTGATTCATCTTTAAAGGTCACACGGTCCATCACAATGGACGTTTGGTCCTTAGCCTCGTCAACCATAAACATCAAGTGCGAGTCGTTTGCTTGATCTATGGCTACGTTTAGTTCAGCCGAGATTTTCACATCCTCAGAAGCTTTAATATAAGCTTTATTGTCGCGAGGTAAGCACGGTCCACCATAGCCAAATCCGTACTTAAGACAATGGTGATTTATTCTTCTGTCGTCGCCTATAGCATTTAGTACCACATCAGAGTTGCCTTTATATCTAGATACCATATCGCCTACTTTATTAGCATACGCTATCTTCATCGTCAGGAAAACATTGGTTGCTAATTTGGTAATTTCAGCCTCGGCAAACGACATCATCTTTACGGACGGCTTATTGAGACAAATGCTGCGATGTAATTCTGCAATTATGGACATCGACCTTGTGTCGGTGCCCCCGATCAACACCACGTCTTGGTTCTGCTGGTCTCGAATGATCGACCCCTGAGCGATGAATTCAGGGTTATAAATGAGATGGTTATGATCCACTAGATTTAGCACAGTAGCGCAATAGCCTGGCATAACAGTAGAATTAATGGCTATTACTTTATCACGTAGCCCTAAGGCTCGGATATCACGCAGCGCCTGCGTGATCAAAGTGTGATCGTAAGACCCATCAGGCAAGCTGGGTGTGGGCAGGACTATGAAGATGACATCTGCCTCTGCGATGTGAGAGAGGTCATCTCCGATGATCAACCTTGAATCGGCAAGGTAACTCTCTACCATTGGCTCCGCAGTGTGTAGTGCTTTGGTCCTGATCGCCTCGACCAATTTAGCATCTGTGTCACATGCATAGATTTGGTGGCCCGCTTTGTCAAGATTAAGGGCAAGACATAAGCCTAATTTCCCAACACCTATGATGCCGATCTTCATAGCCAGCCTCACTAGCTCACAAGACGCTGTATGGCCGAATGGACCTGGTCGGTCCAGCGATCGCCACGCACATCTGTTATGTGTTCAATATATACATCTTGGTGTCTGCTCGCCATCTGCGGATTGTTAGTTAATAGTAATAGCTTACTATTAGGCCGACTGTGTATGAAATATTCCCATAATTTCACTCGATCGTATGTTACAACAAATGGTAAAACTGACCAGCTTGATTTGGCATAATCGTTATATGGATCTTCGTCTATAGCGTGTCTACAGAACAATATTTCATCTGTGCTGTAGAATACGCTGAGCAAACGGTGTAATCTTCTCTGATACGTGGTTCTGACCTCGTCGTTCTCTACCCACCATGGTTCAACGCGTGCATATTCATGGAACAAGAAGGCATCATTGTCTGGAGACAATAGAAACCCGTCACGCAGGTAACGCATATTAAAATCGAAGAAATGCTTGCCGCCAGACGCAATACATTTGGTGACGAAGGATTGAGAAGTGATATTCCAGTCAAACGGGTACGCTGGTTGGTTAAACTTCCTAATTACAGTGGTTAACATGCAGCCGCCGTAGCCGCCTAGATTTACTATTATCACATTTTGATCCAATTATCTAAATAAAGCCTACGATGCAATAAATCTGGCTCAGTACCCATGAAGTAATCTTTTGGCGCTACAATTGATTTTACGGGTTTGGCTAAATAACCAACCCATAGACCAAAAGTGGTGAATGGCGATAAGATGCTGCCATCACACAATTCCATTAGTTTAAAATCTTCAAGTGTGTTATTTCCGCTGGAAAAGATGAAATTATAACGATATTCTGCTAGGATCTGTTTTGCTGCAGTTAAATCACGGTCATGTTGGCCTTCCTTAACATCTCTTGACCCGCCAGCGAAGACGAAATAATCGGCATTACCGAAGTATTCGAAGGCTCTGTCTAGATAATTTTTCAATGGATCGCCCATCATCACAGCTTCGCACGTATCTTTCTGTGGGCTCATGAATATGTTATCGCCCAGGCGTAAATGCAGGCTAACGACTTTACTGTGCTTGCGTGACGGCGCTATTGCTTCAAACTTATGATGTGCGCTGGCGAACGTGTTAGAGTTAGCGTTAAGGCCTACACACTTCCTTATCTGAGGCAGATGCTGTTCGAAGTAGCGTACATCTTGAAAATATCCAGCGATATCGACATTGTCAGGTGTTTGAAAAAATCCGTCAGTATATGTGCTAGCTTCTTCTACGGTGCAACCGGTTTTGACTTCTTTAAATTCTTCTGGGATGTTTAGATGCTTCAGTAGGCATTCTTGATTGTGCCATATTTTGGTGTCGGTGGGCGGTAAACACATTTCGTAGTTATTCGTCAGGGCTAAGCTTTTGAGTGCAGCGTACTGGAACAACTGGTTACCAAATCGACCCATAGTGCCGATTCTAGAAAACGTTATCATATGGTCCTCATATTTTTAAAAACAGTGAACTCAGTTAAATCTCGATAGCCATTGATCTCTTGGCTATCAGGAACATGCTCGGGATAATTGTGCATCAGCTCTAAGCCCCGGGCTGCGACAGAAGGCGCCATGTACATGTTCCAGCCACAGAACGTGATATCATCTTCCTTGTAGAATTTCTCGGACCGTCCTTCATAACGCGCTTTTTTAAGCCAATTAACGGCATCTATATTATCAGTCAATATCATGCCGCCTTTGCCAATATTCAACTGCTTCTTAATATGAAAACTCAAGCAGTAAAACTGGCCTGCATTATACATTTTCGAGGTGAAACGTTTAGCACTGTCGTGGATAGGATACGGTTTAAGCTGGTATTGGCCAGTCCAGTGGTTTACGCTCCCACTCTTATCAAAGACTACTTCACCACCGGCGTGGATTATCGACATCGGCACGCTGAGGTAAGTCTTTGCTGGAATGGTGACAGTTTGCACATTCAAGTACTTGCAGCAAAGGAATATCGCATTTGTACATGAATCTACGGAGACTGCATAAGGTGCTCCGGTATAATGTGCCACTTCATCTTCAAACATCTCAACGATTTTAAAAGGGTTATGCTTCGATAGATTAGCGGGCATCATCACGTTCCAGGATGTAATACTTCTGTTTAAAGCCAGCCTTTAGGAACAGCTGAAGACTAGCCTCGTTATCAACCTTCACCTTTGCGTAAAGTCCTTTGCGATTTTTTAGGTATTCGTTGATCATGAACGACGCTATGCCTTTGTTCTTGTGCTCGTGCACAACGCAAACCCTCAGGTCGCCATCTATGTCCCCCACGAAACCAACAGGCTCATCAGCATCTGTGACACAAATCTTGTAATCTTGATGATGATCCATCATATATGCTGTCTGCTGGTCTGGAGTAATTTGGACTTGCTGTATAAACCCTTGGGCATTGCGTGGATCGTTCCTTAAGCTTCGGACGAAACCCCAATAATCAAGAGAGCAATTCACCAGTTTATACTTTACCATATGCATAGCTTCCTCATATCATCGTGCGTTTCACCTTTATGTATATGGAGGTAGCCCCTATTGCATGTAAGTCCAAGTAGATGATTCATCGTAGTGCCAACATTAATGTAAGTGTTCTGTGGATTAACTTGATGTAGTCTATGAATGAGCATTTGAGTCAAGCTAGACGCTGAGAAGATGAAAAGATGATTCGTTATTTGAGACTCCTGCACCCATTGGGTCATTTCCTCAATAAGTGGCTGATCATTCACTATACAGTTAGTGCCTACTTTAAACCATTTCACAGGCTTAACTGTAGGATGCAGATTGGCGCTGCCGTTAGCTATTAAAACTAACGTGGGATGTGCAAGGATCAACGGCAATATGTGGTCTAAAAAATACGGATAATTGCCATTTACAAGAAGATTAGCCCAAGTCCAATATTTAGTCTCTGCACACAAGGTATCGAAGAACATCCTGTTCTCGTGGCCCACGCAACATTTGCATGATATACCTTTATAGTACTCTGGCGCATCGTACTTAAATGAAGCTATCAACTTGTCGACTATCTGTCGGTGAGCCACCGGATCTACGTCTTTGTGATCCTCTGGAGCCCAGGCAGCATGATACCTCTGATCGCCAACTATCGACTCATCTGCGCTAAGCCTTAAACGCTTTCCTTGCATGATAAACATTTCGCCATCGGAGTAGCGCGTGAATGCAAAGTTTTCACCATTTAGCATCTTGGTATGCAAATGGGTCAAATCTGACCTAAATTCTTTCATGGTGTTTACCGTTCATCAGTACCAGCACAGGTTGATATGGCGTCATCTCCACCGTATTTATCGTCTGCTCCCACCAATTCGCCGTAAGGCCGAATTGATCCAGAATATTCCACCGTTCACATAATTTTATCAGCCTTTTTCCGTAGATGCGGTGCACGTTGAAAACTGTAAGATCCCTACCGACTGGAACAGCTAAAAAATGCAAACCATTGGGCCTAACTAGGTCTACCAATTTTGTCATAGTCTTTAAATCGCCGTTAGCATCAATAGGATCGCCATATCTTCCAAGGCCATCATGTTCCACGGAAGAGATATTAAGGCAAGCGTCGAAGCGTCGGTTTAGGCTTTCGGGCTTCACATACTTAATGGCCTCATTGACAAATGGCCGATCGCCATATTCTGAGACGGTGACAGTAGCTGCTCCAAATACAAGGCAGATAGCCTCATACCATGGGTTAGCTGAACCTATTAGTAGAACATCCATGCCAACTATAGGGTACTGCCTTAGTGCTTGATAGAGCCATGCGTCAGTTTCGCCGTAATAATAAGTCGCTCCGGTTCGGACCGCATCCATGTATTCGATAAATCTGGCTGGTGTATAGTTTAATGAATGGTCTAGCTTAGAGTCATCCCTCACGTTAAATGCTATAGGCTCATCTAGTTGAGCCAGATATTGGTTTAAAGCACTCATTGCGACACCTTTAGTATTCTCTGTACTATATAATTACCCAAAATTAAAGGATGGGAAATAGATTTAGCTCTCCTGACATTCCTTCAGTAGAATGCAACTATATTGAATCGATCTTAGTAAAGTTGGTACATTACATAAATAAAGCCCTTAAGGTATCGTATAGGCCATGCGACTTTTGGGGCTTTGCATGGACTTGCTACCACAAGTGCAAAGTATACGAGACTCATTGGCGCTATTATTTTTTTATCAGCTTATATCGTATAATCTATCAATTTATTCTTAAGGAAAATCAGAACGTAGCCCTGAGACTTAGGGGCAAGGATCTAGTTGATAAACTGGAGGCTACACAAATGAACACTTTAAACACCGCATGGCACAACTTCCTTAAAACAAACGGTGGAATAGAGCACGTTGTAGAAGTCTTGCTGTTTGACCAGCCAAAAGCCCAACGTCAAATGATAATAGATCACTACGTGAATGGAATGACGACTGAAGAAATCGGTAAGGCGTATGGGATTACCAAAAACAGAGTTAGACAGTTAATGAAAGCGAATTTAGCACTGCTTAAGGAATTCTTATATTATGTTAAGGATCTAGGTGAATTTTTATCTGAATTATAGGACTCTTGCACCGAAGAAGCAAGGCCCCTCAGCTCCGAGCCAATCGTATAATCTATCGCCTGGTTCGAACGACATTGTTGTTCTGCTGCCATCTATCAATTGGAGATGGATGACCCCATTGTCATACACCTTTTTAAACCTACGCATTCTGACGCCTTCTACTGACGGTCTCCGAGAGGCATCGCTCAAATAAAGTCTCAGACTAGCATATTCTGGTATAGTGCTGCCAAAGAACACCTTCACTCCTAAACTGCATAGCTTGTTGCAGCTGGCGAGTTCACCGTCAGGGAAGATAAAATCAAAACCAAAGTAATTGATATTACCTATTACAGCGTCAAATTGTGGCGCTCTTTGGCAGTTCATAGGAATCTCGCGCATAGCTTCCTCTCTATGACGTGTATAAACAAAAACGCCCAGGATTATACACCCTGGGCGACGTCATTTAATCGGCGTGAATCATATCAACTTGGTTGTCATTAACGCTAGCGAAATAACTACCTACCATCGTGCTACCGTAGGTGTTGGATTTGAAGACGTTAATGCGATAATAGCGTCCGAATAAATGATGGCACAAGGATTTATCGAAAATCGGCTTATCAACCTTGGTCCAGAGTGACTCGACTATGTCGTCAACCGACACCTTGACTTTTATTTCTTTTTCTTTAGCCATGTTCGAACTCAATATCTCAGCCATGATACTCCCCCTATATTCCACTCTGAACCCAACTACATGTGGCAGTATTATTGATCCTTGAGTATGGGCAACTTACGTCTCCTGTATTCCCTGACAAGTGCTAGATACATCGGATTTGGATCGCTGTCATAATACATATCATCTGCACTAGGCCCGCTGCATCCATAGTGTATCTCATCATCGCCGTCTCTTTTTAATTTAGCAATGATGTTAGCAAGATGATCGTCCCCTATCTCTCCAAGAGCTAGAGTGTGACCGTCTTTGGTCCTCCAACGCAGGTTATAACGTGGCATCACACTAATTCCCGTTCGTAGCTGATGGGGGTAATGGTGTAGAGCATTATAGCTTTGCCTGTGGTATCGTAACCTACTATCTCGTTTTTACCATACTTCTCACCAACCTTTACACAATGCTCTTTGCTACCTTTATCAATGATGCGATTGCCGTAGTCTCGTATCTCGTAACTCTTTTTCATAAATCCACCTTTCTACTAACAGGGGTTTAAAGGTAAATGAATTCTAACAATTCAATACCGCACTTGACAATCGTCGCTCTATTAATGCCGGTGCTCATGAATGGCAAACCCGGGAAAGCAGTCCGAGCAGCCTCGATCGCTTCCATTACGTGACTGTAGCGAGTACCGGTGTAATCCAGTCCACATTCGCTTGCTAAGCCCCACAGATAGTCACCTTCATCTCTGTAGAGCATAATCGCATCATTCACCACTTGCATTATAGTAGCCTTCCTAGCATCAAGTTGCTCTTCCAATACGGTGTCTTAAGAAAGAACTAATCCGTAGATTGATTTTAAAGCATCAAAATGTCGCGCACCGTGAAAGCCAAACTTGTTTCTAATCTCGTTATCACAATCAGGTAAATGCGCCTCCATCGAAAATTTAGCAGCGATCTCAAGCGGCGCAAATTTTATCCCGTGTTTCAAAAAGATAGGCTTGTCTATCAGACAAATATGCCAGTCTTCATTGCCGTAGACGTGCGCTTCTGGCTCCGATTGATGATGGCTGATCCTTTTAACAGAAGGCTCCACGGCATCTGCGACCTTGCGGCCGTTGTATACCACGTTACAGGCGTCAATCAATTTTCTACTACGCAAGCTAAACCCACCATTGCCAACCCTGCATTCAGGACGTTGCGTCGAGTCGACGCTCCACGGAGCACCGATATAATCGTAATTCCAGAATCTATCATCCCAATTTTGCGTATTCAATATAAACCCGTCATGCTGAATCACTAAAGCATAATCAGTATCAACGTACTGGTGTAACTTTTTGCTTAATAGGTAGCTGTATTCGTGAATGTCGAATGGATCCATCTTACGGTAGCCGAATCTGCCGTCACCATGTTGGTAACCTGACAAAAATTCGATCTTGGCGAAGTCGGCCTTAGAAGTACACTGCTCGATGGCGAACGCTGACTGCCGGTAGGATAATTCATCGCTACGGCCGTCAGCCAAAAACAAGGTCACATTTTTTAAGTTTAACATATAGCACCCCACTTAACGTATGTATTTGAGATTTTTTCCAAACCTACAGGAGGAATCGATGGTTGTATTCATGTGTTTAGCGATCATAGGCAGCGATCTATATTCAGCTATAAGGAACAAGGATGTCTTACCCACAAGAGATGAAATTCGCATTATGAGAGACACAAACGAGGTAAGACGTGAACATGGTCTCAAGCCAGTCCGATTTGACCTACGTCTCTGCGCAGCAGCGAGGATGCACGCTAATAACATGGCCAGAGTGCGACGCATGAGCCATTACCTTCTTGGTGGGAACCCGGGCACCAGAGCCGCCAGCCACGGTTATACACATATGGTTGGTGAGAATATTGCGTACGGTTACGTGCCAACTGAAGTGGTGCGTAACTCATGGATGCCGTCACCATCACATAGGCAAAATATATTAGACCCTGACTGGACGACAATAGGTACTGGCCTTGGCGCAAACGGGGTCTGGTATCTCTGCCAAGTATTCGGTAAGGAATAGAAATGGGGGGCTAGGTAGCCCCCCTCTTATTCTTACTGATACCGCACGCAAGCATAAAACTTGCCATCTGATCCCACCGCTACACCTATCTCAGCAGGAACACGTTTCCCCCAGTAGCAGCAGTTAGAAACCGCCTCATCCGAGGTATTTCCACGACCCACCCCTTCGAATCCAGCAAACCCGCCACAATGCCCCAGGCGGCACCGAGCTGCTTGCATCAGAGCGACACCTTGAGCGGTTGAGTTATCGCCACCTTCATCAGCAGTGCTGACGGCGCGATGACGTAACAACCGTGGCCGAGCCTGTATACTGTCGGCGCACAATGTGAAAATAACACTAATTAACAAGATATTCCTTAATTTCAAGTTACTGCTCCATTTAGACTATCGGGACGCTCGTCTTACCGTCCAGCTTAGACGGCTTAGACTTAAATTGCTTGACCTCGTGAACAATTACAACTTTTAAACTCGGATATTTAACTTGCAAGCATCTTGCATCCTCCTTCAAAGAATCCAGCTGACTAACGTCCACTTTCTTTAGGCTATGTGGCCCAAGCGTGACATAGTATGGGGTGTCGCTTAAAGCAACTTGATTACCTATCCAGTAATGATCGATATAGTTAGCCACTAATAGCTCCAATTATATGTGCGCCGAATCGGTTAGACTCGACGCACAACTTATATATCCTAAGTGCCACGTGGTGCTGGACTTGCGCCAGTCGGCTTCACCGTAGGCAATGGTGACGGAGTACCAAGTGACGGTGCCTGTGGCTGGCTAAAAACCGGTGGCGGAACTGTCTCCGCTGGTGCGGCGGGAACCGGCGCCGCAGGGTACACAGGAGGAAAATTAGGCGTCGGAATGATCGCCCCAGGAGGTGGTGGGCCCATGCTACTATCCCAAACCCGCGGTGGATTGTTATATTTGTTAATGCAACCAACCAAAGAACACAAGGCTAAACCAGCTAACATTCGCATTTCTCATACCCTTGTTAAAGTTAACACTTCCATGTGGGTCAGTTCCTTACAGTGACCTGTGACATTGTTAAGCCACAAGAAAAATCTACTGTATGAAGCTACAATACATTCTTGAAGCAGGTCACTGGGAAATCGCTCCCGGTAATTATCCCAATTGTATTACCAAGCAGAAAAAAGGGAGGATGTCTCTCCTTGTGCATCCTAAGGATCGAGATAAGTTTATTAATTGGGGACGAAAGTCTAAGAATTCATTAAATGAAGACATTTATCCTAATAGGACAGCAGTAGTTTACCATAGAACCAAACCTGAAAATCTCGAAGCTATATTATCGAAATCATGGGATACAGGCGGCGGCACAGGTTTTGGTGCAGGGTTATACGCTACCTTATTCATCGATGATCAATTCGAGTCTATGATGGACAGAACATATGGATCCATGATATTGAAACTCAAAGTGACTGGCCTTGACAAATACTTGATAACTCCTCTGGGCGTCGCAAAGAAAATTCTGGGCACAGATTACAGTATCAGTTCGCAATTGGAGCGGCTTAACGCCACCGATCTGTTTACGCCGGAGTCAATACAGCAATTTGATCGATTGATGTCTCGTCATTCAAGTAATCTGGGACAAGTCATATACGATACTAACCCTAAAATTCAAACTAAGGTCAGAGGGATGATATATCAAGCATTTGAAGGGTATTGCTTAGTCAAGTATCATCCTATCGAAGATGGCAGCGTTACTTTATTGGGTTACGCCGAAGCATACTGCGATAATCAAAGAAAATATGATGCTATAAAATCTAACCAGGTCGGCGCTTGGATTACGTCTACTGACAAGGCAGCTTTAAAATCATTATTCAGGGCTAAAAGCAAAAGCACGTCCGTTTAATTGGTCCCTATTATTAGCCCCATCAGGTTTAAAGATGCAGCGAACGATCATTTTGCAACTGGTGCATTAGACCAGTGTCCGGTAATGAAGAAGAAGTATTAATAAAATGTGTCAGTGGATGGCCTGCTGATCGAAAGGTTTCGTGAGCCAACACCTCAAGAACTTTACTTTTAGAGAGGGGAAACGATGATAATAACTTTTTGGAGATGGCTGATAGACCTATTGGTTGTGTATTATAACACCAAGCCGCCCCAGCCGCCCCGCAAATACCCACCCATGCCCAAATGTGTCGAGCCCGGGCAAGGCGTTCGTGGCGAGACCTTGGGGCCAAGGGAAACAATCAACCCACCCAAGGGAGGGAGCGGCACGGCTCACCTTTCCCTTGGCAGAGCGCACATTGACAGCCTTAGAAAGGGAGAGGGCCGACATTGTGGCGTACAAGGCCATCTGCACGGATCCTTTTGTCCGGGAGGTTTTACGGAGGTTTCTGGGAGCGCACAGTTCCACCGAGGGCTTGATCAAGTGCAATAACTGTCGCCTGTAGGTAGTAGTCATTCCAGCCAGGTCGCTATCATGGCAAAGCTTAAATTACCAGACGCAGATAAATATATCTTCGATTTCGATTATACGTTATTCAAGACCGTCGAAACAGTACTGATCAGTAGTCCACGTGGCACTCGGCGGTTGGGTGATAAGACCTATTGCGAAGTGACATCGCCGCAATTCGCAAATTATGTCATGGCACCCGATGAGTCATTTGATGACAATAGTTTTATTAACTTTAGATCGGTGGACTTCACCAAGGCAACACCAATACAAGACGTACTTGACTTCTACGAGCAAATCAACAACAAGCTCATCCTAAGTGCCAGACCGCATAAAGCGGCAGACGACATTCGAAAGCGTCTAGGAAAAGACACTGAATTCATAGGGCTAGGTCATAGTGATGCTTTAATGAAGATGAACATTATTAAACATTATAATAAGCCACTAGTTTTCGAAGATTCTAGTAAATTAGTGGCCAAATTAATCTCCGATAAGATCAATTGCATTCATGTCATCCACGAGTCTAAAGATGTGTACCATTTAAGACTATATCAATTCAATTAGCCAATTGTTTAAATGGACCACACCTGCCGCCAAATCTATCTTATGAAACTTAAACTTATAATTGAACAGACGGAATCACTCCCTTCTATTAGTAGCGTTAATACTGTGATGTCTTCACTACTAAGCGCCGCGCAAGCCGTGTACGACCAGTGGGAGCAAAACGAAGATGGCTACGATCATGAATACGGAGAAGGTGGTATCTGCCACGACATAGCCGACGCAATGGCTGCGGTGCTAAATGCTCATAATATCGAGGCGGTGGCTTACTCGCAAATGATCGGCGATGTCCACGTCTATGTGATTGCCAAGTTCGCAGAAGGCGTTTACGAGATCAATATCCCTCCACATGTCTATGAGAGAGGCAGTGCATATACTTGGAGCAAAATTCCCAACATAACGTTAAAACCACACGACGTGAGCATAAATCAAGTTTATTCAGATCCTAACCAATTCGACGAATATTTGGAAATGTAGAGAAGTGCTTAGACGTACTTCTTTGTGATAGCATGAACATACTGATGACCCATACCAGCCCTTAAAATCGGCGGCACATGAATAGTCGCGTTATTCTCCACATCTCTCATCGCTGCGTGAATTGCATTAAACGCAGTCTTATCACGTTCAGACCGTGCCATCTCAACAGTAGCCAAAGCCATCGGAATCATGCACTCTGGCATACCGGTCTTTTCGGTAGTATAGCAAGCAGCCATAGCCGTTGTAACGGCATGAGGATTACTAGCGCAATCCTCAAAAGCAGTAATTAACATCCTACGACAAATATAAGCCGGATCCTCACCACTAGAAAGCCACTTAGCTAACCAATAAATTGCAGCATCCACATCACTATGCTGAATACTCTCCTGGTAACAGTGGGCCAAATCAAAATGATCATTGCCACTAGAATCGAAGCATAAATTCTTATGTGGCATCGCTACGTCTAATGCCGCACAAGTGATATGGCCGTCCTCGCAGAGGATCTCGACCAGAGTCTCTAACACCAAAACCAACTTCCGCGCATCCCCACTGCAACGATTAATTAAAGACTTAGCTGCATCTACTTCTATCTTGACTGCTTTCCCGCTAGACTTGTAGTAATCCTTAACTCGATGGATTAACTTAACCAATGCTGCGTTATCTAAAGGCTTCGTCTCCTGCACCAGACAGCGAGAAAGCAACGCCTTATTCACAGCAAATCGTGCGGATTCGACAGTCAGGCCGATCAGCGTCACCTCGTTATTTTCAATCGCTGGCAGCAGGATATCCTGAACGTTCTTAGACCAGCGATGGATTTCATCCACTAAAACGATCGTGCGCTTCTCGGAAGCTGCGGCTTGCTTTAAGACAGCCTTAAGCTCCTTTGTGCCGTCCGCAGTCGCATTCATCTTAGCAAAAGCGCAGTCCGTGTCGTTAGCCAACGCAAACGCTATGCTCGTTTTACCGGTACCAGGAGGACCCCAAAGCAGCACGTGCTGCAGACGTTTGCCCTCGGCCATCTTGCTAAAGATCATGCCGGGCCCTACAAGATGATCCTGGCCTAAGACCGCAGATAACGTTTGCGGTCTGAGTACTGTCGCTAAGCAATTCATAAATAGCCAATCTGTAAAAATTTATTAAACGAAGGCACGAAACCTTGATCCTAGCGTTAGACTAGACTAGTTGATATCGCTTTTGATCAATTGGGCTTCCTGATCAATTGGGCATCCACTAGTCTAGTCTTAATCAGTTGATAAAGATCGGGATCAGAGAGCTCCGCCTGCAGCACTTTGAATTCTTCGATACTAAAAACTGATGACGAGTAATCAAAACGCATACACTGAAAGGCATCACTGCCAATACGAACATGCCAGACTTCATCGGGCCGCAATTCTCCAAGTATTCCAGTAATGAAATCAGCACACTTACAAGTAACATCATCGACAATCATCATATCTCACTTTTCATTAGCCTTAGCCTTCTGCATAACAATCGTAGGTTTGGCAGTAGGTTTAGCAACCAAAACAGGCTTAGCCTGCCTAGGCGACCTAACCAGCAATCCAGTCAATAACCCTAATGAATGCACGAACAAGGTCGTAAACACTATAATCAACATGGTAGTAGTCTGATCAGCGGATAAAACAGGCATAGCGCACCTCCTATTATACCACCAATACAGATGAGATCAACTTCCCCTTATAACCCAGTATGCAAACCGACATAACAACCAACCTACCGCCAAAACACCCAAGAGCATGAAAAACGCCTTAGCCAATCCGAAGTGAGCGATAGCGTACACGATCCAGACGAATGGCGCCAGAGCCGCAGCGCAAGCGCAAGCAACAAGCGCTATCACTAAAGCCGACCCATAGAACCATACAGTAACAAGACTTCCTACCATAAATAGGCGTGTGCCTGCAGCTTCAAGCTGCTCATAAGAACCAGGATTGCCACGCCTATCATTAACGCTTTGCCAACTCATACCTAACTCCCAACGTGCTTAATAAGACTGCCTAGTAGCCACTTACTACCTTTGGCAGTAATCACATATCGTTGAGAAATGCCATTTCGCTCCAGCACCTTGCGAATTCCACCAGCAGGCAGATGAGGTTTTATAACCGAGACCAGACCATCACGACGCAAACGCCATAGGTACGTCGGTACCGACACCGATCTCAGTGATCGCGCCAAATCAGTAGCTGTGAAACTGCCATCAGTTAACTTTGCAAGAATCTTAACTCGTAAATTCATCTCAGCCCTCCAAGAATTAAAGTGAATTGAACCGATAACCCGTGGCAGTATTTATGGTTCGTAGCAATACCATTTCCCAGCAGCTTGCAATCTGTTACACTGCCGAGGACGATAACATTCAAAGGAGATAAGACGATGGCTACGATAGCGACGATTAAAGAAGCTGTGACCCTGTGTGCCAAGGCGAAAATAACCGCCTTCATTTGGGGAGATAGAGGACTCGGAAAGTCGAGCCTTGTTAAGCAAATGTGTGAAACTGGCAAAATGGGCTTTATCGATTTTAGAGCTTCGCAAATCGAAGCAAGTGATCTCCGAGGACTACCGGACAAAGAAGACGGTAGAACGGTATACCGGCCGCCAGCAGACCTGCCCACAGGCGATCTCGACGAAGAACAATTCCAATTGCTAGTAACTACCACCAGCCACGACATGATTACTAAACGCATCGAAGCGTTTCCCGAAGGCACCAAAATTAGCGACGAACAATTGGCAGATATGCAAGCATTCGAACGACAAGCAGCGACAGATAGACTAGCATATCGACGTAATAAAGGCATTCTCTTCCTAGACGAAGTAAACCGAGCACAAGACGACGTAACCCAAGCTATATTTCAATTAGTCCTAGACCGTAGGATCGGCCAGTATATCTTACCGGATGGTTGGAGTATCGTCTGCGCAGGTAACTTCATGGAAGGTTATCAAGTGTCGGGATTCAGCGACCCAGCTTTCGTCAATCGCTTCTGCCACTTAATATTATCAGGAGGTCAAAGTACCTACGACGAATGGATCGAATTTATGATGTCAAAGTACGGATCAAGCTGCCAATCTATCGTCGACTTCACGGCAAATGACATCAAATACCTAGATGGCGACCTTGGAGCAAAAGATCTGGGTTTCAGCATCCAGCCAAGTCGTAGAACTTGGGAGATGGTCCAAAAAATCGAACTGGTCTGCTCCAAAGAAACGTACACCGATGTTACCAAGCTGGAAGTTATATCTGGTCTTATAGGTAGAGAAATAGCAATATCGTACACCAGATACAATTGCCCACTAAAGCCGACGCAACTGCTGAAAGACGGCATTAAAGCTCACGCCAAGACCCTATCGTCGCTAACTCGAAACCAAAGCGTCGGGCTCATGTGGGGTCTAAGCAACGCCGCAAAGGACGACATCGATAAAAAAGCAACCGCCACAATATGCCTCGACTACGCCGAGCATCTGTTAAAGAACGCCAAAGACCAAGACCTAGTGGTAGCGTTCCTCAGATCTTGCGTCAGGTCAAGCAACAACAACGGAGATAGCAAAAGCAATCTAGCTACCGCCGCACTCACCAACATAAAACTAGCCAAAATGTTCGCAGAAGCCACCAAAACCAAGCCCACATTCCTGAATCATTTACACGACAGACCAGAACTGCAAAAAATGGTGTCGGAAGCCGCATGGGGCTCTGCCAACTAGAGCTAAAGAACCAAACGTATCAGGAGGATACAATGGTATTTTGGACAGTGCTAGCAATCTGCATCTTACAAGACATACTTACTAACAAGGACGTTACACAATGAAAGAGACAATATTCATAGCTAGAGCAGTCACCTGCGCTACAATCATCACGGTAAACTACATAGACCACATCGATAAAACGATGAGCACCTACCTAGCCATCCAAGAACTAAACGCAGCCTGGATGGCAATGGAATGGCTACAAGCAACACTCAAAAGCGGCCAAAAAGACGTAGTTAGCGACACCATAATCCCCGGTATCGCAACGCTACTTACCTTTGTAAAAAACACAAGTATCCTACTCATCCTCCTCACCACAGGATGCATAAAAACCCTTGAAATCCAAGGAAACGGCACCCCAACCCACATTAACGCTAACGCAAGCATTACCGCCCTCACATGGTAATAAACAAAGGAGCACAACATGCAAGCACACGAAAAATTGATGAACGCCCGATGCCGCCTCATCACCAGAGAACCCTTCTACGGCTCATTCGCCATGGGACTCACATACCAACCATACGACTTCCCCAACATGCAAGAGGAAGCTAAAACCATAGCAGTACGCATGATGTCCACCGGCAACATCGACATCGTATACTATCCCAATTTCATAGACAACCTAACCATAGAAGAATGCTACGGAGTCATAATGCACGAAATCGAACACGTCATACGACTCCACTGCCTCAGAGGATCCACCCTACATCAAATGCAATACAATATCGCCGCCGACATGACAGTAAACGGCGTAAAAAGAAACCCACGAGTCGGCTACCCAACAACCAGCCTAGGATCAGGAGAATATGGCGGACGAACCCTCCCACACGAAGACAAACTCGTATGGATCCCCCTAGGATGGCCAGAAGACGCAAGCGCAGAAGAATACTACAAACGACTCACCAACCAAGCACAAGACTGCAAAAAACACGGCAAAAACAAAGACCAACACCCAAAATGCACATGCACCCAAGGCCAAACACTAGACAACCACGACATCTGGCAACAAAGCGACATAAGCGAAGACGAAGCCAGACAAATAATCAAAGAAATGACAAACCAAGCTATCACCAGAAACCAAGGCAAATACCCAAGCCACCTCACAGAAGCAATAAAAGAACTATCCACACCAAAAATACGATGGCGCGAACTCCTACGCCGCTACATAGGCCAACACCTAGGCAACAAACGATACACCCACAGCCGCCGCAACAGACGAACCGACCAATTCGGCATCAAAGGCACAAGCCACCACGCAGCCGCCACAGTCAACATCATCATCGACACAAGCGGAAGCATAAACCAAAAAGACCTAGCCACATTCTTCGCCGAAATCGACACAATATCAAGCAAAACCAAAACACACATCCTACAATGGGACATGCAATACCAGGGCTACACCCAATACCGAAGAGGAGACTGGAAAAAAATAAACATCAACGGCAGAGGAGGAACCGACATGGCAACACCATACGAATGGCTCGAAAACAACAACCTCATCGCAGACCTACAAATACTCCTAACAGACGGACACACCAACTGGGCCCCACCCAAACCATACCCATCAATAGTCATCATCACCACAAACCAAAAAGGACCAACATGGGGACACAACATCCACATCAACTAACAATGCACACACCAACAATAAACTACATCACCCAAATCCTCCAACAATACAGAGGAACCAAACCATACGTCTACTACTTCACACAACACACCACAAAATCCCACTTCACCCTAACCATTAAAACACCAACCCACACACAAAAGATCAACGGCAACCAACTGCCAATAGAAAACCACCAACAAACAGAACAAATGATACAACAACTCATAGACCACCCGATAAATAACCACACAACCTAGGAGCATAAGAATGACTAAACCCAATAGTGATGAAATCGCTAAAATTCTGATTTCAATGACCATTACAGCACCGATTGCATTGATTATAATCATCAATCTCTGGAAACTGGCATATCTTAGCCTTATGTGGTAAGCAGATGACTGAGATTAAGCTAGACAAACACGAATGGTGGCTATGATATGCTGCAAAAAATGCGGAATGATCAAAGGTACCATGCAAAGGCAATGTTAAAATGACCACTAAAGAGATATACGATACCTATCTAGCACCAATACTACACGAAATCCTACATCCAGAATATACCCATGAATATCACATCGATGATTTAGATCAATTCGAATATGTATCACTAACGCTTAAATCCAATTCAAACATCCCCATAGGCTTCATAGAACTATCAAAAATAGACATCACGACAGATCACACGGTTTTACCCAGTCTAATTAAAAATCTAGCTATCTTCAACCATCGGCCTGCTGTTTTCAGCTCAATCGACATCAGAACAGCACTCACCCACAAATTCCACACTTATCAACGAAGCTCATACCTGTCACAACAAAAACACAAAGGTACCAAATAACAAAAAAATGGACAAAACCAACCACCACAAAGGATCCCCAACAATCAACGGAAAGAACGACCACAACCAACCAGATACAATAAACAAAAGGAAAACCAAATAAACACAATAAAAACATAGCACTACCAACTCACCTCATCATAAATAATCAAACAACTAACCCACCCGACCACCAAAAAGGAAGACATATGACCACAACAAAGAAAAAAACAGACTGCGCAGAATACCAAATCAAACAAGGCATAAGCTGCAAAAACTGCCCCACATGCCACCAAGAAGCATACCAACTTATAGAAAAGCTACAAGCAACGACACAATAACAGACCACGAAAAAGAAATCGAAAGACTACAATACGACCTCTAATACAATAAGCTAAACTAAGCAAAGGAACTAAAAATGAACATAAAAAACCAAGACACCAAAAAAGACCAAAAAACCCCAATCATAAAAACATACTACCTAGACAACCGGCAAGACATACTCGAAATCGCATTTGACGAAAAAACCGTAGCAATCGCAAATCCCGAAGGAATATGGGTAACAGATTCAGCCCAAAACATCAGAAAAATCTCAGCACTCCTCACCAAATACGCAGATATGATAGAAACAAAACCCAAAGACCCGGAAGCCAACATACTACCACCAAGAGACTGCACCAGCTACATAGGATGGTAATGCGAGAAAAAAAGGAAAAATTAAAAAAGTTAGCGGGAACGGGAGAAGGAACTCAGTGGCCATCTCATCGCCTCGGTGAAATCAGAAGAAAATGAAGTGAGGAAAAAGAATAACACAAAAATGTTCGTTTATAGCCCGTTAATTCTCAGAACATTCGACTCTTATAAGTGCAGCCCGATAATATTCTATAAACCCCGTCGTATAGAATAATAATCCATCCCTTTGGAGGCTGCGAAAATACATGACAGGTATCTTATTTTTAATCGTCGATAGTTCCGATGAGTAGTTTAATTTTCGTCGGGGAGTACCTCAGGTCACTCCTGGAGAGTCGGGTGGCTCATCTTACTTTTCACATCCATGGCGTCTATAGCCCCCTACCTAGGATGGTATGTGTCTCTTTAATTGATCCGCTGTGTCGGGTCGATTATTCAGATGATGCGTCACATGTGTTGATTGTTTTGTTTTTTGATTGGGTGAAGTTCCATTCGAGTTCAATTTCGTGTGCGCTATGTGAGATTGATTTTTCTAGTGATGACAGTGTGGTTGATTCTGTTTTACGTTTTGGTGTGTTTCATTCGGTGCCGAGGGGAGTAGGCTAATCTGGGGGCGGTGTCGGTAGATGTATCTATTGCCTATTTGGTCGCGGGTCCAGTCGCCGTTTGGGTCTTCTATCCAGAAGGGGCTGTTGATGTCGGTGTTTGGGTTGATTGTATATCGCATTTTATTGGGCCACTGGGGAACTTCTGCTTGACACCATTCGCCTTCGGCAGTTGTTTATGGGATGACAGGAAATGGTGAAAACATCCCTCCCTACCCCAGTGGTTATTTTATTTATGTGGTTATGCGGGGCCGGGTTTGCCGTGGTGTTTTTCCAGCCAGCATTTGGTTTGCTCTTGTCTCTGTGTTTCCTTTGTGGAACGGAGGTCGTAACTGATGTGAAGTTGGTTTGGTTTGGTTTGGTTTGGTTTGGTTTGGTTTGGTTTGGTTAGGTTGGATGGTATATTTACCGATTGCGGATTTATGCTGTGGTGTTTTTCCAGCCAGCATTTGGTTTGCTCTTGTCTCTGTGTTTCCTTTGTGGAACGGAGGTCGTAACTGATGTGAAGTTGGTTTGGTTTGGTTTGGTTTGGTTTGGTTTGGTTTGGTTAGGTTGGATGGTATATTTACCGATTGCGGATTTATGCTGTCACATAGTAAAGTTACTGCTTAATTTTTAAGGAGTTTGGTTATGGCAGTTGATCCTAGATATATCGCAAAGTTGATTAGTGAAGATCCGAATGGTCCTTCTGATTTGGCTGAGATGAGAGTGCTGGCGAGTGGTACATGTGTTAGTATAAGTGATTTTAATTAATTTGTTTGGTCAAATCTATCATTCTATAATAGATTTGACTGGAATAGTGTTCTATTTATCTATGGCTTGTCGGGTTGTTTGTTCTGTGGATATGTCGATTTTGATCAGTTCGTGGGTGATTGGGTTGGTGTCGAACGGTTCAGGGTCTGCTTGTGGACTTTATACACTTCAGCTAAATCTTCAATTGCATTTACCATGTCCTCATGTACTGAAAATTATATAGATCATCTCCTTAACGAATTTTTTATGTTTGGCAATGGCTTCTTCCAATTGCTTTATTCGTAGCCTAGATGCCTTTAATTCGATTTCGTCTTTTGGCACATTACACCACTGACATATTTTGTGCGCATTAAACAAATGCTTATGAGCACGTATGCATGGAACAATATTAAGATCCATTTTTTTACTCATGCTCATTCCTTTTCCTCCACATAGATTTTACCACCAGCACTACGGATCAACCTCTTGAATTCCGTGATGGTTACACCAGCGTGAATGACTACTTTGGGATCACTAGAATACTTTGCCGTTGCCAACCATGGTACATACTTAGCGTTGATATCTTCAACACAGTATGATGAATTACCGTAATGATATTCCTCTGGGGTTACCAAGTCAGTTTTAAATATGACTTGACTTATCTCCCATTTAGGTGTTCCATCTTCATTCCAATCTTCCGGAATAGAACGAAAAGGGCTGTAGGGTCTCCCAGCATTATGCTCATACGGAGCATCATTCCAGTCGTCACCTGTCTGCTTACTCAATTCTTGCGTAGTAAAATACGCTGTGTTGTCTTTAATAAAACACAATACTGGTTCATTCATCATTCACCTCGTATTTCCGGCTTTAGCGTATATGAGTATTGCTTCGTCGTGCTTTGCGGACCGCCAGTTTCAATGACCAATCCAGCGGCCACCATCTCGTCGCAGGCATCGGCGACGTCTTGTGAATACGGTCCGAAGCGATGGAGCATGTAGTGGCACCCTAAATCACAACCTGCTTGCTGAAGGAAGAAAACGACTTTTTGCAGGCGCTTGCGCCCAGAAAATCCTTGTTCCCCGGTCCAAGAAAGTAGTGTGGCCAATTGGTGTCTGTTCATGCCATCACCCCAGTTCTGATGAGGGCTATGAGTATTGCGCTGTAGCAGAAGATGAGCATTGTTGGGGTCCTTTCAGTTTTGGTCGTCGTTCTTCTAGTTCGTCCATGGTTTGGTAAGTGTTTCCTAGGTGGAACGCAGGGTTATTGCTTACGGGGTTTGGGGGTACGCTGCTGGCGGTAAAACCTTAAAGGAAGACTCGCCGCAATCCATTGGAGGCTCAATCTCATTCGCTAACTCGACCAATGCTCTACCAATCTTCCTAGCTTCTTGTGCAGAAAAATACATGGTAAATCGGCGTTCACAGGGTTCGATTATGATGATTTCGGCATATGCTTCAACACGATCTGTGCAGAGTGTAGTATCCCATTTATCCTTGAAAGTCTGCATTTCTTTGGACTCCAGTCTAGTTTCCCTGTTTGGCTATTATCTCGAAGTTGTTCTGGTCCATGTGGGTCGTTTCATGTTGTATAAGGGTGATCCTTTTACGAATCTTCGGTGCCATTCTAGGCTGTTTTCTATGGCTTCTTTGATTTTTAGGATGGTTTTTGGGTTTGTTGGTAGGGTGTTGTTGGTTTCATAAGTGTCCTTTAGGATATCTAGGAGTTGTGTGGTTTGGGTTTCGTTTAGTTTGATGGTGATTTTGTTGGCCATTGTGGTTCTTTTAGTATCGGTGTCTGGGGAACTTCTGCTTGACACCATTCGCCTTCGGCAGTTAAGTTTGATTTTCAATATCGATGCCTGCCGGTTTGCACTCGGGTTTTGGCCATCCAGGTGGTGTTGTTGTTAACTTGGTGGCCGTAGGTGAGTTTGCCTTGCATTTGTTTAAATACTAGACCTTCTATGAGTGGTTGTTGATATGGTTTGTTTAGGGTGAGGATTTGATCCCAGGTTTGTTGCCATTTTTTTGGTGGGATGAGATCTGGTATGATGATGTTGTCTGTAGCTTTGGTGCCTAGGTTGAACACGCCAGCGGAGTTTTTGAATTCGTATGTTTCCTCTGTGGAACATGTGTTGCGTAGGAGGTCGTATCTTTCTTGATATGTGGTGTCTATGAGGTGGTTTCCATTTAACACTAGGATATCCCAGATGGCGAAGTGATCTTTGATAGCTTTGTGTTTGCAATCTATGACACCTCCGTCAATTAGCGTCCATGAGTCGGGATCTATAGCTAGGCGTTCGCGAAGTTCGTGAAATTGTGGCTCTAGCCATTCTGGTAGGTTGTAGTCTTTTAGACGTTCGCCATGTCTGCTCCAAAGTTGCAGTTGGTTATTTGGTAGTAGTTTGTATAGGGTTCTGGTGTCGTTGTATTTTAATTGAGCCTGATAACCTAGAGTGGCATATAGGTTCATATCTTCTGGTGGGATGGCTTCCTTAGCGCGTGGCGGGAAGATGTATTTGCTCTGTTGTGCGATCATAGGTCGCCCTCCCTTTTTAATATATTCCAATTGAGTATTCATTGCCATGGATTCTCCTTCAAATGATAAAATATACGATGGGGAAGTGATCATGTCACCCTTGAATACTATTGTCAGTTATAATCCTAGAATAACATGTGGCAAATACCTGGTTGAGGGAGAATTGGATGACTGGTACAGTGATGATGAGATAGCTGGTCAATTGGCTGGCAACCTGTGTGTTGGTGATGTGGTGAATGTTCAAGGTGGAGCTGTTAAAATTATTCAAATTATTGACCATAAGAGTGGTGTCCGTCGACAATTTATCGAATGATGTATTAAATTAAGAACAAAATTATCTGACGGTTCATGGAGGGATCTATGAGGAAGAATCGCGCTTCTGTCGAATTCGCTTTGCACTATGCAATCTATCGTTTGAATTATCATCATGAATCCGGAATGGCAGAAAAGGTGGATAACTTGTTGCGTGAGCTGGCATCCATTGACGCTGATGAGGCCGGCGAGTTCGTGACACGTGATAGATTGGAAACTACAAGACAAACTGCTTTGACTATTGTAGAATATGCCAATGGATCGCTTGTGTAGTTAATCTCGTATGTTTCCTCGGTGGAACCATGCGAGATTTAGTCTAAGTTGTCAAACCAGGACATATCTGGCTCTTCGGATTCTAAATTAAAGTCTGTACCTATAGCTTTTTTCAATGCCATGAGGTCATCTGTGGCTATTTTCTCGTGATGATCAACGATAGCTTTCACCTTGCCTTTGCGGTTTAATTCTCTTAGACTGTAAGCATTGATTACAGCATCAAGGGTGTGCGGTGGTGGTGAGTTGTCGCCATGTAGGATGGTGTAGACTCCGTCAGCTGTAAGGCCTACGCGGCCTCGCGGTAGAGCGGTATGTGACATTCCTAGATTTCGTAAGTTGGTTTTTGGTATTTTCAAATTATATGCTAGGGTTTCTAGTGCTTCAGGCCATATACTGAGGTGCGTAATGTCATCATTGCTATCTTTCTCAAACCATGGGTAAATGTCCCAATCTATTTGGATACCGTTTTTGGTTTTTTTAACCTCTTTAGGTATCCAATAATATGGTCCTTGTTTTGGTGCGCGACTTTCTTCGATAGCCTTTTTTTGGGCTAGTAATGAACTTTTAAGCATGTCATCAATTTTCATTGTTATCTCCTTTACATGTATTTTCGATGGTAAATGATCGCTAGTCGATGATTGTAAGTTCCTCTGGTTTGTAGCCGATTATGAGTACTTCTCCGCATCTGCCTTTCCAGGATATGATAGCGTAGCCGTCTTTTAGCGCGGTGATTGCGTCTGTTACTGTTTCGGTGACGTCGTCTCCGTTGTATTTTGGTTTTCCATTGGTTTGTCCTACGATTAATGGGCGTATGTCGAACTTGATGAGTGGTTCATCGTTTAAGGTTTTCCATAATGCTTTTTTGGTGATCTGGGTCATTGTGATGCTCCGTTTGTGATGTTGTGACTGGCTAATTGTAGCAGGTTTGATATTGTTTAATAATTATGTGTGTTGTATTGGAGGGTTATTTTTCCTATGTTCGTGGTCTGTCACATCATGCCGGGAAATTCACCAGTACTTGGAGTGATGAAATGAACTTTGCAGCTGGCACTGGCTTTGAGTTGCGACCTTATCAGCAGAGGATTATAAAGAAAGTGACAGACATGTTCAAGGGTGAATATGTCAAGAATGACCAGAAGCAGGTTTATAATAGCGTTGTGATTGAGAGTCCTACTGGGTCTGGTAAGACTTGTATGATGCTTCTTACCGCTAGAGAAATGCAGAAGAGTATTCCCGGCTTGTATGTTTGTTGGTTTGCTATGCGTCGCAATTTGTTGCGGCAGGCAGCTGAGGAGAATACGCGTCGTGGTGTTGGAGTTGACATTCAGTTCTTTTCTATGTTTGGGAAAGAATTCGAAGATGTTTTGAGAGCTAAGGCTGAGGGTCGTAAGATCCTTGTGGTGTTGGATGAATATCAGCATGATAGTTGTAATACTATGGCTAATATTCACAATGTGATACAGCCTGATTTTGTACTTGGTGGTACTGCTACACCTTACCGTACTGATAGCGCTAGTTTGAGCTATCAGGCGATTGTGAAGGATGCTGGGATTCATACGTTGATTACTGAGGGTTTTTTGAGTCAGTATGATCATTATTGTATAGAGGATTGGAAGCCTGAGACGGTAGCTCGTCATTACTTGGCTGATCGTAGTAAGTGGGGCAAGAGTTTATTTTATTTCGTTAACACGAATTTGTGCCAGGAATTCCATGCGATTTTGCAGGCTAACGGTGTTGAGTCTGAGGTTGTCACTGCTAATAGTGATGATGAGGCGCAGATAGCTCGGTTTGAGTCTGGTGAGATTGATGTTTTGATTAATTGTATGAAGCTTACGGAGGGTTTTGATTGCCCTGCTCTTAGAACTGTATGGGTGCGTGATAGTGTGAAGGGTCCAACTGTGCAGATGGGTGGTCGGGTGCTTCGGAAGTTTGGTAATTTGCCTGTTAAGCAGATTGTGCAGAGTGTTGCCACACGTGTGCCATTCACTAGGGTTGCTAAGCCTCGCTATCAGACTTTGTTTAAGGATGGTAAGTGGTCGAGTTTGACTATTAATCCTAAGATGGAGCAGATATCGATTATGAGTCGTGTTGCTTGCGCTAGCGCTATTACTGAGATGCCTCAGTTTATTACCAAGAATAAGCGTAAGAAGTCTCGGATCTTTGGAGCTCCTTTGGATTAAGTATTATCCTATAATATCTTTTGTGTTTCGATATTGTCATATAGTATTGTGGTTTTGGTGATTTTTAACAAGAGGAGATGATGATGATGACGACTTTTAATTACGTGACCACCAATGTTAAGTCTTTGCGAGCTCACGTTGATGAGCAGCGGACGAAAACCGGTCGGTTGTTACGCAAGACTTGCGACAAGATTGAGATTGATGGTCAGGCTGCCCATCCGACCTCTAGGTTTTGGAATAGCTTGTATAGCATGTACGGGTTCAATGGTGCGTTTTTCAAGTACTTCAGCCATGATGAAGTGTTCACGCGTCTCCAGGAGCGTGATGATGATAGGGAGATTCGGGTGTGTGTGGAGAGCGATAATGGGGTTGATAAGTTGCTTGCTTGTACAAATCCCAATTCTGGTCTGATCACTTATGATGAGTTGATGGATTTGACTAGCACCTTGGGTGGTGACAAGGTTCGTTATGCCAATGGTGTGGTTGAGTCGTGTCACAAACCTGCGGTTGGTGCTGGTGATGTGTCGATTGGTGGTGATCAGTTTACACCACATGTTACGCTTTCAGCACCTATCGATGGTTATGGGTTGCCTAGTTTGTATTTGAGCTTGCTGCGTCAGGTGTGTTCGAATGGGTTGGTTGCTATGGATAAGGCTTTCCAGAGTCGGATTTCGGTTGGTAAGAAGGATGGCAATGTTTCTTATAGCATTGCTCGCCATTTGCAAGGTTATGGTAATGATGAGGGTTATTCTGCGATCAGGCAGCGGATTTCGTCGTCGCAGACTTCTAGAGCGTCGTTGTTTGAGGTGACTGATCTTTATAACGCTATCAGCCGTGTTAAGGAGAATATTTCTAGTGTTGCACCAGAGGATACCGCTGGTTCGATGGTGCAGCAGGAATACGGGATGAGCAATCGGTTTAGCGTGTCGAGATCTTTGGTTAATCTGGCTGGTGATGTGTCGAGCTTGTATGGTTTAGCGTCCACTAGCATGGTTAATACTAAGAAATTGAAGACGTTGCCAGCTAAGTGTAGTGTGTATGACTTGATCAATTTTGCTACTGAGGTAGCTACTCACCATTCTGATACTACTGCTGCTCGGCGTTTGCATGGGTGGGTTGGTAGTTTGATTAGTAACGAGTATGATCTTGAGGGTGCTAAGATGACTTTGGATAGCAATGGCTTCAAGGAATTACACCTTAGTGCATAATATTTATTGGTTTAGGTGCGAGGGGGATTGCCCTCTCGCACTTTCTTTGTCACATGTGGTCGGTGGTTCACGTGTTAGGAGGGGTGTGTTATGGCGTTTACTAAGATTTGGGAAGATTTTAAAGCGTGCAAGGAGCCGTATTTTCGACTCGAATTGCCTAAGCCGTCGATGGAGTTAACTGCTGCTGCGCCTCCTCGTATTAGGAAGATACATGAGGAAGCACCTAATTTGACGATTGTGGAAATTAAGACTGATTTGCTGGATGATGGGCGGTTTGCATGTCTGAAGGCAATGCGCGATTTGGATGATCAGAGTGCTTTTGGATTGCTGTTGACGTGGTGGAGTATGTTCGCTTTGGGCATTGGGATGAAGCAGGTTATCCCTATTGATAGGCTCTCTGGAAAGGGGTTGGCAGAGGATTTACATCAATGTGGTTTTGCTAATGTGGTTAAAAGAAAGAAATCGGGTGCTGGATTGTACACTTATCATAGTGTACTGTCCAAGGTGGGGAAGCATACTAAAATTATTGGTGTGGATATTGAAGCTGCCGATTGCCCTTGTAAATTTTCAAGGAGTGCGTAATGCCTAGTTTTAAGTTGACTATTGGTGTTGAGGTGGATGTTGATAATGTGATGGATCCTACTACTAGTTTGAATGTTATTAACAATAGGATCTATGATAAATGTATTGCTCGGGATGATGTAGAGTTCGATGGTATGGGTTTTACAAATGGGCAGTGCGAATTCGGGTTCACAGTTGAAGCGGTTGAATTGGCTGATGCTTTGAGTGTGGTTGTTGAATGTATTAGGAATTCTAACATTGGAGGTGTATGATGGGTAGAGCTAAGGTTGGTGGCGTAGGTGCACGTGATAATCGTGAATCTATTTTACTGCGGGTTGAGCCGTCTGTGGCTGCTTTGATTCGTGAGGCTGCTAGGCGTGAGGAGCGTACTCTTACTGCTGTAATGACGCGTGCTTTGCGATCTTATTTGAAGACCGAGCATGGTCCTGCTGCTGTCGATGAATATTGTAATTCTGCAGGGTGATAGGGGATTTCTTGCTCATCTGATTTCTGTCACAATTGGTTGGTGAGGGAGAACGGTTTTTCCTCACCAAATGCGAAAGCGGGAGGTTGCGATGAGTTTCTTGAATAATCTAAAGTCCAAGTCGGTTAACAAGGCTACTAAGACTGGTGCAAAGAAGGGCACCAGTTGGATGCTAACTGAGGCAGCTCATATTGACGCGGTCAACGAGATCGTGAAGCTCGACCGTGAGGTTGATGCTATCAATGCCAAGATTAATGTTCGGAAGAACATTCTTAAGGGTGTTGCTCAGGAAAAATGGCTTTCTGATTATGTCCGTGAATCTGGATCTCCAGAATCTCCGATGAAGCTGTTGACTCCTGAGGGAGAGAGCTTGACCTATGTGGTGCAGGATCGCAGCGGCCAGGTGAAGGTCTCTGATGATCTTCGTGAGCAGCTCGTAGTTGAGATTGGGTCGGATGCGGTTGATCGTCTCTTGTACGAGGAGACCACGTTCAGCTTCAATCGTGTGGCGTTGATGAACCCACAGATTGAGAAGGCTGTTAGCAAGGCCCTTGAGGCCTTGGTTGAGCAGGTGGCCTCTATCGATCCTGAGATTTCGTTGTTGGATGTCGAGCAGAAGGTGGCTTATAAGAAGCTTGATAATTTGACTGAGATTTGTGGTCATGATAGGGGTGCTATCTCCCGATTCGTTGAATTAATCGGCAGTGCTTTGGTCCGATATTTGAAGGTTTAAGGTCGTCCCTTGATGGGGTGGGGGGATTTCTCTCCCACCCCTTTATTGTCACATCGAATTGTCAGTTTGATAATAATAAGGAGGCGCAACGATGGAAGCTGCTGTTTGGGCTAATCAGTTGGATTGTAACAGCATTATCAAGCACCTTGATGTTGGTGCGTTGTTTAAATTTCCAAATGATGATATGGTGATGTTATATCACGGGCGCGGGTGGTATTCAAATCCGACCCATCCCAGGAATCCTTTGATTCGGTTTAAGACTGGGATGAATACTGGAGTTATTAGAATTAATTAATTGGAGGGTGTGCGATGGCTGTTAATGCGGTGAAGGTTACTGATCGTGTTTCTGGAATTGCTGGCATGAATGCCAAGTTGAAAGAGGCGTTGGCTTCCGTGTGGGTTTTGGAAGGGCACGATGGCTTTTGGTCTTATCAAGTTGGCGCCAAGCCTGATACTACTCCACCAAGTGGTGCTGTGTTGGGGAATGTGGGTGGTGGTATGGTTGCCTTATTTGTTGAGAATCAGGTATTTAATCATTTGGTTGAGATTGGTAGTGGTGCGTAGTAGGGATTTCTCTCCTCTCTCAACCCTGTCACAATTTTGTGTGGTGGTAATAACAAGGAGTGAGAAATGACAACTTACATGATAGTTCGAAGATATCAGAATGCCTGTAGGGGGGGGGTGGTAGAGCGTGGTTTGAGCCTTGAGGAGGCTCAGGCTCACTGCCGTAACCCAGAAACGTCCTCTAAAACTGCCACATCCTCATGGGCTGTGACATTAACTGAGAAACGTGGCCCGCGGTTCGACGGGTACGAGGACGAGGGTTCGTTTCTATAAGGAGTATGGTGATGTGGCAAGATTGGTCAGCGATCCTCAATAGTGGGGATCGCACTGCGATTATCAGTTGGCTTGCCTGGAATGATCCAAGTGGGGTTTATCTGGATAGTGATTGCGAGCTTGAAGGCTTGCCTTGTCTAGATATTGATGCTGCTAGGGATTATATGCGTCGGGCATTGGAGAATGGATAGTGGGGGGGGGATTTTCATCCTCTTCTGGTTGTGCCACAATATCGTGTCCTTTTTTGGAGGTGAGCGATGATAAAGAAGCAATCGTTGTCGGTGTGGCGTAAGCAGTTTGCTGCTGAATACTTGCGTCGCGTCGGTATTACCATTGAGGATGGTGGTGCTGATGGGGTTGTTGAAAATTATTTTTCTGATAGCTTCACGCCAGCGGAGGCGGTGGAGCGTGAGATAGAGAAGTATGATTTGGCTGATATGTCTAACATGTTTGGGTGGATGTAAACACTTAGAAAGGGGTTAATATGTCATCTGATACTGCTGGTAAGTGTGTTGAAACAATGTCGAATGTTTCGCAAGATGATTTTGAGGGTTTGTTTGAATGTGAGGATGTGTTTCGTAGTGATATAGATAAAGCGATACAGTGTGTTTATTATTTTGATGGAGTTGGTGGTGAGGTGGCTCATTATTTTCCGTCGTTGAAGAGTGGCACGATTTTTAAAGTGCCACGGATTTGGCATGAGTCTTTTAAACCCAATCTTACTTTCGTTAGGAAATGGTTTGAAGGCGAGGAGATATAAATATATTCTCCCATGTCGTTTGGGCTGTCACAATTTGATGTAACCAAAGGAGATTTTGCGATGAAAGTGATGAATCACGCTGAATACCAAAAGAACCTCCAGAAGAAAAGCTGGAGTGCGTTGTGGTACACTGCAAAGGACGCAATGGAGGCTGCGCAGGCCTACCCTGAGGGAGAGAACGCGTCGTATTACCTCGATGAGGTCAATTATTGCCTGGATGAGATTGCCAGGCGTAACAGGCTTGAATTGAAGGTGAAGGTGAAAGATCAAGACACCATTCACACGATCTACTCCGACTTGTCGAAGGTGGGTTTTGTGATGAGGGAGATTTACCCTACTGGTCACTTGGTCAGTTGCAGAGCTTTCGATAAGGCTGCTGCTACTGAGTTGTTGTGTGGTGGGCTCAAATAGTGGGGAATCTCTCGCACCCCTTTCTTTAGTGCTTTGTGTGCAAATGGTACGATTACTGCGGATTTGTAGATTAGGGTAAAGCGTCGCTTTGATTTGTTGCGACAGTTGCGTGAGCTTGATGCGTAACGGCACCCAGTTGCCGAGCCACCTTGTACTTGTGGGGTGGAGCTGGAGGTATAGCCCCTGAGCCTTACGTTGTTCGGTGCAATCACCTGTGCCTTATATCGGGGGATGGTGTTGGCGCGAACAGACTCTCCGTCTGTTACAAGCCCTAGGTTAGGTGCGTACTGCGTTGGTATTAAACACTAAACCTAGATTCAAGTAATTGAGAGATTCTTGGAGCTTTGATGGGGTGCCACAATTGAGAGGTCAGCAATTGGAGCTGTGTGGCACCCCATCATTTTTGGAGATGAACAATGGATACTGATGAATCTTACTCGAAGTTGAAAACTCGTGCAGAGCGATTGTTGGTATTAGTGCGTCAAAACGCGCCCTTTGAAATTATTTTCAATGAGATTATGCTGTTGCATAATATGATGCCTGAGTTTGAGGAAGCTTACATTAAATGGGTTGTAAGCCAGGCGAAACGTACAATTGAGAAGAATAGGAATACACGCGGGTTATGTTCAGAATGCCCGGCACAGTTGGGGGATGGTGAGGAGATCTGGTGTGAAGCGTGTGGCAAGCAATATGATGTGTAATTGATGGGGAGGCAGCCGAGAGGCTGCCTCCCTTTTTATTCATATATATAAGGATGCTGGGCGAGGATTTCTCCCCGCCCAGCGTGTTTCCTCTCTGGAACATGTAGTATGCTACTGGATGAGGGAATTAAATATATGCATTCCATGGCCGCGGACAATAAAACTAGCGTAATCGGTTGCAATGTCGAAGTTTTCGAAAATATGTTTGGTCAATTCGCCCTTCATAATTAATGGGATGTGTTTTTCTCTTTTTAAAAGAGCAATTTGGTCTGGTCCTGTTCTTGCTTCGTTTCGCCTATCGAAAATGCCGACGAGGCCATCGCATAGGGTGACAAAATCTGGTTCATCCATCACAACCGTAGTGATATGTCGGCCATTTACATTGAATTCTTTTTTGAATGGTGCGCTCATATTGCTCCTGTGGTTAAGTCGTGTCCGTTTCATTTTGGCATCAGCCGGGTGGTAGAGTAATTACTCCACCACCGTTTTTGTTAAGCGAAGAGTGGAAAGCCTGGGACTTTTCCAGAGCTGTTGGTTACGAGGCGGCCCAGAGCTGTTGGTTGGCGCTGTGAGATATGCGGTCGGTTACATTCTCCGCCACTACGATCTCTAGGATCTTATTAGCGACGCGTGTTAGGGTGTCTCGGTCTGTGTGCCAACTGTAGCTAGTGCACGCTGATCCGTCTTGAATTGGCTCGTCTTTGTAGTAGATGGTATAGCGGACGAGTGGTTGGTCATTGTCTGCTTCGCCATAGTCTCCATTTAATCCTTCTCCGTCATATGAGAGGATAACTTGATGGTCGCCGGTGCTACTTACTATGTCATCGAAATGCATGTTAGCTCCTTTGGGGTAGGTTGTTGTGGGCGTCTTGTGGCACCTTAGGTGCTACTGCGAATTTCTCTGGCCACTTGGGTGCCTCCGGGCAATCTTTGGCGTGAAATTGAACGTCAAAGAAGAAACTATACTCGTATTTGCAATGCGGGCAGCTCATTTGATCTCCTTGTGTTGGATCACCTCGATTGTTTGTGACAGCGCAGTTGATGTGGGATAATGGGTTTTCCCCTGTCGTTATGTCTGTCACAATTTGATGCAGTTTGATTCCCAGTAACCGCGGAGGCTAAGATGAGATATCGTGAGTTCATCAAACCTTGGATCGTGGGCCCGATGGCAGAGTGGGAAATCATGGAGATCGGTCGGGCATGCCGCACGCCAAATGGTAAGGGCATCAACCTTACGTGTCTCACCGACGGAGGTGAGAGGGTGTTGAGTGTGCGAAAAACCGGCGGCGAAAAATACAACAACGTTGCCATCACAGAATGGTGGGACAAATACCTTGGCCTGATGCCATCGCGTCTGGACTGCCCTAAGACCCCAAAGGGAAGCGTGGTAGTGAAGGTGGTCCCGATAGAATAGTGGACAGGCATGTTGGTGGGGGGATTTCTCTCCCCGCCTTTGACTGTCACAGGAGGGAGTGACGGGACGAATGACACACGGAGAAACGGAATGCTAGACCAAATTGCGGAAATTGCGAATATGGTACAAGCTCAACCAATCATCAAGTTTGTCGAGACAATCGACGACGAGTGGCACCGGTGGGTTTTGTCTGGCGCCAGAGTTGGGTCCGCTGCCCCTTGGGCTCTCACGTTCGATACTGAAATAGATGGTCGAGATCTTGTTGTGGAGAGTGCTGTTGGGCTTTCTGAACCAGAGAGTCAAGAATTGTTGCTCCAGATCCATCAGCTTGTCGAATTCCCAGAAGTGCCAGAGTAGGGGGATTTTTCTCCCCTCGCCTTTGGCTGCCACAGAATTATGTAACCGACCTCAAACCAAGGAGACGACGATGGAATTCAAAAAAGGCATCCTTTGGGGCGGGAAATTTGGACGCCCACCCACGGTCGAGCTCCCCACGCCGGGAGCCAATCAGGGGAAGATCATTGATTACATTCAAGAGGAACACAGGATTTTTTTCGAGGTCGGCTATTTTGCCGACGGGCTCTGGTGTTCCTTCGAAAGGGCTTTCGACCATGAGGAAGCATTAGAGAAACAAGCTAGGCTGGCATATAGTCACCAGCGTGACTGGGCAATCGTACAGGTTGACATCAAGATCACACGAAAGTTTGTGTAGGGGGGGATTTCTCCCTATTTGGCAGACTGTCACAATTTACTGGTGGTGAAATTGGTGTCAGGGAGTGCGACAATGACTTACAGTATTACGCGTTTTTTTGAAAACGGCAGCCGGGAATCGATCGCTACGGGTTTGAGCCTAGAGGAGGCGCAGACTCACTGCAAGGATCCGCAGACAAGTTCCAGGACTGCGTCGGAGTCCTGGGCTGTGGCTCTGACTGCTGAGCGCGGAAGGTGGTTTGATGGGTACGAGTCAGAGGATAATTTTATCTAGGGGTGATTATCCTATTCATGGGACCCTGCCACAATTTGTTGTGGTGGGGCTTGTGGGTCATAGAAAGGGATATTAGCTATGGCTGTGTGGCGTTATCGTGACTGTGTCAGTACGTTTAACGTTGGCGGTCAAGACCGCCAAGTTCGTATCCACTGGATCGAACATCGTCGTAATGTCGATAATGTCGAGCTCGACTATTATGAGTTCGTGGACGGGTTAGACCCAGTAGAACTGGATCTAGACTTGGTGGAGTTCGAAGCGGTTCAAAATTCGACCCATTATTTGAGGTGGAATCATGATTGCGATTTGGAAGAATTGCCTAGGTTAAATTTAGAAGAAGGAGATGGTAATGTACGGTGAACCCTCATCTTATTATGATTTCTTCACACCTACGTTTAGCGAGCTAATTCATGATTACGCTCGTGGCGTAGGTGACCAACATCCTGATCGCTGTTGGCTCACCACCCCTTATGACACCTTTGTACGTAACCCATTTTATGCCGGACCGGAACAGCCTTGCCCTGAACTTTAATCGAACGCAAACGGGTGGGGGGGATTTCTTCCCCCACCTTCTACTGCCACAAAATAATGTAACCGACCAATAACCAAGGAGGCCAAAATGATCGAGCTAGAATTTGACATGTCTGTGCAGTTAACTGACACCGAGAAGCTGTCGGCCATGCTCAGGTCGATTGCTGACCAAATCGACAGCGGCGCGTGTGGCAGCAAGATCATTAAGGATGGCTTGGCCGGCCAGTGGAGACTCTACGACCCATACGAGCAATAGTGGAGGGGGGATTTCTTCATCTGGCTTCTATTGTCATAATTTGGTGTAACCAAGGTAGTCGGGCTGTCACAGCTCGATGGGGACGGAAAGCTAACGTTAGGAGGTCTGGGATGTCTTACTTGGAAGCTGCGTTTGATGCGGTGATCAAGGACAGCAAGCCGTCGGAGAAGTGGTATGTGGTCCTCATGGAGGATAGCTCCTATTATGGAGGCCCGGAAGAAGGGGGCTGGTGGGGACATGATACTGACGTGCTGAAGTACGCGGTATTTAATAACGAGGAAGCGGCTTTGCAAGCCAAGGAGCGCGTGAAGGAGTTGGCTGCTGAGTTGGAGGCCCAAGCTCGCACTGAGTATGGTGAGGGGTGTTTACGGCAGTTGGAGTGGTTGGATGCTCGCGGCTTGGATGCGGATTTCTTTCCTGAGGATGATGGTCCGAGTAGGTATTGGGTTTATTGTGGCCAGGAGATTCCTCAGCCCTCGGTTGGTCCGAGGCATTATGAGTAAATAGGTTATTGCTCACCGTGGTGTAATGGCAGCCACAACGGACTTAAAATCCGTTGCTCGAAAGGGCGTATGGGTTCGAGTCCCATCGGTGAGATTTGAAAGGATGTCAAGGATGGTTAAGGTTCGGTTTCATTTGGCGCGTGGTGCCAATTTTAAGACGTGGCAGGTTATTGATAATGGTGTGGTTCGGTATTACGATCCAGATGCGGTGTGTTTAAGGATGTTCGGTTGTCGTTTGAAGAATCGTCGTCGAGTGGCAGATAAGATTTTTGCTGGCGAGGATAAGACGGTGTGTGCTTGGATTGATTGTGAGCGGGTTGAGGTGGGCGATAGTTCCTCCTTGGAAACACGAGATAATCAGAATATATTGTCTTTTAATCCGAAGGTTGTACCTTATTGGGTTCGCGATGGTGAGTGTGCTGAGAATCTCGATGGGATGGTATTTTCTGAAATAATTAGTAGGGGTCGTCGTCTTATTGTAATCTAATGGGAATGGGTGGAGTTCACCCATTCCACATTGTTCGTTTAGTCCAGGGTCTTGTGGTGGTTAGTTGGTGCCCCATGGGTTGGAAGGCAACAAGTGCCTATACGCTTTGCACAAGTATTCTTCAAGGTCTTCATCCTCCTGGAGGGCTTTCATGGCGTCAGAAGTGTTGCCATGCACGCGTTCACTTATTACACCATTCGGGTAAGATACTTGCACGATGCGGAAACTGAGACCTTCCCATTCCACTGGCTTTCTGAAGATTCTGACTTTATCACTGGCGTAATCGAACATCAGTCTTCTCCTTGTGGCTGGGGGCGGCTTGCCGGTCGTCAGCTCGCTCCCCCCGGCCCCGCTTTATTATGACAGCCCCCGGCGCCGGGGGAAATCCCCCCCCGCAGCGCGGCGGAGGGGCATCACCTGTTATTGCTCGGCATTGGCACAGAATTGTGACAACTTCCAGGACGCTTCACTGCCGAGGACGTCGGCTAGTGCTCTGTGAATTTCCGTCGTGGGTCCTCCGGCGGAGACCCACGAGTGGTATTCGTTGAGGTGTTTCAATGTTTGGCCATATTCGCTGATTGCGTACGCTTCGTACGCTTCTAGCAGGCAAGCTTCAGGGTCCAACTCTTCAGGGTCCATCTTAAACCTCCTTATTCTAGTGCCGTCACATCATTCTGTGGCAGTGCGTGCGAGATAGGAGAATCCCTATATGGGGGGGATTTCCTCCTGGCGTGACGGGTGTCACAGATGGGTGTGACCGAAGTAACCCTAGGAGACCCAACGATGGAATTCTTGAAATCAGTCGAATTCGAGTTTGAAGGCAGCCTCTTCATTGCCACTCTGACTGACTCGGACGCGATGTCGGTGGCGGAGATCGATGTGTTTGGGCGAGACGATGACGCAAGAAATCGTCTCGAAGATGACGATTTCTATGACAGGATCTATCAGCATGTGAACAATCGTTTCGTTTAATGTTGCGTGTGGTGGAGGGGGGGATTTTTCCCCTCCACCATTGCTGTCACAGTAAATCGTTAATGCAAAGGGGACTGCGATGGAAAGAAAAAGTGGCGTACCGGTGTTGCACTTCTGCGATGAGGACCTGACACTCATCGGAATCGATCCAGAGCGCGTTGATGACGAAGCGTTCGAGCGCATCCTAGACGGGTTACGCGAATATTACAACACATCCTTCACGGATGTGTTGCAGGACATTGTGGCAGGTGTGTTGGACGGAGATTAGCCAACTGGCGGCAGTGGGGATTCCTCCCTCACCTGCCGACTGCCATAAGTTGGTATAAGGAGATGATGATGAAAAACGTCAGCGCACCGAAGCGTGTAGAACGCAAAATCACGATTGTTATCGACCAGACTCGCGTGAGCCGTGGCCACTTGGCAACGAGTGGGGCTGGGACTCACCAAGATCGTCGCCAAAGGCGGCGAAAGACTCGGTCGGCGGCACTTATGGCTTGCATGGAATAGGGGGATTTCTCACCTGCCTTTTGTCTGTCACAATTGGTTATGAGAAGCCAAGCCGAGTGACGCTTGGCTAGTGGGTTACTTGTCAGACCAATCATTCACATGGAGCCGAACATGACCAAGCACCAGACAGCGCTATACGAAGCAACTACCACACTGATGGCTAAGCTCTCCATAATCTCAAACTATTTGGGTGTCGCCCTTATGTATAACGACGACGGTAAACTCAAAAAGGCGATCGAACAACTCGATGAGGCCCAGAATCTCGCCATCACCATCCACAACAGTACCTCCCGATAAAGGCATAATCTCCCCCACGGCATCTAAAGCTTGCGTAAATGCTTCCGCAAAAACGTCGACACAAATGTAGTTGCGCACTAACCTTGGAAACGGTGCGCGAGTTCAGGTGGGGGGATTTCTCCCCCACCATTTGGCTGCCACAGTTTAACGTAACCGACCCAAAACCAAGGAGACGAAAATGAGCATCAGCGATTACAACATGATGACAGTCGGCAAAGCTAATTTCACACTTGCTAATGACAAACACCGATGGACATATCAGATCAACCAAAGCAAAGACGGAAGATGCTACTTCGTCAGTGTCCTGTCCGGCGCGGACAATAACGCTGACTATGCGTACCTTGGCATCTTCAAGCCTGAGAACGGGTCAGTCAGTCTCACAAAGGCATCGCGGTTCACGCCAGAATCAATGCCCTTCAGGGCTGTAGCCTGGCTAGTGCAAACACTCAAAAAAGGCGAGCCGCTAACTCATAACTTCGAGCTAAAATGGGCCGACCAATGCCAACGATGTGGCAGGACACTTACTGTCCCATCATCGATAGATAGTAGAATTGGGCCAGAATGCGCTAAGAAGGTGTAACCGTGAGGCTACCCGATGATGTTAAAGATGTGCATCTCCTTGGAGACATCCATGGAGATTATGGTAGGCATGATCGCGTTGCTAAAAAGCACCATTATACCATTCAATTGGGTGACTTTGGTTTCAAGTATGATTCCTTAAGAAAACACGACCCGAGTTATCACAAAGTGCTTGGTGGTAATCATGATAATTATGATCTGATTGGTAATATGCCTCACTACTTGGGTGACTTTGGTACTTTTGAATTAAGCTCACCGGAGTTCACTTATAGTGTTATTAAAGTGTTTTATATTAGGGGTGCAGATAGCATTGATAAACAGTTGCGTACGATTGGTGTAGATTGGTGGCAAGATGAGCAATTGACTATGGCGAGGATGAATGAGGCTTTGGATTTGTATGGTAGCTACAGGCCGGATGTTTTGTTAAGTCATTCTCCGCCGTCGTTTGCGATTGAGTGGTTTTGTGTTCCCAGGTTACCTTTTGCGTTGACTGAGTATTGCTTGGATGTTATGCATGAGGTTTATGCTCCGAAGTTGCATATTTTTGGGCATATGCATAAGACGAAGGTTAAGAAGTTTGGATCTACTAAGTTTGTTTGTGTTGATATTAATCAGACTATCAGTTTGGTAAAGTCTTTTCGTGGGTAGGGTTGGGTGTCACAGTTGTTTGTGGTCAAAGTGTGGAGGTGTTGAATGGAGTGTTTGGGGTGCGGTAAGACGATTCCGGCTGGTCGGTTGGAGATTTTCCCTCACACGCGGTTTTGTGTGGGGTGTGTTGATAAGCACCCGCAGGGGGTTAGTTATGATTATTCGCATGTGGTGGCGCAGTCGTCGTCATCTGGGCGTAATGGGTTTGCTAAGTCGGATTAGATAAGAGTTGCTGTGTTGTGGTTAGCAGTCCCATTTTCTGAGGGCTTTGCAGATGTCTTTGTCTGGGTTGGCTCGACAGTCGATGTTGTGCATTTTCTTTTGGCCTTCCATTCTTGCGCAGAATGATTTTCGGCGTTTTGCTTTGGCTGGTGATTTTTTGGCTGCTTTGGCACTTACGGGTGGTTTGAGGTTTGCACCTTCGGTGCGTTTGAAGTGGGCGCGGCCTTTGGCGTTTAGGCCTCCATCTTTGGCCTGGTATTTTTTGGCTACTCCTTCAGCTACCGGTTTGATGCTAGTTTGTTCTGCACCCGGGTGTAAACTATTTAAAAGTTCTGCGTATGCGGCTGTGTAAGCGTGTTTCATGTTGTCCTCCGGTATGGTATATTTGTTTCCTCCCTGGAACATGGGGGGTCCCTTATCGCCCGATATCAGGCGATAACCTTACCAGCCGTTCACAACACAAACCCCTACCGCAAAACCAACACCCTCACTCGCTCCTCGTCCTCTTCTCGGTCGTCGTCGTCCTCATCGTTCTCAATCAAAGCAATACCGCTTTTGCTGTAGCCGCTCGTCTTAATGTTCGACGTTTGGATACCCAAAGCGTCCCTGATCGGCAAAAGCTGCTGCGTGTGGCTGATATCGCCGTAATCACAGCACAAAAGGACAGGCTGATCATCGTCAACGTCCTCAATCAGCCGTTTCAGTTCACCAGCAGTCATCGTGGCGTGCAAAACTTGCTTGATCTCGTAGTTATTAGAAGCTTTCATCGCTATCTCCTCTTCTTTCGCCAGGTGGGGTGTCCGCCCCTCCCTCCCCTCTGTGGCAGGGGGAGGGGCTCCCGTTAATTGTTAGCGCCTGATATCAAGTGCTCCGCCGTTTGATGCTGTCTCTCATAGCGACGCAATCCTCGATGCAAAAGCCGGTGCCAAGGATATCACCGCTATCCGCCAGAAGCCAGCGATCCGGGTGTCTTTCGCTGCTTTCATGCGTCCCTGGTGCAAAAGCAACCATCCGGTTCGGGTTGGTGGTCCATGCTTTTCTCGCTTGTTCCATGCTCATCGGTTTCATGTCTTCTCTCCTTTTCGTCACCAGGAGAGGTGTCCGCCCCTCCCTCCCCTCTGTGGCAGCCCGCCGGGGCGCGGAAAATCCCCACCGCCGCAGCAGCTCGCAGCGCCGGGAGAAAAGCCCCCGCTGGGTGGGGTTTCTCCGGCCCTTACCGACTGATATCAAGGACAGGGGAGAAAACCCCCCACCAGAACCGACTTGTTACTCGTCTGCACTTCCAGACCTGGACAGGTTCGGATTTTACCACCGGGTTTAGATTGCATCGTTATCCGTGTATTTAAAAGTTTTCATAGTTACCTCTTCCACTCCCTACTTACAGTTACCTTAGCAATACCATATTGAGCTTCGCTCATTTTCTTTAAGGCATCATGTACAAATTGAGTTCGTTTACTAGGGCAAATGGCAAACTCCAAACGAATACGGTCGTCATCCCTTTCATCAAACTCAAAGATTAAACAATCCTTTAGATCTAGCACTAGATGCTGCTCCATCGTGACCTCCTAATCTTTATTCCCGACCACTCCCTCCTGTGGCACCAAAGAGGCAGGGGAGAAACCCCCCTGCCTCCAGCCAACCCGTTACTCTTCGTCGTCTTCGTCCTCGTACGCGTGGTGAGGGTCGTCTTCCTCACTTCCGTCGTCCCCTTCCCACAAGACAGTGTAGCCGACGCTCTCGTCAGCGGCTGCGGCTACCAAAAGCTTAAGCTGTGCTACTGCGTCTTCAGCCTCTTTGAGCTCAAGACGCAACCGCCCAAGAGCGTCGCTCTTGGTTGGGCAGTGAACAAAGGCGTCCTTGTCCTCGCCTTCACCGTAGTTCTCAAAGTCGTTACAAACGCTTCGAGGGTAACCGGTACCGTAAAAAAGCGTCCCCTTGTGAAGAGAAAAGACCTCCTCCTGCGGGAACTCACCACCGTCGTGGCCCCCTGGGTGTTCAACCAGGTCACAGAAAACCACTTCACCGACTTTACTTCCCTTTAACACTTAGGTCTCCTTTGTTAGTGCCACTCGTCCCCGTCACTCCCTCCTGTGACAGCACACAAGAGGGAGAAAAACCCCTACTCCGTAACTTCTGGAAACTCCACCAGCGTGTGGATCTCCAGCAGGAGCTCTTGGCTCTCGTCCTCGGAGAGCCCCACAGCACTCTCCACTGCTAGATCTCGTCCCTCGATCTCAGTGTCGAACGTGAGCGTCCAAAACGCGTTGGAGCCGACCCGAAAGCCAGACAGCTCCCACCGATACCACTCGTCGTCGATCGTCTCGACGAACTTGATAGTCGGCTTAGTCTGTGCTAAGGGCCTGATATCTGCGAAAAATGCCGCCATTTCATTCTCTTGTGTGTCGTTCGCGTCCCCATCTCACTGTGACAGCCACGGGAGCCGGGAGAAATCCCCCCCAGCCCCAGAATCAAACCGCTATTCCTCAATCCTCAGCTCGCACACCGGCTAATCTTCTGGTATGTGAATCTGCAATCTTGCCTTAGCAGCCAACGCTTTCAATAACGCGTCTTTGCGTTTCTGCCAACAATCCTTGTGATCAGCTAAGCAGACCATACGGTCCGCTATCGGCGTGTCTCTCAGACAAGGCGGTAAATTTTCCACAAGACCTCCCGTAATGAATGCCTTTCGATCCCGTTTTCTGTAACAGTTTACTTGATGGTAAGATACCCCTATACCCCCTGTTTCCTCGCTGGAACATGGGGGGTATATATAGAGGCCTGAAAGCGCCGTGGAGCCACGCCTCCTACTCTTCGAGATAATCGTTCTCAAACAAGTAATCAAGAGCCCACATGATCTGCTTAGCCGTGTAGCCAAGAGAACCTAGCTTCTCTCCCATCTCGAAATAGAACCAACCGTCACCACCTCTTCGATGAAGGATGGGCCTGGCAGTTCTCAGCGCTATTGTCAGCAATACCCGTTTTTCCGCAGTGCACATTACCATCGCTGTCTCCTGTGTTGGGTGTCATTCCGTCTCAGTTAGTCTGTGACAGCCAGAAAGGGTGGGGGGGAATCCCCCCACCATGGCCGCCATGTACTACCCGACTAGCACTTTCGTCGTGCCATTACCGATGATAGGCTATTCGCAAGGCCCACTAGAATTAGTGTTTTTAATGGTTCAATCCAAGGAGTGTTTGATATGAAAATTTCTTGCAACGTTAACGCCTTGCAGAGATCGATCATCTGTTGCCAGTCTTGTAGGTCGGCCATTCGTCGTCTCCTTGTGGGCCCCGGGCTCCGCCCTGCTGTGGCAGCCCGCCGGGCGGGAGAAAAGCCCCCCCGCCGCAACAGCCCCCGGCGCCGAGAGAAATCCCTATTCGGCAGGTGCTGTGATGCCAATTGCTGCCAACTCCTCCTCGTAGGGGTCGTAACAGCACCAGTGGCCTGATAGGCCATCCCGCGAGACCTGCTTACCACAGTTCCCGTTCTCGATTTCATCTGCGATTTTCCGCAGTGCCGCCACCAAGACGGTCGAGTCGGTGTACTGCAAAGACACTTCGAGTTTCAATTCTTCGAGCTTGTGCCATCCCATGGTCGACTCCTTTTGTTGCTGGTCTCTCGTTCCCAATCTATTGTGGCAGCCAAAAAGCAGGGAAGAAATCCCCCCCGGAGGCTGGAGCTACGAAAATTATCATACATGCAACAACTGCGGTTCCTCAAAATCCCACTGCCAACCACTCCCAACCCACCGACACCAACAGCCCTGCGGAATACCCCAAAACTGAAACGGATCCTTGTCATACCCACGACCCGCGGCCTTCGCACGACATTCACTCAAAGAATCACCCGTAAACGCCATATCATCCACAGTCATCACGTAGTACTTGAACATCACACCCTCCATCGTTGATGCCACCACACAAAACTGTGACAGTAAAAACAAGGAGGAAAAATCCCCCACAAAATCACGCAATACCACCATTATCAGCAATAATACGCTCCACCAAATCAACAGGAACCCAACCGTAAACCGTACGAGTCGGCTCCTCCGCATCCTCCGCAAAAGGCATCAGCTCATCAACTACAAGATTAGGAAAACCAACCTCCACTTCACTAAAAGGACCAACATTATCCCGCGGAGCACAATAATGCGCATGGCTAGCCTGCACAGAAAAACGCAACCCACTCTTGCAAACAACCTCACGCGCCAAAACCCCAGCACGATTACTACAAAGATAATCATTCAACATAGCACAATCCTCCTCGTATAGTGTTGTTTCCTAGTTGGAACACAGGGGGGGTGTCGGCAGGGCGGGGAGACGATCCGCCCCACCGACACAAGGGATCATATCCCAAACTCAGCACACACCTCATCCACCACACCATTCGTGGCAGCCAAAACTTCCTCCAAATTCACCGTATAATCCGAAATCACATCCCAGCCATCATTCCCATACACAAGATTCACATAACCAACACGAACACCGTCCTTATAGAAAAAGATCGACTCCTCATCCACCGTCCTACAAGCCTCCCAAAGCTCAGTCGCATCGGTGGACTTGTGAACGGTGACTTCCTCACCATTGAAAACCGACAGCGCAAACCCCTGCTTGATCGCATCCTCCATCATGAAGGTTACTATCCGACGCTCCATCTGCATGCGATTCTGAAGCTGCTTGCAAGTGATTTCCTCGTACGCCATGTCAAGCCTCCGGAAAAGGTGTCCTTCATTCCCAACTCACTGTGACAGTCAAAAGGCGGGAGGAGAAACCCCCCGCTCGGTGCCACCTTACTTGGTGGGCTTACCATTACGTCTGGCAATCTCGTCCAGACAATAATTAACCTCGTCGAGGTAATAGGACGCGTTCTCTCCCTCAGGGTAGGCCTGCGCAGCCTCCATCGCGTCCTTTGCGTTGAACCACAACGCACTGTTACTTTTCTTCTGGAGGTTCTTTTGGTATTCAGCGTGATTCATCGCTTTCATCGCTTTCATCGCAAAATCTCCTGAAAAGGTGTCCTTCATTCCCAACTCACTGTGACAGTCAAAAGGCGGGAGGAGAAACCCCCCGCGCCGATGAGCCGGTTGTTACTTGGTAGTGGGGGCGCCGTAGAACCGGGTCATTCCACCACGGGCCTTGGCGCCCTGCGAGCCACGCAACACGCCGCGTTTTGCCTGCGACTTGGTGCACGCACGATCCATTGCGAAGATCTTCCCGAAAGTGCGGATCGCACTGCCTTCACGCATGGCTTCAAGATCGATTGCGTCTAGGTGACGTTCCATTGTCTCTCTCCATTTCGGGCTGGACCGGATGTCGGTCGCTCGTTCCCATATATCTGTGGCACCCAGAGGGGATCGGGAGAATATGGGGGAGGGGGGGATATACTAAGTCCGGGAGGGGGATAGTATATATATATTGCAATATATCCCCAATATGCTCTCTCTATTTCGATATATTTTTCCGTGCGCGGGCGACTATATATCCCCCTTCGGGGATAGCGTAGTGGGTTTCGAATTGGTAGGGTTCTGCAGTGGGTAGGGTTCTGCAGTGGGTAGGTTGTCGAAAATGGTGCTTGTGCTACTTATTGTAGTCACGATTTTGGGGGGTGTGATGGGTTGTATTAATTCTGATGCTGTGATTGGTGTGAAGCTGCCGAGGCCTGGTGGTGGCGGTTCGGAATGTGTGGAGCGTTCGAAAGTTGAGAATGTGTGTAAGGGTGGGAATGGTGTGGATGGGTTCGGGGAGGTTTTGGGGGCTGTATCGGGTTTGGCGTTGTTAGGAGCGTTTGATGGTGTTGATTTTTCCCCGCCGTAGGATGATTTAATTTTTTGGGCCGGGGGACCCGTTCTGGGTTTTAAAAATATTTTCCGTGCGCGGGCGATTATATTTTACGATTGGGGGGGGTGTGTATGCTGCGGTTTATTGAGGATGATGTTCTTGGCTGGTGGATCGTGATGATGGTTGTTATGTGGAGACTCCTTCTGCTTGGGAGGTGCGGATGGTGTCGTCTGCTGAGGAGCGGCGTAAGTTTTTAGGTTTGGGTGAGGGGCCACCGAGTGTGTTGAAGTCTTTGAAGCGTACTAAGTTGGGGTTGTCTGGTGATGAGATGGTGCGGTTGGGCATGAATGTTAGGGAGTTACGTTTGCGGGCTGAGGAGACGCAGTATGTTTTAGCTGAGCGTACGGAGATTTTTCAGACTTATATTAGTATGCTTGAGCGTGGTGTGTTGGATGTTTCTGAGGAGTTGCTTTCTATTATTATGGGGTGAGTTTGGATTATCTGTTGGGTCGGGATTCTCCTGTGTCGTCTGCTAGTTGAATCTGTAGTTGTAGTTGTCGTAGATTAGCTCCAAAGATAATGAGTATCCAGTGCGAGGAGTTTAAGCTATGAGAATCTACCGATCCGAATGCGATTTAGAGAATTACTTTGTAGTAGATTATTATCTAGAATCGAAAACCACTTTAGCTGAAGCTGCTTGGAATCTGGCTATAGGGCAAAGTGTAGGTAATCCAAATCAAAGAAACGCCTGGGAATCTGACGAGCTTTTCGATAAGCACTCTTGTATAGTGCTAGGTGAAGAAGCGGAACTGCGGAATCTCTTCAAAGGGCATGTGAGTATCGCTTTTCCAGTTGTAAACACTAATTGGAAGGAAGATGGTATAAGTCATCTTTTATGTCAGATTATGGGAGGGCAACTAGATATTGATATCATCACGAAATGCCATGTCGACCGTATTCGTTTTCCGAAGTCGATTGAATCACAGTTTAATAAACCGACGTTTGGTATAGACGGCATTAGGTCATTCACTGGCGTGCACGGTAAGCCTTTGTTGGGTGGAATTGTGAAGCCGAAAACTGGCGTTTCGGCTGATGTTTTGTTGGAAATGGTGAAGCAGATGGTCGATGGCGGTGTCAATTTTATTAAGGAAGACGAAATCCTGTCTAATCCCGCCTTTTGTTCAATAGAGGAACGTGTTCCGAAGATTATGAAATATCTGGATGGCAAGAGGGTCATCTATTCCGTGTGTATTAACAGTGATCCGGCTTATAGTGTTAAGCGTGCTCAATTGGTCCATGAGTTGGGTGGTAATTCGGTCCATATTAATTTTTGGAGCGGCCTTGGTGTCTACAAGTCTATTCGCGATTTGCAATTGCCACTTTTTATACATTTTCAGAAGAGTGGCGATAAAATACTCACCAATCAAAACCACGATTTTCATATCAGTTGGAATGTTGTGTGTGATTTAGCTGGGTTAATGGGTGTCGATTTTATTCACGCTGGTATGAGTGGCGGTTATTCAACTACATCAGATTTAGAGTTACGACTTGCCATTGACAGATTGCATAAGCGGAATGTTATGCCAGCTTTATCTTGTGGGATGCATCCTGGATTGGTGCAATCTATCAATGGTAAATTCGGCTTAGATTATATGGCGAATGTGGGTGGTGCGATACATGGTCATCCGATGGGCACGTCAGGTGGTGCTCGTGCTATGCGTCAAGCGATAGATGGCTGTCACGGTGATGAGTATAAACTTGCTATTGAGAAATGGGGATTGTATGAATGATTTCATTAAAGATTTTAGATTTGGCGACGACCGAGATGACCGTGATCATCCTTTTCACACTACATGTCCGGCGGTTGAGTTTAGCGATTGCAATAGGAATGCTCTTCTGGCGAGCTTTACTGAAGTAAGAGACCGGGCGAAAGCTATTTTGGAAATCGGAGTGTGTCGAAACGGTTTTGCATCTTCAACGTTTGTCTTTTTGAATAATAAAAAAGACGATACGATTTATCTTGGTGTAGATTTAGAGTCTAAAGCCGCATTGAATAACGCGGCTAAAAACGTGCATACTTTGGTTGGTGATTCTAGTGACACTGAATTGATTATGCGTTATGCTAATTCTTTAAAGATTGAGCGATTCGATTATATTTTTATTGATGGCTTCCATTCCGTTAACCAAGTTATTAGAGATTGGGCTTTTGTAGAGCATTTGGCTGACGGTGGTATTGTTGGCTTGCACGACACGAATAGGCATCCTGGTCCAGTGGCCTTATTGGAGAGCATTAACGAGAGTAAATGGGAGGTGATTCGTCTATGTCAAGACGATTCAATGAACGTCACAGACAATGGTATTGCGTTTTTGAGGAAGCGAGTGTAGGATATTATGCCAGTATTTATAAACCACAATGCGTACAACGTTATTTTACATGGTCCGCAAGGCCAGCCCACTTTATTATCTAGTAAGCAGATAATAGAGTTACCAGATTTTTATTTACGGTACGTTAAAAGGGGTTATGTCAGACAGCTTGCCGCACATAAAGCTTCGCCTAATCAAATTCTTAATTCGATGCCAAAAAGGCCGCAGCCTAACCCGATAAGGCCTGCAATATCTACCACTTTAGCTCCAGCTACCACTTTAGCTCCAGCTACCACTTTAGCTCCAGCTACCACTTTAGCTCCAGCTACCACTACAAGTCGGCCTTTTGTTGCTACTGGTAAACCAGTCACTGCAGCTCCTACAGCGCCGGAGTTTCAAAGTGGTAAGATACTGCATTACAATGATTTTAGGGCTCCTGACTATTTGAATGATATGATTTTCCATGGTGGTAAGTCGTTATTTGGCGCTAACTATATTGACTTCTGTGACGCTAGCTACATGTACGACGACTACGTTGGCTTAAGTAAGTTGTATGGTCGCGGGTTTACGGTTTATGGTAAGTTGCGCAGGCATAGGCACGTCGAAACTGACATTGACGAGAAAATAAAGTCTAGATACTATGATTATATTATCATAGGGTCAGTGTTTCGGTATCGGCACAAGTTAGACTTTATTAGAAGCATATATCCTAAGAATAGAATCATAGTGATAGATGGCGAGGATGAAACCCATTATTATCCGGAGTACACGTCAGACACTTTGTATTTCAAACGTGAACTGCAGCCGGGGATAAAAGACGTTTTGCCCATTTCATTTAGTGTTCCTAAAGAATTGTTCGTTAATTTCATTCCTGATAAAGATCAAATGATCTCAGATACGCAACCAGCTGGCCCTAGTTCGTATATATATGACGACGAGAAATTGTATTATAGCAATTATCAGAGGTCATATCATGGTCTTACAAGGAAAAAGGCTGGCTGGGATTGCTGTCGCCATTATGAGATCATTATGAATTACTGTATGCCACAGTTTTATGATTTGGAATCATGTCCACCTACCACTATGGTGCATTTTCCTAAGCGACAGATATTGGAGTACGCTCAATATGCAGATTTCGAAAAAAATCGATATTTTGATACTATGTCTGATATTTTTGAATACAGTAAGAAGCATCTTACGACAGAAGCTATGATGAAGTATGTTTTAAGCTTCACTGCTTAGAATTGGAGCTAATTTTGGGAGCCTTGTGCAGTCTGAAATTATTCACCTTTACGGAAGTGCTATTTATAGATCCTTCGCCTTCTACAAAGTCATATGACGAATAGTGAACGTACCCATTTAGTACTAATTCTAGATATTTGCCAGTGTCATAGCCGACAGTCATAAATGTTATTTTCCTCTTATCGACACCATGGTGTCTGCCGGTGGCTATTAAACCTCTGAATTTTACTTGGTTGCCATTGCGTTCACAAAAGCACCCGGGCATGAATTTCTCACTAATCCAGTAGCCACGTCTGTTATATTGCCATAATCCTTTGCCTCGTTCCTCTACGATAGACGGGGTTAAAACATTGCCGTCTAGTTTCCAAGGGCCTTTACCAAAGGCTCCAAAGACCAGTCCAGCTGCTTTAGCTTCCTGCACATGAACCCATGGCCTGTACATGCTCTCAGCGTGATTGAGGACACTACACCAAAATTTAAATGGCTGATGTGCCTTTTCGTAGGCTAAAGCCCAAACTAGTTGGCCGTAATTTACTGCGTGGGCACGGCAGAAACTATACAAGCTAAAACGATTTAGATCGTTGACAATTTGTGCTTGATTTGGATGGTATTTGGTCTTCTCGATGAATTCTGCGATTTTGTCATATTTCTTCTTACTGAACGCATTCCTGTAAAGTTCCGCTTCAGATTCAGAACAATTTAACAGATCTCGAATGTAAAATATCCCGTCATCGTCGTAGACCATTTGGCCCAAGTAATTGCCATGTTGCCTCAACTGCCGCAAAATCTGCATTCTTTTACCGTCAGCTGATGGTAAAGGTCTGATTAGAGCCAAAGAGAAAATGATATCATCACGGCATTTCGGCTGTAATTCAACATGCAGCTTCCTCTGAGCTGGACTCTCGCCGAAATTAACACCCCAAGCGCAACCATCCGAAAAGATTCTAGCTGTAGCTTCGTCATCGGCAGGATAGTTTTCCAGTGGCCTATTTGACAACTCATTGAGCTGTGCCAAGCCACGATTACACAAGATGTCGATTTTAAATAATTTATGATCTTCTACTTCATCTTTATTCAATTTGATTTGAAAGTCATTGAGTTTCAATTCTTCAGGTACTGAATCTGGGAAAATCACTATTCCACCGCAGTGTAGACTATAATTCTTGAAATCGCCAACTATCTCAGCTGCCCTGTTTAACACTTCATCGGATCTGTCACCGACTACATCTTTGAGATTAAATCCTTTTGGTAGGAATCTATGTAAGCCTATTTCACGTAAAGCTTGTCTGATAGCTGACGTAGATTTATAGGTGACATGGTTAGAGATTCTAGCGACACGCCCGGGATATTTTAGCATCACGCGTCTAATCACTTCATCTCTCTGATTGTAAGCGAAATCTAAATCTACGTCTGGGAGATCTAATCTTCCTTCGTGCATAAAACGGCTCAGGGCGAAGCCATGCTCGACCGGATCCATATTGTGGATACCTAGCAAATATCCTATCAAACTGCAGCCAGCAGACCCACGAGTGACATATCTGAATTCGGGTACAAGATCTAAAATAGATCGCACTTGCAAAAACACATCTTTAAAGTTATTTTGTTCGACAAGACGCATTTCTCTTGCAAAGCGATCAGCGTATGAACGCCCAGTGGGCAAAGGCCTACGAAATGCGGAGGTCAATTCCATATATGTCACGGAGGATAGGTGATGTAATGGGCCCTCCGGGATTCGAACCCGGAACCAAGGGATTATGAGTCCCCTGCTCTGACCGTTGAGCTAAAGGCCCGGATATGTAGTCAATACTATCAAATTTTCGAAATATTGGTAGCGAACCATGCCTTTTCAGCCAGTAGATGGGTTGGTTTAGAGGCCGTATCTGGTGCTGTATGCGTTGTAGTTTTGGGTTATTTCGGTTGCGGTGAGTTGGCGGTTGTAGATTTGGGCTAGGGCGATTCGTCCTGAGAATACGCCATCTGTGTTACCGTTGACGTTACCGATTAGGAATTTTGTCCATGCGTAGGTGGCGGTGGTTGATCCTGTTGCGGTTGTGATTAGGTTGCCGTTGATGTATAGTGTGATGGTGCGGTTGGTGCTGTAGTTGTATATTATTGTTAGGTTGTACCAGTTGTTTGCTGTTAGTTGGGTAAGTAGGCTGATTGTTGGGCTGGCGTTCCACCATTCTATGAGGCCGTTGTAGATTCTTAGGACGTTTGAGCTGTTGGGGGCGGTGTCGTATAGGTTGAGTTTGGTGGCGGTGACGTTGGTTGGGTATATCCAGAAGTTTATGGTGATTGGTAGGGTTGGGGTTGGGACTGCGGTGTCGATATATTGGTTGATGGTTGCGCCGCTGTTGATTGTGAAGTAGCTGGCTGTTCCGCTGGATGTGTATGTGGGGGTGCCGCTGATGGTGCCGTTGTTTCCGTTTCCTGAGAGGTCGGTCCAGGTGGTTCCGGTTCCGGGGTAGCTTGCTGCGTTGCCTGCGTCGAGGTTTAGGATGAGGCCTGCGGTGATTGGTGGTTGGGTTTGTGGTTTGCTGTAGGTGGGGGCTTGGGTGTTGTAGTTTTGGGTGACTTCTGCTTGGGTTAGTGCGCGGTTGTAGATTTGGGCTGCGGATATTTTGCAGGCGTTGTATTCGCTGCCGTAGCCGTTGTGGATGTTTAGGATTTGGGCTGTGAAGTTGTTGGTGAATGCGGTTTTGGTGGTTTTGAGTAGGCCGTCGAGGTAGGCGTATCCTATGGATGATTGGCGTACGAATACTACGTGGTGCCATGTGTTGACTGATAGTTTCCATGTGGATGCGGCGGCGTAGTTGTCCCATGTTGGGGTGTAGAGGTAGAGTATGCCGTCACTGTTGTTGGCTTTTAGGGCGAGGGTGCTTTGGCTTGGTAGGGCTATGAGGTGTGTGTATTGGCCGTAGGCTGTTATGTTTATCCAGCAGCAGAAGGTGAAGTCGCCGGTTCCGAATGCGTAGCTGGCGTTTGATGGGCTGGTGGCGTAGTTGCTTGCGAAGGAGATGCTGCCGTTGTTGGATGAGTTGTAGGTTGGGCTGCTGGTGAGTGTTGCGTGGTTGGCTGTGGTGGATAGGTCGGTCCAGGTGGTTCCGGTTCCGGGGTAGCTGGCTGTGTTGGTGGCGTCGAGGTTTAGGATGAGGCCGGTTGTGGCGATTTGGGTGGCATTGTATCGGTCTTTGGTTGCGTTGTAGTTTTGGAGGATTTCGGTGGCGGTGAGTGCTCGGTTGTATACTTGGGTGGCGGCTATGTTGCCTGGGAAGACGGCTCCGTTGCCTCTTGCTGCTATGTTGAAGTTGCAGCTGGTGTAGTCGATTGATGTTGGGCTGGCGTTGCCTCTTACGGTGGTGGATGCTAGTGTGCCGTTGATGTAGACGGCTAGTCCTGCTGCGGTGTTGGCGCCGCTGTTGGTTCCGACGATGTTGACCCATTGGTTTGTTGGGAGGGTGTTGGCGTTGCCTTGTATTCCTATGAAGTTGGTGCCGTCGAAGTAGTCGAAGAAGAATGATTTGGCGCGGATTGATCCGTTGTCTGCTTGGAGGTAGTAGCCTTTGCCTCCTGCTACGCCGTATGAGGCTATTGTTGTGATGGCTGCGGCTGTTGGTCTCCAGTAGATCCAGGCTGAGATGGTGTATGCTTGGGTGTTGGTGAATTGCAGTCTGGTTTGCGTGCCGAATTGGATGTAGTCGTCTGTGCCGTCGAATGTGATGCTTCCACCGTTTGCGCTTGTGTAGGTTGGGCCGAGGGTTAGGATTCCGTTTATTGCGTTTCCTGAGAGGTCGGTCCAGGTGGTTCCGGTTCCGGGGTAGCTTCTTGTGTTTGCTGCGTCTACGGCGAGTATTAGTCCGGATTCGTTTATTTCGGGGCCGCTATATGATGCCATTTTGTGGTCCTGTGTTTATTTGATTTTTGTTAGGGTCGTGTTGGGTCGATTCTTTGGTGTGATGCATGGTGTATTTATTTTGGTAGGTGGGGGTGTATGGTGGTTGATAATGAGTTGGTCATGGATTATTTGGTGCCTTTGTTGGAGCGGGTGTTGCCGTCTGGTTGGTCTTTTGATAGGACGGTTGCTGATTCGTGTGGTTTGCATTTTCGGGTGTATGATCAGTTGGGTGGTGAGTGGTTGGTGTTTTTTGATGATTTGGGGTGGGACTGCGAGTCGGCCACTGTTGATTCGTTGGCGTTTGTGGTTGGTCGTATTAGGGATTTTTCTGATGTGTCGAAGTTTTTAAGGTCTTTGGAGGAGGTTGATGTGTCGAAGTGTTTAAATGCTCCGGAGGAGGTGGGGGATGTCTGAGATAGAGCGGCGGGTTTTGGTTGGTGATGTGTCGAGGTTGGCTAAGGTTTTTGCTGTTTGGCAGAGGGTGTGTAGGTGTCGTCCTGTGGTGGATAAGCGTAGGGTTGAATTACGTTTGAGTCAGGTTAGTAGGGCGTTAGAACAGGTTGAATCTGCTACGTGTGGCGGTGATGCTCATTAGTTATAGGCCATATCTACTACGGCTTGCGGTGTAATACGTGATGATTTCTGATGCTGTTAATACTCTGTTGTATAGTGAGACTGACGCTATGTTGCCGTTAAATGGATAGTTATATGCCGCGCTACCTTCTGCGCCTATTCCGAATGCGGCTATTGGATTTGTGAGAGTTCCACTATTCAAATTGGTAGAGCTGAGCAGATACCAGTTACCTACTGTTAGAACTAACGTATTGTTGGGTGTCGCCTGATAATCATTATAGTATAGTGTAGAACCGTCCTCTTGGTAGTAATTCGTAGTGCCAGTTCTTAGATACAGATCAATATAGTTATCAGTATCGCCATTGCCGATTATTTTTTGCCACCCTGCTGTACCATTCGCTTTACACCACACCAACGTGGTGTAGCCATTTCCTCCCTGCGATGTTTTTAAACTCGTCGGGAATCCAGTGCGGTAGAATCTGTTGGTTTGAGTGAAGCCACTGAATCCGTTTGTTTGTGAATATGTGAGAGTGCCATTTAGGGTAAAATGGTTATTATTGCCACTCAGATCATACCATATCGCTCCGCTGCCTGGATAACTTTTGATGTTACCGGCATCTAGCTGTAATAGTAGCCCTGTGGTAGGTACGTTTGGCCCATCGAAACAACTCATTTTATGATCTCTGGATAGATAACACGATAAATTTGCAAAAGGCTTACCATGGACCTTACAGCGATAGATTTCATTGCTCCACCATTAAGGCATTCATTCTCTAGTGCGACTGACTATTGCCGCTGACCCAAGTTATGATTCACCAATGCCATGTCTGACCATGTGGTTCCAATTCCTGAATAGCTTTTTGTGTTCCCAGCATTTAATCTGGAAGCGGCGCTATTTGGTCCTTCGAACACGCTCATTGTACATAGATTTGTAATAGCGTTATGGTGAATGATATGTTTACTGCAAGTATCAATGGCGTACCTGGTTCTTTGATGTCGCTTCCATCTTACACGTGTAGCGACCATTTTACTATTTCGTGCAGCGATGTGGCTCCTCCGGAGCGTAAGAAATTGCAGCGAGCGTTTTTGGAGCTTTTGGATGATGCAGAATTCAGGGCGGAGGTGCTGGGTAAGTTGTTGCAGGATGCTGCTGATCCTTCTTATCCTAAGGTTTAATCTTTGTGTAACCAGTGTTGATTGTAGATCTGTGGGGTTTGCATTTGTGTGAGATATTGTCGTAGGTCGTTTGGGATGGCTTCGTTAATTTGAGATCTGTGTTGTCCTGGGATGTATGTTTCTTTTAAGTAGTCATAGGTGGTGTAGCCGTAGTATTCGCTGTCATCGATAGATAAAATGGCGTGATGTTGGCCTTGACGCCATTCTAGGATTACTTCTGTTTGGTCGTCTGTAATACTTACTGTTGGTTTCGGTAGGGTTGTTTCGTAGTGCTGGGTGAATACCATTGCGTTTTTGATGACTTGCGGTAGGTATAATATTTGAGCCATTGTGGTGTCCTGTATTTGGTTATTCAAATTTTATGTGAGGGCATTATGCAAACTGTTGAAATGGTGTTGTCTTGGCGTGATGCTTCTGCGGCAATCAATACTTATGTGGACGGTGGGTTTGTTTTGGTTATGATAGAGCCGGTGTGTCAGTGGCGTGGCTGGTGGTGGACTTATTTGTGTCATTTGCGGTTCGTTCGTCACGAGGCGATTTGATGGATGTGACACAGGTTGCTATCTGTGTACTATCTGCTTTGGTTATCGTAATTATAGTATGGTTAGATCGTCATCCTTCTAATGATTAGGTGTGTATATGTCGAATATTGAAGCTTCAGATGCGACAGTTATTCCGCCAACAGCTCCTCCTGTTTTAAATATGTGGTTCTTAGAGAATTTCACGATTCGTGGTAATCCTGATCGTACTCAGCCGATTATGCTATCTGCTATGTTTGTGAAGGGTGCAGAGTTAAAGGATGAAAGTGGTAATCTGACTGGTTACTTTACTGATCCTAATTTTCGTACTCATTATGAGGTGCGTGATGTTTTTAATCCAGCTACTTTGGAGAGGCATCCCGAGATAGCTGCTTTAATGCCGCAGTTTTTGACTGCTCTTGATGCGGTTGGTAAGCGTTTGGGGGTTCTATGATTTTTCCGTGCGATGGGCGTGTGGTGGATCGTGATGATGGCTGCTGGTACGCTGTTTTTTACAACGATGGCTCTTTAAATGCCAATGATATCGTGAATGAGTTTATCCCATCACATGAAGTGCCAGTGGTGGTGTGGCGGCGGGGTGATGTGGTTTATATGCCAGTGTTCAGGTCTGGTAAAGAGGTGGTGAAGTTCGCTAGGCGTAATATTATTAGTCCTTCCCGCGAGTTTGCCTATATCACGGTTGCTAGTCTTAGCATTAAAAGCTTAGACGATGTTGAGCCTATTTGCTTGCTTTTATCTTACCCAGGTAAAGTGGATAATTTATCTAGTGAGATTTTTTCTCTAGATGCTGACACTGAATTGGTGGCTTTATGATACTTTTTGAAATCATGTTAGATTTGCCACTGTATTTGTGTTTCATTGTGTGTGTGGCCAATAATCTTATTTTAGCGTGGAATTTACTATGTCTCAAGCTAAGGATTACACTTATTTGATCGGCACTAAGGTTAATAAGTGGTCTGTTATTAGCATTCATAAGCGTTTTATCGGTGATAGGAAGAGAGTGCTGGCTAGGGCTACCTGTGAATGTGGTAAGATTAAATCGGTGTTGGTTGAGAACATTATAAGTGGTCATAGTAAGAGTTGCGGTTGTAGGGTTTTCCCTTATCAGCGTAAAAACTGCGTGGTGGTGGCGTATTACAATGGCAAGTTTGATGGCTTTTGTACTTGTGGGCTACCTTTCAAGGCTAAGTCTCGTGCACAGGTCAATAAGGGCTTCTGCTGTCATGCGCCGGTGAACAAAGGTGTGAAAGGCAAGTATGATTGCTTGAATTTATCTAAAGTCACTTTAAGGTCTCTTCACGATCGTTGGCGTGCTATGAGACAGCGGTGTCGGCAGGATGGCGTTGAATTGGAGCCATCGTGGTGTGATTTTAAGGAATGGGTGGCGGATGTTGGGGTGCCTGACTCATTGAGTTATTGGTTTATGAGGCTAGATCCCAATCGTGGATGGGTGAACGGCAATTGCGGTTGGTTTAAGGGGCAAAATTAAATTTTATACGATCGGGTATATGGGGTTTATGATGTCCATTAACAAATCATCTAGGTTTTTAGAAACGCTCGACGAAGTATTATCTAGTGGGATTGCAGAAAATCTAGCTCCTGCGATGGCGCCTACTATTGCTCCTAAGCCAAAAACCAACCCCGGAACGGCTCCTAAAACTGCTCCGGCTAAGCCCTCTCCTTTTGCGCCGCCTCGTCCTTCTAAATTGCCTGCACCAAAGGCTGAGACACCTCGTGGAGCACCGGCTACGGCACCTAGTAGGCCAAAAACTGCACCTGCGACAGTTCCAGCTCCCGCTAAGCCTTCTCCTTTTGCGCCGCCTCGTCCTTCTATATTGCCTAAGCCTAAGGCTGTGGAGTCTAGGGCTAATGGTCATTCATTTACTGAAGCATTTGATCGGTCTGTAAATCCATATGTGCAAAATTTCTTCGACCCGAAGAAGCGAACTGACCATCCTTTACATCAGCATCCCATTTTTGGTCTATACGGCTCCGAATTAGCTGGTAGACAATATGCAGGGTCGAAAGAAGGATATCGGCGTCATTTTAATACTACCAATCCTGGCCAGATTGGAATGAATACACATGCTGCATTCATGTTATGCAGAAATGTCGAGAGCAAGCATGTTGCTGAATTAGAACGATTAGCCGTTGAGCTAGTCAGCAAAGCGACCGGAGTGCCAATTGAAACGTTTATGCCATATCTGGGCCAGCACTCCCCGCCACAAGAGACAGAAGATGATGAAGATTATGCTGGCGATGATGAGTCTTTTGGAGGAGACGAGGAGGAGTCAACACACCTGCTTACGTCTGGCCAAACGCAAAGATCTCAGCCATTGTCTGGAGAATCACTTAAGGGTGAAATAAACAAGCGCATTACGATGAATGCTTTAACACAGGGTCATGCTTTACATGCCATGGATAGCATGCATCACCTAATCAACAATGAATTAAGCGCCATCGACCCAAGATTGTTAAAAGCCTATAGTCAGTTTTCAACCGGATCACGTAGTCAATTTTATTTCACCCCATTGATTAGTAGCCTGCAAAACGCTGCAGTGCGTGAAATGGGGCGCGCTGGGTTTTGCCAGCTTACAAGAGACGCCGATGGTCAATTGAAGGTCATTGCCTATGGCGCAGTGTTCCCCGTGTTAGTGCAAGAATTGGTCAAAGGTGCCATGGAATTGATCTCGATGCATCAGTTCGGTAAAATATCCGCTCAAGATGCTACGAAGATTTATGATGTTGCTGATCGGGCTGAAGATGAGGCTTGGCATTTTCTTGTAGGTCCACAATTGTGGAAGTTATTTTTGAAGGTAGTGCCTGATCACAGTCGTATCCCAGAATTGGTCATGCAGTTAGCTAGATCTAAGCCGGAAGTGGTTCATCGACTGTTATCTAATCTTATTGAGGAAATCCATGCTGATCGATCTGTCGATCACATTAAAGAGGAATTAAAGGAACTCCTTCACGAATTAGATAATATGGGCGCTGATGTGGAAGCAAGCGATTTTGTAAATATCGATGATGAATTTGAAGATGATGAATATGGAGATGATGAAGATGATTTGACTCCATATGAGGATCGATAATGAAGCTGTCGGTCATTTCTGAAGGTATTCGGTTGGTGATGGCCAGTGAACGTGGTCGTCTGCCGATGGTTAAGTTTACTACTGGCAAAGCATACTTAAATTATGAAATCTGCGATCACGAGCATTATACGACTGTTTGTGATCAGGCTAGATATACACCGGGTAAAGCGCTTAACACTGTGAAGAAGTTGGTTGCGATTGGTAAGGCATTTTATATTAACGGGGTTAAATAATGGCGATAAATGAAGTTGGTCCTGCTAAATCTTGGAGACTTGTGCATAATGGCGTTGAAGTCATAATGCTAGAGGAATTGAGTGGGATCACCACCACACAGCATGAGATTTTTACCGCAGCAACTGAGCAAGAGTGTTTAGACAAGATCAAGGAGCTAAATCTGATACCTTTGCCTGTTGATCCGCCAGAATCTTCTGATCCGATATAGGAGCGTCAGATGAGCGCCACCAGCGTACACATAGCTCGTGTTGGTCTATTCACCACTGATGTGAATGGTATTAGGATCGATAAGAATAGTAATACTACCACTATCAATCAATTAAAGAACACCAAGCAGGAGTTTCTTATAATTCCTGACTTGGTAAACGCACCTAATAGTGCTGGTTATCCAACTATTGCTGAGTACGTGCAATCTGAGGGCACCAGTGGGTTTATGGTAAAGCATTTGGATCAGTCTTATTGTATTACTGCTCCAGCTTCGACCCCTGTGGCGATTGATCCTGTCTCATATACTTATACTGGTACTTTGACTGTTGTCCCAGTGATATTAGCCACGCCGACGCCAATACAAGTCGGTAATAGCGTGGCTGATTATTCTGGCAAATGGGCATCTACGATTGTGCTCAGTGCTGCCAATCTGTCACTTACTTCGATTAGTTTTACTGATTTACAGGGTATGAGTGGTAATTTTGTTCCTAGCGGCTTGTCTGCTCTTTCTTCGTTGAGTTTGCCAGCGTTAACAACAGTTGGCGGTAACTTTTTTCCTAATACTATGGCTGCTCTTACTTCGTTGAGTGCTCCAGCGTTGACAACAGTTGGTAGTAACTTTAATCCTAATACTATGGCTGCTCTAACTTCGTTGAGTGCTCCAGCGTTGACAACAG